ATGGGGGAGTTTGAAAAGAAATCTGGATGAAGATCAAGTCCCAAAAAGAACTTGTGAAAGTCGTTAATATTCAATAAATTTTGCTTTGTCATGGTTTTTTCTCCTGTGCCCTTTCGGTACACGCTTTGCATCCTTTTCAGTAATGCGATTTTAGAAGGGGACCGAAGCCCCCAGTAATTTAGCCTTCGTCAGGCCATCTGTCGTCGTCCTCATCATACACACCATCGTTGTTGGTATCACAAGCACGTTGCCATGAAATCATGTTAAACGTAAGACCTTCGTGCCAAGGCTTGTATGCTTTACACCATTCGTGTGAGCCTACGACCATAGTATCAGTTCCGTCTGGATCAGGCACATAGTCACGCTTTGTCCAAGGCTCTTGAACACGAAAAAAAGTGTCCTTATTTTTCATGAGCTGCCGCTTAAATAAAGCACTGTTCGGCGTACTGATATAAATTTCTTGATTCTCTTCCAAAGTGTAGGTAGAGCCATCATCATAGTTAATTACAGTTTCTGCACCGATTCCGGCTGAAAGGCCGAGAAGTGCAAACCCCGCTAAAAGTTTCTTCATATTTCTCCTCCTTTGGAGTAGCTTGAGGATTTCTGTTGCCAGGCTCCTCCCACCCCGCTTACCTTTAATTAGGCAGCAAGTGCATAAATGTCGTCGTTGGCATTTATTAAGTTTGTTGCGTTAACGTAGCTTCCGCACGAATTCTCCATAAGTCTACTGTACGCCTGTCGAGTCTGTATCAGCCCCATCATAAAAAGTCTTTCTGCGTCGTTTATTGTACTTTCTCTTGAGGCTCTTTCTTTCTCCGGCTCTCCAAAGAAAAAATCTTTTAGAACGTCGAGACAGTCCATCAAACTCATCACCACCTTTCATTGGTATACGCATTATAAAACTCCTTATGGTGGAGCTGTCGGGAATTGCACCCGAGTCCAACCGTTAGTTTATTACTTCAACGAATTATTCATCTTCTACTTCGAGTACTCCCGTATCAATCATGTACTGGACGGTAGCCTCTACTCCTTGTGATTTTCCTAACTTCCAAGAGTGTATTCCACACCCAAGAAGGCAAAAAATAAAAATTGCAAATTCAGTAGTAGTTATCAAGAGGATCTCCTTTGCCCAAACAAAATTGTCTAGGTATACTTCTCATTATGACAACAATTATACCAGAGAAAGGAGTTAAAGTCAAGAAGTATTTTAGGGGTGGTCAAAAAAAGTACTTGACTTTTTTACAGTTTTCCACTATAATACTAGGATGAAAAAATATGAAAGAAAACCCTGGAGTATTCGAGAACGAGAATTACTTCGTCAAAATTATTATACTGTAGATAAAGAAAAACTACAGGAATTGTTGCCATCTCGAACTCTGACTGCGATAGCTTCGCAAGCTCATTACCTACAAAAACGAGGTTGGTACTTTAAGAGGCTAGAGGCATGAATTTCGATCAGTTTTTAGAGTTTTTTCTAGTTGAGCTAGAGGAAATGTGGCGTACTTCAACTCACTATATCACCACTGATTTTGGTGATTTTTTAGAGATGAAATACGATCTTTTCATAAAAAGAGGCTCTTTGTAGTCTATAAACTTAACTTATGTCCGTAAAAGTAAGGAACAACAATGTGAATGCAGCTTTAAAAGTTTTTAAACGTAAATACGCAGACAAACTTTTTGACTACAAAGAAAAACAGTATTTTGAAAAGCCTTCCATTGCAAGATCGAAGGCAAAATTATCAGCTAAAGCAAGGGAGAAAAGAAGAATTGCAGAACAAAACAAACTTCGAACTCGTCGCCGAGTTCATGCACGCGTTTGAACAAGATGTACACAGTAACCCCACTCTTCGTGACCCGGAAACAAGAGCGCTCCGGCACGAACTTATCAGAGAAGAATTGGAGGAGCTACATGAAGCTATGGGTGCGAAAGACATTATTGAAATTGCTGATGCTCTTACAGATTTGCTCTACGTGGTTTACGGAGCCGGTCATGCTTTTGGCATTGATCTTGATGCTTGCTTCGTAGAAGTACACGAAAGCAATATGAGCAAGCTAGGAGAAGATGGTAAGCCTATCAAACGCTTTGATGGTAAAGTTGTAAAAGGACCAAATTTCTTTGCTCCAGATCTAAAAAAGATACTCTATTAAAAAAGGGGCGCAATGCCCCTTTCTTTATGCTAGTTCTTTTACATCTGTAATAGTACAGAGTCTTGTTCGATCTCGTTTATCGCGAATACGAATAATCTCTCCGACTTCTGCGGCTCCTCGAAGCCATGCTCTTACTGCTGGTGTTCCACAATCATACACTACTACATAAAAATTATTATTCTTATCCCGAACTACTACTGCTTGTTCTTTGTCTGCGTATGCTGCCCCGGCAAACACTAGGCACAGTGCTGCTATAAAATATTTCATACGTTTTCTCCTATTCGTCATCACGACGATTTCCGTTGTCTCACGACAAATTTAGTAAGTTTTAAAATGAAAAATATCATTTTGTAACAAAATTGTAACATTTTGGTACCAAACTTGTCAAGAACTTTTTTTCTTTGCTCACTACTACATTCTTCCCCTTTCTGCCTTAAAAGCATGCACCCAATTAAATGTTACACCTCCTAAAACAATATAGCTTTTATATTCTTTATTATAAGATGCGTTATAAAACCTATATAAAGCGTCTTCTCCGGTTTTTGGTATAAAGTCTTTAGCATCACTTCGTATGCGTAGGCCTGGACGACCATAGCTGTCGGTTCCGTGCCCTCCCCACTGAAACAAAGGCTGAACGCTCATTACAACAGCATTTAACTCTAAAGGCTTAAACCATTTACATAAAGTTTTTGTAGGAAAATTTGCAGTTGAGATACACTCCCCGTGCCACATAAGTCGGGGCTGATACTTAATTGGACTTAACAAATCTGTATGCAAAACCCAAGTAACATCAAAATCTAAACTGTTCCAATCTTCTGTTCTGCCCATAATTACGTCTTCTGTTAGATCTGAGTACTGAAATTCCCATACTCTAGTTCCTAACATAAAGTCTGCTCTTCTGTCAATTTCTGGACGATAATACTCAAGCCTTCCGTGTGGATAACCCTTTGTCATCATCTGTTGCATTTCTTTATGCCACTTACTCATTTGAGCTCGTTCTAAAAATTCGTCATACTCTTGTTGTGTATGTCTCATTCCAGGAGGAACTCTATAATGCCAAGCTTTTTCCTCTCCTTTTACACAAACCCACGAATACCCAAAGTCATCTGTAACTGTTCCGTGGGCATCTTCGATAGAAAGAACTTGTCCATCTACTAATATCTCTGTTCTCATTTTATTTTTCCGCACTTTCATAAAATCGAAGTAGAGTACGAATATCTACTTTACGAATTGTATCTGGATGAACGTGTACAATTCGTAGTTCTGGATAAGGCCCGGGGCCGTGTTCGGCCTGCACAAAACGTGAAGCCAGGGTAGCGTAAGATTCATTACTGAATACGCCGTGTATGTTTTTCTCATCTTTTAGTATATACATATTAGATCTCCATCCCAGTCCAGAAAAGCGATACCTGGGAAAAATAGTTGTTGTGTTTTTGCAAAAAGTGTGGTAAAATATATCATAAATTGATAGACAATAAGGTCAGTCACTATTCTATCTAACCAAAAAATAGTCATTGTGCATAGAGTTATTTGTGCTATTACCTCGGATGCGGAATTAAGGGAGCATCCGGTGGTAAAACCACAAGATTAGCTCGTTGTTGCATATTGACTATTGAAATCCCCGCTAATTCAATTTCAATTTGGATTACATTCTGACCTAATCGCTAATGACCCCGATAATTAAATATAACTAAAGCGGGTCTAAACATTCAAACTGCTTTACTACAATTCCGTCTAAAGCAAACACAATTTTGCCCAAACGCAAATAATAAGAGCGTGATTTTAACTTAATCCAACACGTTCTGCCAATAATTTTAAAACTGGCTTAGGAGCCTTCTCCAATCCTGATAACTTGGTCACGTCTAGATCAAGTTTTTCTGCAATTTCTTCTAGTATTTCTACTTTTGTGACAGGGTTTTCTCCAGTTTTAGTCAAGTACTTCTCTCGCCTATAAACTCCCTCACGCGAGAGCTTTCCTATAATTGACTTTACACTTCGACCCATTTTTTCTGCCAGTTCGTTTACACTTTCTCTGCACGGATTTGCAGTGTAAACTTCTAGCATCTCTTTTACTTCGTTTTCTGAATAATTACTCATTCGGATCTTCCTCTAGTACGAATTTAAACATCTTTCCGTCTTCCAACTCAAATGTAAACTCCCGCGACCCCGTACCGACCCCGATATTGGTTGCGTACTTTACATCATCAATTGTAAGGTTTTCAATTCCCACCTGTTCCGCAAGTTCCAGCAATTTCTCATTGTAACGATTTTCCAGCTCTTTAATTGCTGTTTCCATCTCTGACATTGCAGTCATTGCTTCCTCCAGGCTTTCATACACTCGCTCGAGACTGTGTCCCATGTCTGCCAGTTCATTTCTGGTTCGTTGAGACCCCGCTGTAAGGTGTACTGGAAATTCAATAATATTATCACTCATAAAATTCTCCTCAGAACCACATATTATATCGCACCTGCCAAAAAATGTCAAGAAAAATTTTCTGAAGGCATAAAAAAATCCCCACATATTTCTATGCAGGGATTTTACAGTTAGGTTTAGAGCCGCGAACTGCCACTAGGCTATATAGTGCCTTTAAGTAGCCATGAGAGTTTTCGACGCTCTATCGCGATTTGCTACTTACAGGACTTCCTCCTATAGTTAAAGTGATATGCACCCCCTCCTCACATACCTGAAGCTGTACTGCAGATTACAACTTCACCGCGTTTTTGTTTTTGATACCCCAGAATACAAATCGCACCAACTGGTAACTGGACAGAAGTTATACGCCTTCCGAACGTACACCGACAGACAACCTCGGCGTAGGGCGGGGAACTAACGAGTGCGTCCCTTGCACTACCTGAATTCTAGCTTCAGGCTGGCTGATCTACAGATAGATGCCCTCTCACCCGTCGGTGGACTGGTCAACAACTGTAGATGGATAATGATGAGGGCTCCGGATAGGCCGAGTTAACTTTTACCGGGATCTTTACTGTCTTATCGCATAGTGGGTAGCAACACTAATGGCGTCCCTGACTTCCCTCAAACTTTTGGCGATTCCTCACCATTTAAGAAGATATTATACAAGAAGTGACCACAAAATGTCAAGAATTATTTTTCGTTACCCCACACATTTTTTCAAATCTTTTATACCCAGTACTCTTCTCATTGTACTCCAGTACGAGCCCATCATTGTTCATATGAAGTTTGGGTTCGAACTTTTCTACGTCAGCTTCGTACATACAAAAAGTGCGTATACGAAATGCTACATTTTCCGCACTATCTTTAAGCTCCACGATGTATTACCTGCAAGTGTGCAATTCGTGCAAACATATCAGCTTCGTCTCCTACTATAAAAAGTTCTTTTCTAGTAGTCCACTCGCCATCAATTCTTGCGCTAAACTCTAACACGCATCCGTTTGCACAGAATTGAACTGTTACTGATTCAACTTCTTTTATTTCCATTAATTATTCGCTCCTTCCGAGTAATCTACAAGCAGGCCCTGGCGTCGCATAGACTCAATGTTCTGTTCAATCTCTAAGTAATTTAGAGCCCAGTTATGCCATAGCTCGCTACGGATACTCTCAATATTAGTATAAGTATAGCTAGACCCGTCAGGGTTAACCTTCACTGATGTCGCTCGATCTGTTACTGCGATCATTTCTTGATAATCTAGCATTTTTTTCTGCCTCCAATTCCTTTGCTTTGCCTTGTTGATAGATACTTTGTGCAATACTAGCACTTTCTCCTACAAACAAAAGCGCGCCCCGAGCATTGTACACTTTATACTTGTATCTCCCGGGACTTAATACTTCTTGAATCATGTGCATTTTGTAACTCCTACGCACTTATTATAATAAATAATAATATCGCACAAGCTGAACAAAATCCTACAAAATTGTACACTGCGTCTTGTTCTTCTCTACTCATTATGCTGCTTCCTCTTCTTCTTGCAATCCGCAAGAGTTATCAAATTCACATTCGTGCACTCTGTTTGGCATTTCAGTTTCGACGTATGTCATCCATAATGCAAGAACTACAACAAATCCCCACATTACTCTACCTCGATACCATAGATTTCGGACTTAAATCCCGGGTCTTTGCCAAAAACTGCAGCAGCCTTTGCTCGCTCAGCACGCTGAATCACAGGTGAGTTAGGCTTACGCTTCGCACGAAATGCACCGTGAGAAGTCACTTTCTTGCCTTTCATAGCGGCATTGGCTTTGAACTTTCGAGTCAAAGCGGGGTCAAAGATAAGTGTCTTTGCCATTAAATTTCTCCTTATATCTTACGTAGTAAAATGCCTTGTAATCCCTTTTATTTAAGGACTCTGCTTCCCTGTAAGCATCGTAGTATTCCAGCCAAGTGCTTACCCAGTCTGGTTTACCTGATAATACACAAAATACTATGTACATTACAAAGCCCTGAAGTAAAAGGGCCCGAAGGCCCTAGAAAATTAAGCTGCTTCGAAGAAGCTGATGAGGTTCTGAAGATCAACCTTAGTCATTTTGACCAAAGAGGGTACTTCGAAACCAAGGCTTGCCTGAACCTGAGCAACCAACTCGTCCTTGCGAACAATCGGCTCACCGCGCTTGGTTACACGCTCAGCCTTGACATAGATGCCCAAAGCAGAGAGCTTAGCGATGATACTACGAGGAGTCTTGTCGAACTTGTCAGCAAGCGCATCAACAGTAGCACGAGTAGGGTTAGCAGAGTAGTCAGAAGAGATGGTGTCAACCATTTCTTGAGTGTAGTTGGCCGAAGCCTTTGCAGTCATATCAGTCATTAAAATTCTCCCTAAAAATTAAATGTTTTACCACTTTTGAAAATATATTATACAAGTTTATGAGGATGATGTCAAGAGATTTTTTTGGAAAGCTGCAAATAATTCTTCTTCTTTTTCCCTTGCAGCTACTTCCCACGGAGAGTTCCAATACTCATCCCAGCATTTTTCGTTGCGCTTTGATAAAGTACCTTGCCAAATAGCATGGTCGTGTTCTAACTCAAGCTCGCAGTAAATGTACTGGCGTGCGTGTTCCAGCTCATGAAACAAAGTAGACAACCAGTTATCATTTTTGTGTAATCTTACTACAATTTTGTGATCCAGGTCAATAGAATCACCGAAATCTGTTTCCGACTTACCTTTTAGTCGAATATCAATTGGTACTGGGGTTACTCGTAAATCAAGCTCATCCAGTGCAAATTCAATGGCTTTTTTGGCTAATTGTCTTTCAGCCATTGACCATTGCTTTTTTGCTTTTACTTTTATTCTAGTCATCCAGTTTTACCTTTTGTCGAAGCCAAGAGTATAATTCAATCGCACTATCATCGTATCCGTTAGGGTAGTCCTCTTCTGGAAGCAGACACCGTATGGTGTACATAAATGCATCCAGCTTAGACATACCGTCATAGCGCATACCTGCGTATAAGCTAAAGGCTTCGAATTGTACATCAGTCATGTATATTCCTCCGATTTATGGTACATATTATACTCGCTTCGGTTACAAATGTCAAATCTTTTTTGTCGTAACCCCAACGCAAGCGAATTCCGGGGGGCCGCACACGACCTAATCGTGTCAAGAATTATTTTCTCGAATCTACCAAAATTATCAAAAATTGTCGCGGGGATGCCCCAGGTTTCTACAATTTGCGCTAATTATACCGTCCCCGCAGAGACTAGTCAAGCGATTTATTTTCACGAATTGTGCAAAAAGTACTTGACATCGTCGGCGCACTACTGTATAATCGGCGCCGCCAGGCTCGCGCTTTTAAAAATCTTGCACAATTGCCGCAAAAAGTTCTTGACAATTCCGGGCCTTGCGCGTATACTACCAGGGTGGGCACGGGGTCTAGCAGAGACCAGCGCGTCGAATTATTTTGGGCAATTGTGCAAAAAGTACTTGACAGCATTGACCCCGCACTGTATAATCGGCGCGGCGCTTTTATAAGACCAAAACAATTTAAAAAAATTTTATCCAATCGTGCAAAAAAGACTTGACATTGGTCGCGTTTGCACTTATTCTGGCGCGCGGTACACCAAAAAAAGTCGTCGTCGAACTACTACTGGCGCGGCCGCGCCAAAATTGTCAAGCGACCGCTTGGTCGCTTGGTCCTGGCCGAAGGCAGGTAGGGTCGTGGCCTAGCGTTGTTCCACGTGGAACACGTCACTTGGCTTTTCGGCTCCACTCCCACTCGAACCTCCAGTCCCAAGCTGACCAAAAGTCTAGGTCTTCGTTGTAGCAAACGTGGCAAACGCGCCCTTCGTAGTAGTTAGCGGCAGGGCAGGTCTTGCCACAGCTCCGGCAAGTGTCAAAGTGACGGTAAGCCGCCAAGTCGAAAAGGTCTTCCTGAGTAACGTGGCTAGAGTATTGTGCAGACATTTTTCGCTCTCCTTAAATGGGGCCAATCCCCGAGTCGATAAAAACATTATGCCAGATCGCGGCATAATGTGTCAAGCAATTTTTTTATTCCCGCGCGTTTATTTTCAAAATTAATTGTGTGCCAATCGGAATCAATAACGCGCTCTTTCAAAATGCTCATTCTGTCATAGTGTGAAAGCGCATTTTCATCGTTGGGCGAAAATTTCCAATAAGTCAGCGGAGAATTTTTTCGCATTTCGATTCGGCGTTTTTGTTCATCTTCCGAAATCGAAAGCCAAAATTTAATCAAGCGCACCGGCTGATTAGCTTCCCAATTTTTATGGTCGCGCATAAAAATCTCGTATTGTTTCGGTGTACACCATCCGTTGATATGTTGCACCATCGCGCGAGAATACCAAGAGCGATCAAAAAACACGATTTGGTTTTGCTTTGGTAGTTTGGTTTCCCAATATGCCAGCCATGATGACATTGCGCGTTTGCTAGGTTTGTGCGAAAGGCAAACGCTATAAAGATCGGGCGGCAGGTAGTGGGTCAATTCTCGAATGGTCGAGGATTTGCCCGCAGTGTCTCGCCCTTCTAAAATTACCGCAACCGGAGCGGAGAGATTCTCCGCGAGCCGGTTTAGTTTTGCTTGTAGGTTTTTCATGCTAAAACCTCCTCATAGTCAACAGGGTAGGGACAGCCGTGGATTCCCTTTGCGCGTTTGAAATCACGCACCGCCGCACCGATTGCCAGATTGGTTTTGCGGTAGCTATTGGCGTAGCGAGTCAACGCAGTTTTTTGGTCACAGAAATAAAATTCCGATTTACCGCCAACGTCAAGCCAACGCTTGTCATACAGCATGGCTTTGTCCTCGCGGTTTGCCTCGCGTGAGTGAACAAATTGCTCTGCCGCGAGCACCGTTTCGTTGTCGCCCAAACGCATCCGCCAGATGCGAGCGTGAAGCTCTCCGCGATTGTAGCCGAAAGCGTCCTCGCAATCTTGCAAACACCAGCGCACACGCTCAATGCCGCCATGCTTGCCGTTCTTGTAGGCGTGTCGAGCGTAGCCGTTTTTGAAAACACCAAATTCGAGCAATTCCCAAACGTAGTGCCAAGCCATGCCAGAGATCGGGGTGATTTCTGGGATTGAGTCAGTAGATCGAATTATCATGCCGCTAACCTCGCGTTAATTTCAAGTGCATTATAAACCCGCAAGCCGCGAGCAGTCAAGTAAGAGATGACGTTTTTATTGTCATCTATCATTAGGCTAAATTTGCAAAACCTAGCCCATGAGTGAGTCTTTGCGCGAGCGTATTTTTGCAATAGTGCAAATTTTAGCTCGCCGTCTGGGTTAGTGTTACCGAGTGGGCGCGATAGGCAAGCATCCCATTCGAGGTTATTTGCGCGCAGATATTCGTAATCTGCCGCACCCATAACGCGAGCAGTGCAGACCACGATCTCACAGCCGCGTTCGCGTTGCGCTCGCCAGTGACGGGCAAGCGGTAGCAGTCGGTCACGCGCGATTTTTTCGGGCGTGTTGTTTTCGATCCAGTGATCCAGATCGAGTGAGCCGTCAGCAAGTGTAAGCTGACGATGTGACGAGTCGATCACAGTGTGATCTAAATCATAGATAAAGCGCATAAAAATATCCTCCGATACCAACGATGTTAAGCAAGACCAGATTATAGCACCGATTGGCAATCGCTTGCAATGTTAATAATGCCAAACCGACAATCGCAAGATATTTTCCCGCGCTCGTGTCGATGATGAAAGGGGCCGCCATCATGCAAGCGGCCCCGATCCAAGCGGCAAAGGCTATCATGCGATAGCCTGCAACACGGCGGAAAGCTCCGCCTTGGTTAGATCGCCTTCGCGATCAGCAAGGTTTAAACCCTTGCGAATGGCGGCTAGATATTCCGCCTTAGTGATGCCGCGAGGCTGACGCGCGGCGGGAGCGGCCTTGACGTATTCAACGCCGAGGCTTTGCGCCTTGCTAATGACCGAGCGATGTGATACGCTCCCGAATTGCTCGGCAAGTGCCTTAGCTTTGGCGAGGTTAAGAGGAGCCGCAGAGCGAATCGCCGCGACCATTTTATCAGTGTAGTTAGACATAAGATGCTACCTTTTAAAAAGGGACAGGGCCAATCCCCATCCGATGAAAAGATTATAACCGAACCCGTGCCCAAAAGTACAGCTTTTTTTATGTGAATATTTCACAAAAAAATTGCTTGACGCCGGGCCGGGTCTGTGCTATAGGCCAGGCCGGGGTGGGCGGTTTCTAGACGAGAATGATTCTCATTTGCGCGCGCTACCCCACACGTAAAACTTTGGGGTTTTTTGAACACCTAACCAAAAATAAGCCTTGACATTTGGTGCTCTTTCGGGATACAATATAGCATAATCTCACAGAGGTACACATGGTAAAAGTAATTTACAAACATTGGACAAAAGGGCATACACTTGAAGTAACTGGTGCAATGCCAAAAGAATTAAATAATGGTAGTAGCGATCGTCTGATTATTCTCAAAAGCGATGGCTCTTTCGAAGACGTTTTAAAATCAACGGTGATTAGAATTGAAAGTATTAGTAGGGTGTGAGTTTTCAGGAACCGTGCGAGATTGTTTCAATGCAATGGGGCACGATGCTGTTTCTTGCGATCTCTTGCCTAGCGAGAGTCCTCATGGCGTTCACTACCAAGGAGACGTACTAGATGTACTATATAACAATGACTGGGATATTGCTATTTTGCACCCTCCTTGCACCTATCTGGCTTCTTCTGGACTACATTGGAACAACAAAGTCCCGGGAAGAGCGGAAAAAACAGAAGAAGCCTTAAAATTTATTACAAAACTATGGGAAGCTCCCGTAGAAAAAATGTGCATTGAGAACCCGGTGGGTTGCATTAATACCCGCCTCGATTTTATGCCAAAGCCCCAATACGTCCAGCCCTATAACTACGAAGAAGATGCGTCAAAGAAAACGGGTTTGTGGCTGAGGGGCTTGGCACCCTTACAACCTACGGGGTATGTTGAACCTCGAATAGTAAATGGTAAGCCAAGATGGGGCAACCAAGGAGATACTGGATATGACAAGTTCGGAGGAGGACAGGGCAAAGAACGATCTATCACGTTCTTTGGAATTGCCGCAGCAATGGCAGATCAGTGGGGATCTTAAAGAATTTATGTCTTATGTTAAGTACAACCCTAAACACTGTCCTATGCACGCAAACTATGCGTACAAACTATGGAAATACTACCGAAATTTAAACCTTGACAAAACATCCCCTTAGAGGTATAATTAAAAATGAGTAAGGAATTAACAACAATCTCTCCAGAAGGGTTGGAAGTGGCAAATTGCTATTTGCAATTTGGAAATATTCGTGCAGTGTGCGAGTATTTAGCCGTTCCTGAAAATAAAGTTGTTGATATACTTAATAAGCGAGAAGTAAAAAAGTATATAGATACTGTATACTTAGACATGGGGTTTCGTAACAAGAATAATATTGCTACAGCCCTTGACGAAATCATTAAATCAAAATTAGAGGAGGCGCAAGAAACCGGAGTATACTCAAGTAAAGACTTGGCAGACTTACTTCAGATGGCGCATCGTATGAGAATGGATGAAATCAAAGCTCAAGCCGAAATGGTGAAAGCAGAGACTTCAAACGTAAGAACTCAAAACAATGTACAAATCAATACTGAGGGTTTGCCATTTGGCCAAGGTAATTACGGAAAGCTGATGGAGAAACTACTCAAGGAGGACTAATCCTTAGAGAACTTCAATGCTCGCAGAAATTGCGATGGCGAATGCTGCGTTTGGCGTAATAAAAGAAGCAATTGGAAACGGTAAAGAGCTGTATGATATAGCTGGAGTCGTTTCTAAGTTCTTTGATAGCAAAACTGAACTACAGAGAAAATCCAATAAAAATGGATACAAAAGTGATTTACAAGCTTTCATGGAGCTTGAAAAAATCAAAGAGATGGAAGAACATCTTAAAGAGCATATGATCTGGGCGGGTCGTCCAGGAATGTGGGATGACTGGCTTCAGTTTCAAAAGAAAGCCAAAGAAGAACGAGAGCAAAGAGAAAGAGAGGAACGTGAAAAGCGAGCATACTATGCTCAACTTGCGTTGTACGTAGTATACTTTATCTGTGGAATAGCACTTTTTGTGCCTACATTGTTTCTTATTCTTACACTACTAAAATAATGGATATAGAAGATCGAGTTGTAGCAATTGAAAAAGAAATGTCTACTCATGAAGCTCAGTGCGAAGAAAGGTGGAAAACTACCTTCAATCGACTTGAAGAAATTGAAGAGACATTATCTCGAATGGAGAGTCGACTTCTTGTAGGCGCAGGAAGCATGATTCTATTTTTGGCAGGTGTAATTGTATCATTGTTACTCGAATGAAAAGAAATAGGCCAAAAGACATTGATAAGTATATTAATGTTCGTATCTCGCAATTAAAGCAAGATATGAATAAAGCTTCGGATGAGTACGATAAGCAATGGTATAATCGACTTATTCAAGAACTATGTTGGGTAAAAAGTCAACAGCATAATTGTTATATGCAAGAATGGGATTATCTTCCATAAGAGAAAACAATGCCTTACGGTAAAGGAACTTACGGTAAAAAACGTGGTAGACCATCGAAAGCTGCAAAAAAGCGCGGCAAGAAGAAAAAGAGGAGCATGAAATGATTGACATACTAATTGGAGCAGTTATTGGCTGGTTTGCACATATTGCATGGGCCAAGTGGGGTCACAACCTCGTAGACCTAAATAAGGGCGAATAAAATGAACATAGCTTATAAAAATAGGGCTTGGATTCTTATGGATGATAAGAATGAAGAAATTGCTAGATTCAAAAGCCGCAGCCAGTTAATGAAATACTGGGAAGAGAACGGGGATGGCAGTAAGACGCAGGAAAAAGTCGACGAGAAGAAAGACTGGCTCGACGACTACGAAGAGGAGATCAACGACGAGGAAGAAGACCTCGACGAGGAAGAAGAGGACAGCTAAACCTCTTTCAGCTGCAACTCGTAATGATATCAAACGCGGGGCCAAAAAACGGGAGAAGTAGAATGGAAGTTAATTCTATAGCTGCTACTGTACCTACTTCTTATGAAAAAGATTACACCGTACAATCCATTGCCAAAGCTCCCGATGCAAAATATAAAGTAACAGATACAATCTATACTGTCATAACTTATGACAAGAACGGTAAACTCGATCAAAGCACAAATATCCGTTATTTAGATTATATAATATGAAAAAACGAAAAGGCGGTAGAAAAAAACATCCCGCTCTCAAAAGAGCTGGAGTCTCTGCTTTTAATAAGCCCAAGAGAACTCCAGGTCATGCAAAAAAATCTCATGTTGTTGTCGCAAAAGTTGGCAGCAAGATTAAAACTATTCGATTTGGTCAGCAAGGCGTAAAAGGTTCTCCAAAGAAAAAAGGTGAGAGCAAAGCATATGCTGCTCGTCGTCGTTCTTTCAAAGCTCGTCATGCAAAGAATATTGCAAAGGGCAAAATGTCTGCCGCCTACTGGGCGAATAAGGTAAAGTGGTGATGATGAATAAAACTTATACAATTCCAACAAAGGGTGCAACTACCCATCCACTACAAGTAGTAACACTTGCCGACAAAGACGCAAACTTAATCAGTAGTTTTGGAGCTTCTGCAAATATTCCAATTGCAGAAGGAAATGTAGTAGGTTTTTCTCATATTAATAAGTTTGGATATCGAGATAGTATTCCAAACACTTTTCAAACAATTTGGGATGGAACTACAGATTATGCATACAGTGCTGCAGCAGTTGTAAGTGCTGTTTCGGATACTCCTGCTACTGATGATGGCGGTACTGTAGAAGTACAAGGACTAGATCAAAATTACAATCCTGTAACTGAAACTTTAACTATTGGAGGACCTGCTTCAACGGCTCAATTTGTTCGAGTTTTTCGAGCACGAATGGTTACTGCAAATACGGGCTTAACAAACTTTGATGAAATTCGTATTCAAAACGGAAGCACGGACGAAGCAATTATAAAAGCAGGAGCAGGTCAGACTCTTATGGCCTTGTATACAATTCCTGCAGGTAAGACAGGTTATTTACTTAAAGTAAATGGATCTATTGATGCAAATAATGATGCACTCTTTAGGTTGTATGCAAGACCTTTTGGTGGGGCGTTCAATGTAAAAGGACAATTTGGAGTATTTGCTTCTGGATTTAATTATGATTATCCCGTACCTTTAAAATTTGAAGAAAAGACTGATATAGAAGTCAAAGCTCTTTCACAGAATAATGTAGGTGGCGGCGCCATTTTTGATATTATCTTGAAAGATAACTAAAAACTAATATGGACGAAGAACTAGAGAAAAACGGGTATCATCCAGCAGATTCAAATGGAGATGGCAAGGTAGATCCAGAAGAGCATGCAATGTATATGGAGTTCAAGCGAAAAGAGCTTGAAGATGCAGATGCAATGCGAGATGCTCAGAGAAACATGACTTGGTTTGCTCTGTTTGGAATGTTGATGTACCCTGGAATGGTTGTTGTAACTGATTTTATTGAACTTGATAAAGCCGCAGCAATTCTTGGAGACATGGCTCCCACATATTTTGTCGCAGTTGCTGGTCTAGTTGCTGCATTCTTCGGAGCACAAGCCTGGAGTGGTAAAAAGTAAATGGACCTCATACTTGATCTTGCAGTAACCTTTTGGCAGTGGACTATTGTTATAACACTTATTATAATTGGTTTTATTGCAAGTATTTTTGATGGTCAAGGAGAGAAACGAGTAAACTTTGAATACTCAGAAATGCCGCACATGAAGCCCCTAAAAATAGAAACAGCAGATAAAGGATTTTGGAAAGCAATCTGGATGTGGCTACTTGGTGTAAGACATTGGGAAATTTGTGACGACTTTCATTTCTCTCTAGACGGAGAAAGATATGTTATTCCCAAAGGTTTCCAATTTGATGGTGCATCAGTACCTAAGTTTCTCGCAATGTGGTTATCGCCCACTGGAGTCCTTCTTATGGGCGGTCTTGTTCACGATTATGGCTATAAGTATGGGACACTTATGAAAGGTGACCGTACCGTTATTGGGCCTCAAACTCAAAAATGGATGGACAAACTTTTTCGAGACATTTGTATTGAGCAGAACGGTTTTAAACTATTGAATTATTTGGCATACTGGGCATTAAGGCTCGGAGGTTTTGTAGCATGGAATGGACATCGTAAACATGATCCAAAAGATTAAACATTGGTGGTTAACTCTCATTCGAGAAGAGTGGGAGCTTACTGTATTTTTCCCTGGTGAAACTCGTTTTTTAGTGGACGGTACAAGACTAGAGTCAACTAACCCAAAAACTTATCGTGCAAAAGAACTTAAAAAAATAAGTACTACCCATTTAATATTTGTTGACTTAGAGGGCGTAAAACATGAAATTAAAGTTGTAAACCCTGTTGGATACGATTTAAGGAAAGTATACTAATGTTAGGACTCATAAAAGCAATGCCTTTAATTCTTGTTGTAGCAGGCGGAGCATATGCTTATCATACTACTACAGTCAGTAAAGCAGAGGCAAAAATTGCAAGACTTGAAGTAAATGTAGTAGTGCTAAAAGAAAATGCTGCAAAACTGGATGCAGCCTTCGAAGCGGAAAAAGCTGCAAGAGAGCGTTCAGAACAAAACTTACAAATTCAACTGCAAGCAGTTAATGACTTAACCGAAAAAAATAACGAAATGCAAGCAGACATGGACGACTATCTTTCTATTTTTAAAAGACACAGTTTAACTAAGTTAGCTCGAGTAAAGCCCGGACTTATAGAACCACGAATAAATAAAGGCACAAAAGAAGTGTTTGAAGCCATAGAGCAAGATAGTGTAGAGGTAGAAAATGCGGATAGCAATTAGTTTTTTGATGATAGGATTTTTATCGGGGTGTTCTTTTCTAAAATCTGAGCCTCTACCAACCCCCGAGCCGATTATAAAAACAGTTACAGAATATAAAACACTGGAAATCTATCAGCCACAATTACCAAAAAGAATAGATTTGCAGGAAGTAGAATTTTTTGTAGTCACAGAAAAAAATCTTGAGGAGCAAATTGAAAGAATTTCAAAAATGCAAGATGGTACTTTTGTAATTTTTGGGCTAACTCCTCAAGACTATGAGAATATGGCTTATAATCTTCAAGAACTGCGAAGATATATACGGCAGCAAAAAGAAATAATTATTTATTATAGAGAAGCCACCAAAGTAGAAGGCCAGTAGCTATGGCAGTAGAAGTTAGCCGAGCTGATATAATTTCAGAAAAATTAGTCGATTCACAATCTGAGACAAGATTTCTCAAACTACCAGTAGCTCAATATCTTGAACTACTCGGCGTAAGTCCTCTGCCCTCTCAGATGGCAATTATAAATGCGATAAATAATAATAAGTATCGCTTCGTTGTTGCTTCAATTTCAAGGCGACAAGGAAAAACATATATAGCGAATATTATCGGGCAACTAGTTTCTTTAGTACCTGGATCTAATATTCTAATCATGTCTCCCAATTACTCCTTGTCTCAGATTTCTTTCGACTTACAAAGACAACTAATTAAACATTTTGATTTAGAGGTAGCAAAAGACAACGCAAAAGATAAAGTTATTGAACTTACTAACGGATCTACAATTCGTATGGGTTCTGTAAACCAAGTAGATTCTTGTGTTGGTCGTTCTTATGATCTAATTATTTTTGACGAAGCGGCTCTAGCAGATGGAGAAGACGCTTTTAATGTAGCACTTCGTCCTACTCTTGACAAAGACAATTCTAAGGCAATTTTTATATCTACACCGAGAGGAAAGAACAATTGGTTTGCAAAGTTCTTTCACAGAGGATTTAGTGATGAATTTTCCGAATGGGCCTCAATACGAGCAACTTATAGAGATAATCCGAGAATGTCTGAAACGGATATTGCGGAAGCTCGAAAAAGTATGTCCGAAGCTGAGTTTAAGCAAGAATATGAAGCCGACTTTAATACTTATGAAGGCCAGATATGGAATTTCAATCACGAAGAGTGTATCGCAAATCTAGAAGAGCTTGACACGTCTCGGATGGAAATTATTGCAGGGCTTGACGTAGGGTACAGAGACCCTACTGCTTTTTGTGTAATTGGATATGATTGGGAAACAGAAACATATTACGTACTTGATGAGTACATGAACAGTGAAAGAACAACAGAGCAGCATGCAGCAGAAATTTCTCGTTTACAGCATAAGTGGAACATTGATTTTATATTTATAGATTCTGCCGCTCAGCAAACTCGATTTGACTTTGCACAGCAATATGATATAAGTACTAATAATGCTAAAAAATCCGTACTTGATGGAATTGCTCATGTTGAACGTATAGTGGATAATGATAAACTTATTGTAGATCAGAACTGCAAAGAAGTAATTGCTTCTTTGGATCAATACCAGTGGGACCCTAATCCTAACTTAGCAAAAGAAAAACCTCGGCATAATATGGCATCTCATATGGCAGATGCTTTACGATACGGATTATATTCTTTTGAAACTTCTTCAACTAGTTTTTAAGACACCTTTTCAAAAATAATGTTTGACAAATTATCCTTCCCGTTATATAATTCTGGTATAAAAATATGAAAAAGGCCCGAAAGAAAAGTTCAAGGCTAAAAAGAGACCCTGTAAAATACATACGAGATAAAGCAAAATCTCTATACGAAAAAGACACTGAATGTTATATTTGTGGTCAATCAACTACACTAGACTTTCACCATTTTTATACGTTAACGCCACTTTTAAGGAAGTGGTTACAAGAAAAACAAAAAGCTCGCCCAGAGCATTACATTGACGAATATATAGTCATTTGGCGAGATGAATTCATAGAAGATAACTGGGCAGAACTTTACGAGCATACCGTAACACTGTGCCATAATCATCATGTACAACTTCATGGTATATACGGGCGAAACCCTTCTTTAGCAACTGCAGACAAGCAGAAAAATTGGGTAGAGATACAGAGAACTAAACATGGCATGGTATAACTTTGGATTTGGAAAAAAGGATACAGAAGAAAAACTGAATCCAATACAGCCATACTACGAAAAAACTACCGAGCCAAGCAAGGAGTATACGTATAGTTACGAAAGAGCCTACGAAGATTTAGAGATTGTAAATCGTGGAGTAAATATTCTTGTAGATGATTGTGCTGAAATTGATGCAGTTGTTCATGAGCAAATGCCCATACAAGGAGTTATAAAAGGAATAAAAGGCTCTCGTATAGCAAAGCTACTTAACCAAGAGCCAAACCCTTTTCAAGATATTTCCTCTTTTCGACGAAATCTTTTTACTGATTACATTCTAGACGGCAATATATTTATTTATTATGATGGTGTACATTTATACCATTTGCCTGCTAGTAAGATGACAATTCATGCAAGTAAAAAGACTTTCATAGACCATTACAGCTTTGACGGTAATGAGCAAAAATTTTCTCCAAGTGAGATTATTCACGTAAAAGAAAATTCTTTTTATTCTATTTATCGAGGCGTATCCAGATTAAAGCCCGCACTTCGAACAATGCGTCTCATGAGAAGTATGCGGGATTTTCAAGATAACTTTTTTAGAAACGGCGCAGTCCCGGGACTTGTAATTAAATCTCCAAATACTCTTTCTGAGAAAAATAAAGAAAGAATGATACAATCTTGGACAGCACGATACCGTCCAGACGCAGGTGGCAAGCGTCCTTTAGTGCTAGATGGTGGTATTGAAGTAGACGAGCTTTCTAAAATTAATTTTAGAGAATTAGACTTTCAACAAGCTATTTCTGAAAATGAAAAGATTATATTAAAAGCATTGGGAGTTCCTCCGTTACTTATGGACTCCGGTAATAATGCAAACATTCGTCCAAATATGCGAATGTACTATTTAGAAACAATTCTTCCTATCGTCAAGAAAACAAATAAAGCTTATTCTCGATTTTTTGGATTTGATATTGGAGAAGATATTACAGATATTCCTGCTCTACAGCCTGAGCTGAGAGACCAAGCAACTTTTTACACTTCCCTTGTAAATGCAGGAATTATAACACCTAACGAAGCTAGAGTTGCTATGAATTTTGATGAACTGCCTGATGCAGATGAAATTCGCGTACCTCAAAATATAGCTGGCAGCGCAGTAGATCCATCACAAGGTGGTCGACCTACTGAAAATGGAGATGATGACTAATGGCTTCACGAAACAGATTAAGACAAGCTGTAAATAAGATATTAATACAGCAATTTAAAGATTGGGGACTCCCAGAGGATATTGACTACAAAAGCTATTGCAACATTGTTGATAAGCCTGTAACTCCTAAGCAAATTCAAAAATCTTTTTATAACTGGAGAACTGCTGTTCATTCCGTTAGAGTTATGGATAAATCAGTATTTGCTCCCAAGCAGAAAGCAGCGCCTAAAAAAGAAGAGCCTAAAAAAGAAGCTCCAAAAGAACCTGCTAAGAAAGTAGAGAGTAAAAAAGATGATAAATAAGGTTTTTAATTTTACGTCCACTTTTAAAGCTCTTCATGAAGATGAAGACGGAGGCGTTCATATCTGCGGTATGGCAAGTACTCATGATGAGGATCGTGCAAACGATGTCATTATGGCAGAAGCATGGACAAAAGGTGGGCTTCGAAATTTTGAAAAGAATCCAATCATTCTTTTTAATCACGATTATAATAAGCCGATTGGCAGAGCAACAGGTCTTAAAGTGACAGAAAATGGCCTGGAACTCAAAGCAAAAATTTCTAAATCTGCGCCAGATCATGTGGCGCAATTAGTAAAAGAAGGCATTCTTGGAGCTTTTTCTGTTGGTTTCCGAGTCAAGGATGCTGATTATATAACGGAAACTGACGGATTAAAGATTAAGGATGCTGAATTGTTCGAAGTATCAGTTGTATCGGTACCTTGTAACCAAGCAGCAACTTTTTCTCTGGCAAAATCATTTGATTCTATGGAAGAATACAATGATTTTAAGAAAACTTTCACCAATCGTGTAGATCTAGCCGGTCAGTCTCTGGCTAAGGATGAAAAATCATCTGTAGCTAGTGAAACACCGGACGAAGCGGACAATTCCGTTAAACAGGAGATCAAAATGTCGGAAGAAGTAAAAACTCCCGAAGTCGACTTGGAAGCTTTTGCTAAGAAGGTAGCAGAGGAAACTGCTGCTAAAATTGCAATGAAGCAAGCCGAGCAAAAAGCTGCCGATGAGAAGGCAGCACAAGAAGCCACTGAGAAGGCCCAGGCAGAAGCCCAAGCCAAAGCTCAGCAAGAAGCTGAAGTTCAAACAGCTATTAAGGTTGGTGTCGAGTCAGGCGCTGATCGTTTGATGGCCGATGTTGAAGCTAAGCTGGCTGAAAAAGATGCCAATATGGCAGAGGTTATCGCTCAATATAAGCGTGACCTTGAAGAGAAGAGTGAAGAGCTCGATAAGATGCGTGAGTCTAAGCGTGTATTCGCTGACCGTGCCTCTTCAGCAGATCTCGAAAAGCACTCAAAAGAGTTGATGTATGCCCATATGCTGGGTGTATTCACTCAAAAAGGTTGGGACACCAAGTATGGTCGTGAAACTCTTGAGAAGGCTGGTATGGACTACCCCAACTCAGGTAATCCCGGCACTCAGCCCAACATCGCTACTAGCGTACAGACTGCTCTTGAAAAAGAAGTTCAATTCCAGTATCGTCTGGCACAAGCTTTCCGTGAGCTGAACATGAACTCTCAGTCTATGATTCTTCCTCTGCAGAGTGACACCTCAAAGGCTGTCTTCTCTCAAGGTGGTGAGAATGCTCGTTTCACCGGTTCTACGACTGGTGTAACTAATGATGGTGTAAATGGTACCGGTACTGCAGGTACGTTTGACGTAGGTCAAATCGTACTTACCGCTCATCGTATGATTTCTACCACGTTCCTCGACAATCACATTGATGAAGAGATTCTTGTAAATCTTCTTCCCATGATGACCGAGAATGTTGCCCGTGCTCACGCTCGTGCAGTAGATGAAATGATTCTGAACGGTAACACTACTCCTCTCATTAGAGGTCTTGCAAACTTTGCTACTGCAGTAACTCTTAGCACTGCTAATGCTGTTGCTGCTGCTACAGGTTCTTTGACTGCTGCTGCTCTTCTGGAAGCACGTTCCGGTATGGGTAAGTTTGGTCTGTCGCCTTCTGACGTCACGTATGTCGTTTCACAAGAGCGTTACTATGACCTGATTGCAGACGCAGGTTTTGCAGACATCACGGATGTCGGTTCTGATGTAGCAACCAAGCTGGTTGGTGCTATCGGTTCAGTATATGGCTCGCCCGTACTGATTTCCGACAACTTTGCTACTACTAATGCTGTTGGTGATGACATTGCTTATGCAGTTAACACTGCTAACTTTGTTATTCCGCGTCTCCGCGGCGTTAATGTTGAGCAGGATTACGAAGTGCGCGAACAGCGTCGCTTGGTAGTTGCTAGCCAGTCACTCGGTTTTGACCGTATGTTTGGCGGTACTACTAACAACCCTGCTTGTATGGCTATCAAACTCTCCTAATATCAGGGTTTGGAACGTGGGGAGGTTCGCCTCCCCAAGTTTTTACTTATATACTTATGGCTAAAGATTTAATTACATTACAAGAATACAAGGATATGGAAAGAATTTCCAATCCGAAAGATGACTATAATCTTCAGCGACTAATTTCTTCAGTGAGTGTATTAGTAAAAACTTATTGTGCAACAAGTTTCTTAGACTTTTATAATGTTAATAAAGTAGAGACTTTTCACCACAAATGGGGTACAGATATAATACAGCTAACAGAAACTCCTTTAGTTTCTGTTAGTCTTGTAGAAGAAAGAGACAACTTATCTTCAGCCTACCAGACTTTAACAGTAAATGAAGATTATTACTTAGATATGGATACTGATAGTATTTTTCGTATATCTTCTACTGGGGCAGAAAAACACTGGGCACGAGGTCCCGGGGCTGTTCAAGTTACGTATCGAGCAGGCTATCAATCTACTCCTCTTGATTTAAAACTTGCAGTAATTGATCTTGTAACATATTATGCAAGAGACGAATACAAAGAAAGACGAACGCTTGCTGGAGCTACACTGCAAAATCCACAATCTGCTCGTCAAGATAGTAGCGTAGCTTTTCCCGATCATATCAAACGCGTACTAGATTTGTATAAAAACTTCTAATGGCTGGAAAAAATTTACTAGGGTTTTTAAGAAAGTTAGAAGCCGAAATGCAAAAATCTAGCCAAACATATAGAAATACAGTAACTAATAGAAAACCCCACACTTTGTTTATAACTAAAGAAGGTCTTTACAATCAAGTAGTAGTTCAAGCAGAGCAAGATGGGATTTTAAATAGTAGAGAAGCAATACGAAAAGCTACGGACGATTTTTTTACAAGTGTACAAAATTTAGCAAAAAAAGCAGAGTCCAATAAATTTTTAGTTGTTCATTCAAAAAGAGTTTCTTCTAAATATGTTTTAATTACAATGGAGTTGATAGCAACTTATGTTAATTTAAGAGGAACAACTGTAGGAGATACTTTCAGACTTGTAAAAGATTTTTATTCTGGTGCAAATACCAAATTTTTATCAGATATGAGAAAAATTTATACTAAAAAAGGAACTACTTTAAAAGATACTTCTTTTTTAGATATAGGACACGGAGAACAAACTTCGAATATTAAAGAAAGAATTTATGATGAATTATTAGGACATGGGGAGCTGCCCCCTAATATTCCAAAAATACCAGAATTAGAAAATATTTTTGTTTTAAAAAAAGACAACAGACGAAAAACAATAGTAGTTTCTTTAGAATCTTCTTTTGCAAATAGGCTAAAAGGACGAACACAAGAAAGAAAAATAAAGGAACAACTTTTAGTAGATTTAGAAAAAGCAATAGGCAAACTAGAGTCTGTAGCAACTTTATCAAGCTCTGACTCTTTCGTTGAAGAGGTAGAAAAGAATACAATAAATTTAGTTATAAATGCAGTAGAGAATGCTTTTACAGGAAGTAATGTAAAAATAAAAAAAATAAATGTTAAAAAACAAAAGGTTTCAAAAACAAGTCAACGAAAATCTAGTACTCTTAGAAAAAATGCAAAAATACTACCTGTAACCAAAGGAAAACCAGCAAAAAAACGAAAAGCTCCTGTAAAAAAGTCCGACTATTCTATAGCAACTTTTATAGGGGTTTTAAATCAAAAATTACCACAAGTTGTAGCAAAAAATATGCAACCTCCCGCACTACAGTACCAAACAGGCAGATTTGCTAGTAGTGTTAGAATAACGGATATTAGTCAAACAAGACAAGGATTTCCAAGTATTGGATATACGTATCAAAGAGATCCATATCAAGTATATGAATTAGGAAATAGCAGGGGAACCCAAGAAAGAGACCCTAGACGCTTAATTGATAAGTCTATTAGAGAAATTGCTGCAGGCATGGCAATCGGGAGATTCTATACAAGGAGAATGTAAGTGACCAACCATGCTAGACGCTATAGTACTCGCCGAATGGCAATTATAAATGCTTTGGTGGATAAACTAAAAGCTATAGATGCAAACGGAGGCTTTCATACTAATGTTTTTAATAATGTACACCCTCGATTAAAATTTTGGGATGAAGTAACTGAGTTTCCTGCTATTCATTTAAATGCCGGAAGTGAGACCCGAGAGTACCAAGGAGGGGGTTACCGAGATAGATTTTTAAGTGTAACCATTCGTTGCTACGTAAATGAAGAAGATGCTGTAGAAGCATTGGAAAAACTATTAGAGGATGTAGAAACTGTAATCGAAGATAATAGTAGGCTAGAATATATTGATAATCAACAGCCTACTGGAAATACACAATACACCCACCAAATTTCTATTGTCAGTATAGACACTGATGAAGGAGTACTTGAACCTTTAGGAGTGGGAGAAATGCTATTAGAGGTTCGATATTAGAAAATACTGGCACGAATCAAAGGATTCACGTCCAAGTCTTTTCAAGCTACATAGGAGAAAACTATGCCAGCGGCAAATTTACAACTGAGTAGAAATACTCATGTTTATCTTGAAAAAGATCAAACAAATTTACAAGCTTTAGTCAGCGGAACTGCTGATAATAATGTTCATCTTTGGCAGATTCCTGTACTAGATGGATTTTCTTTTAGTCAGTCTGTTGCAACTTCAGAGATTACTCTGAATGAAATGGCAAAAAATACAGCGCTCGAAACTCGTAGAGGTAGAGCAATGTTCAATGATGCTTTAGAACCCGCGGAGTGGAGTTTCACTACGTATGCTCGACCCACTAGTATAGCAGGTGCAGTAGAAGAAGCTTTATGGGCTAGTTTTATTGGAAACACGTACTTTGTTGCACAGCCAACCCCTACTACGACCCCTGGAGATTGGCGTCGTTTGTCAGATACTGGTAATGCAGGAGTAACAAGAAGCACGTCTGCACCTGTATCCGCAACATTTGACTTTGAAGATTCAAATACAGTTGAATTAGGTACTTTTAATCTTTATTTTGTCCTTGGTGGTTGTGCACCAGGAGCAAATGATGCAGCTTTTGCAAGTCCTAATGGACAAACTGTATACAAAATGTCAAATTGTGTTGTAAATTCAGCAACGGTTGAATTTGATATTGATGGAATCACTCAAATTACTTGGAGCGGTTTCGGAACTCTTTTAGAGCAGATAGCAATGTCCACAACTGGCTCTACTATTTATGACACTGCATTTAATGCTTCTAGCGCTCTCAAAGTTGGTACTACTTCAACGGATAACTTTATTAAAAACCGTCTCACAACTCTTGCAGTAACTACTGCAAATGTAGACCAAGATCCCGGCGCTCCAAACGAGTATGATGATACTTACAGCCTTACTCTTACAGGCGGAAGTATTACATTCGAGAACAATATTACTTTCCTAACTCCAGAGGAGTTGTGTCGAGTTAATGTTCCAATCGGCCACGTTACAGGCACTAGATCAATTTCTGGATCATTCACTTGTTACTTAGATGATTCCGGGCTAAAAACTGACGCAGGTTTGACTGCTAATGCAGGAAGCGGTACCCTACATACAAGTGCAGAGCTTTTCCGAGATTTGTCAGCTTCGACAGGAGTTACTAGTAACCGATTTGATCTTGCATTTTCTGTAGGAGGCTCTTTGGCGCCTCGTGTCGAATTTAATTTTGATAACTGTCATCTTGAAATTCCAACTCACGGAATCGAAGATGTTATTTCTCTCGAAACAAATTGGCATGCACTGCCTTCCAGCTTGGATGCAGCAGACGAAGCTACAGTCACTTACGTTTATTCAGCGTAATCTTTGCTAAAGGGGCTTCGGCCCCTTTTAACCTTTCAAAAATTTTTCTTGACATTTATGGTATAATATATTATACTTATAATTCAAAAATAAAATATTCTTTTACAAGAGGTCGTATTTAATGAGTGATTCCCCAATTTCTCTGTCGAGTCTAATGACTCCAAGCAAAACAGTTACTATGGATTTCCCCGGGTTCCCGGATTTCACAGTAGATGTTACTTATTTAGCTCGAGAAGAGCTTCTTAAACTTCGTAAACGTTGTGTTACTACTAAGTTTAATCGTAAGACTCGTCAGCCCGAAGAAGAGCTGAACGAAGATTTATTTCTAGTTGAGTATGTAAAAGGTGTTATTAAAGGCTGGTCGGGCCTCAAATTTCGATACCTAGAAGAGCTTCTTTTGGTAGATGTGGCAGAGCTTGACCCTGATGATGAACTCCCTTTTACACAAGACAACGCAGAGCTTCTTATGAAGAACTCTGGAGATTTTGATACATGGATTACCGAGGTTGTTGGTGACCTTGAAAATTTTACTGGGAACAAGTAGCAGAAATACAAAAGCTACTAGAACGTCATGCAAAACAAACAGATTCTAAGATAGATGTTGAAAAATATCTTACAATTTGTGAACAACTAGGTCAAGAACCTGATCCTGCTAAAATGCCGCTCGAACTCTCTGATTTTCCAGAGGAAGTTCAAGTGGCATTTTTTATATTAGGGCTACTACCCGATCGCTACGAAGGCATGAGCGGCACTTATTTGGGAAAAGTCTGGGAAGGAATAGCATTTTTATTCGATATGTACCAAGTAGAAAATCGAACAACGGTTTTATATTTTATGAAAATGTATGAAACTATTATAGTTTCAGAAAAGTTAGATAAAGCAGAAAAACAAAGAAAACAAGCAGAGCGACAAACACAAGCAGGCGGTGGAAAAAATTACACCCATAATGTAAAAGGCTAATGGCGAAAAAAATACAAATTGATATTGAAGTCAATGGCAAAATGCAAAAAGCCACGGTCTCTGCTAAAAAGCTAGAAAAAGCTTTAAAAGGAGCAGATGCAGCAACAGAAGGATTAGAAACTAGTTCTAGAAATGCTGAAAGACAGCTAAAAGGGACTGCACGTACTTCTTCAAATAGTACAAAAAACTTTTCTAAGATGGCTCAAGGCATAACTGGGGGCCTTGTTCCTGCGTATGCAACTCTTGCAGCTAACTTATTTGCATTAAGTGCTGCATTTAACTTTTTTAAAAATGCGTCTCAACTAGAAAACTTGGAAAAAAGTCAACTTTCTTTTGCACAAACAACAGGTATTGCAATGGCTTCTGTTACTAACGGATTAAGAGAAGCAAGCCAAGGAATGTTAGGTTTCAGAGAAGCTGCTCAAGCTGCTGCTATTGGTACAGCAAAAGGGTTTTCTCCAGAGCAATTAAATAAATTAGCAGAGGGTGCAATGAGAGCCTCTGTAGCTCTTGGTAGAGATTTTGCAGATGCTTTTGATAGACTGGTACGAGGCGTATCTAAAGCAGAACCTGAACTTTTAGACGAATTAGGAATTACTTTAAGACTGGAAAGAGCAACTAAAAGCTACGCAGATGCATTAGGTCTAGAAGCTAAAGCTCTAACTGAGGCGCAAAGAAGCCAAGCAGTCTTATTAGAAACTCAAAGACAATTAGATGAAATTTTTCAAAATGAAGCGGCGGCCAACCCGTTCATTAAGTTAGATAAAGCATTTGAAGATTTAATTAAGACAGTCACTCAAAAATTCTTACCTGTAATATCAGGAATAGCTGATATTATTTCTAATAATATTGCAGCTACTATTACAGTTTTTGGACTATTTTCTTTATCTATTTTAAAAGCGGCGTTTAATTTATCAGGACTTCAAGCAAAAGTTGATGACTGGGCGGCTTCCCATAGCAAGGCTGCGACTCAGGCAAAAAATGACATGGAAGCTTATCGAACTCAAATTGAGCGTTCCGAAGCAGCCCAGAAAAAACTAAAAGAGGCCGCCAAAAAAACTCTTCAAGGATCTGCACAAAAAGCTTTAGACCAAGGCTCAAGTAGTGCATTGTTGAAAAAAGTAGCTGCAGGGGGAATAGATAGTCTTGCAAAAGTAGATCAAGCCAACTTAAAAAGATTCTTGAAAAAAGCAGAGCAAAATGTTGATGCTTCTGGTAGAGTAATGTCCGGAGTATTTAAGGGTGTACATATTTCAGTAGTTCAAGAAATGAACTCGGCGTTTGCCAAGATAGATAGTAGGGTCAAGATTACAGAAGGTCGATGGAAGTTAAGTTTTAAAAATATTCAGACGTTTGGAAAAATTATGCTGTCAGGCTTGGTAGCTGCAACCAGAACAGCTACAACTGCTATGATAAATATGGCAAATGCAGTTGGAAATGCTTTCATGAAAGTAGTAAGAATTCTATCCGTAGTTGGACTGGCTCAAATATTTGGTAGTCTTGCTATGGAGTTTACCCAAGCATTAGACGGCATGTTCAGAAAGGTAGCAAAGTTTTTTGGTATGGAAGATACCTATAAAAATTCAGACCTTGGAAAAGCTTTAGCTCAAACTTCAGTTTTAATAGAAAAACATAAAGAATTAAAATCTGCTGCAGACAGCGCAGGAGACGCTATTAAAAATATGTCGGGAGATATTGATGGAATTGTAAAAGGCATGAACAAAGTTCAAAAGCAAGGATTCAATTCATTAAAGGCAGGTGACGATAAAGATGCTTTAGAAGCTTTTGCAAAACAAGATCGTATGAGAATAACTGCCATGGCAACTCTTCCCTTAGAAAGTATAATGGAGAAAGTTACCGATATTGCCCGTATGCAGGCTAGTGGTGCAACAGACGAAGCTAACAAACTTTTGAAGAAGCTAAATCCCGAGTTAGAAAAGCTAGCCACTGTCTCTCCTAGAGTTGCTCAAATACTTCAGCAGCCTATAAATACTTGGGCAGAATCTTTCGCAGAATTACAAAGTGCTGCAAATGATAGCTTAGGGACTTTAACGTCTTTTGAAGAACAACTAACCGGCCTTGAGGATGCAATGCGAGATCCTAGCGATCCTGCGTCTCTTTCAATGAAAATATTACAAATTCAAAAGACACTCAAAGATGCTCAAAATAAGATAGGCCCAGGAGCTTTATCCGAAAAACTTCAAAAAGATTTAGATGCTCTCTCCGAAAAAATGGGTATGACAAACGACCAATTCTTAGCATTTGTGCAAGACGAAATTTCGAATAGAAGAGACGCTATACGCTTGGGTAACGAAGATGCTATTAGGCGTGAAAAAACAGCAGGAATGTTAGATAGATTCGCACAGGCTAGACAAAAGTTTTTAGACGATGAACTAGCCGCAATGGCTTCAATTGCTCTTAAAGAAAATGAATTGAGATACTTACAAAAAACTCGAGCTTTATTAAATGCAGACGAAGTAGCTGCGAGAGATGAAGTAATATATGCACTAGAACAGCAAATTGAGAAAGAAAAAGCTATTCTTGAAATAAAACAAGAACAAGAAACGGTTGCAATGAAATTACGAGACCTTGATCAACAAGCAGATTTATTGCAAAAAGAAATACAATTAACACAAGTAGCAAAAACTCTAAATGATGTTATCAGTAAGCGTCTACAGATGGAGCAAAATATTGCAGATCTTAAGGATAAGCAACTTCAAAGAGAAATAAATGCAGCAAGCAGAGAAAGAAGTCGAACTCCTATGCAGGGAGGCTTTATTAATGAAGGACTAACTCTAAAAGACCAAATAGCAGCACAGGAAGCTTTAATAGCTAGAATGGAGCAACAGTCCGCAGCGCAACTAGCAGCAAAAAATCAAGCAATTGATTTAGAATACGATCTTTTAGCGCTACAAACAGATCTTGAAGCAACAAGACTTCGACGACTAGCTTTGGAACGATCAGAAGCATTAAGACAGGATAAGCAAGATCCCTCTCAAGATTCTCTAGTTACAAGAACAAACGAAATGGCCGGCAGGCTAGAAACACAAGCAGACGCTTATGGAGACACTGGTGAAGGCTCTATGAGAGATACTGCGAAAACTTTAGCAAGTTCCGAGGTGAGTGATGGACTTGCGGCTGCAAATGAACAGCTAGAGATAATGAAGCAGAAATTAAATGATACTTTTGGAGACGGTGAGTTGAATGAGTACATGGCTAATATGCCTGATACTCTTACTTCAGGCTTCACAGATGCCTTTATGTCTATTATGGATGGGACTAAATCAGTAAAACAAGCTTTTGGCGAGATGGCAAAAGCAATGATTGCCGACATTATGAGAATAATAATTAAACTTCTTATTCAAAGAGCAATTATGGCAGCAATGGGAATGGCAGATGGTGGAGTTGCGTCCCCAAGCGGTCCAAAGATGAGATACGGTGGAATCGTCAAGCCACGAGGTTACAGATATGGAGGCTATACAGAAGCACCTCAAATGGCAGCAATCGGAGGTGTCTTTAAAGGGCCGAATGCAGGGTATCCTGTAATCATGCACGGAACAGAAGCAGTAGTACCATTACCAAACGGCAGAGAAATACCTGTAGAGATGAAAGGTGGCGGTGGCCAAAATAATAATGTAACCGTAAATATTAGTATGGATAACTCTGGAGCTGGAAGCAGAACTCAAAGTAGCAACGGACAAGATGCAAATCAGTTAGGAACTGCAGTTGCAGCAGCGGTACAGAGAGAACTTCAAAATCAAAAAAGAGCAGGCGGCATTTTAAGCCCCTACGGAGCAGCGTAAATGGCAGCAACAGTTTCAGCAGCAGCGCCTAGTAATCCAAGTGATGGAGATTTATGGTTTGATAGCGTAAATCTTCGAATGTATATCTATTATGATGATGGAAATACTCAGCAATGGGTAATTACTGGCCCCACAGGATTAAAAGGTGAGACAGGAGACGCAGGACCCACAGGCCCCACCGGTACTTCAGGACCTGCTGGAGTAGCTGGACCTACTGGACCTCAAGGTCTTACAGGACCACAAGGACCACAAGGACCACAAGGACCTATTGGTATAGGTACAACCGGCCCTCAAGGACCAGTTGGAGCTACCGGACCTACTGGGCCTAAAGGAGATAAAGGTGATACTGGGGCTATTGGATTAACTGGGCCTCAAGGACCTATTGGACCCGATGGCCCTGTCGGGCCTCAAGGAGATAAAGGTGATGATGGCCCTCAAGGAGCTACTGGACCCGCAGGAGCTTCTGTAACTGGCCCTACTGGACCTACCGGCCCTCAAGGACCTGCTGGAAATGATGGTGCAGAAGGCCCAGAAGGCCCTCAAGGACCTGCTGGACCTACTGGACCTACTGGACCTATTGGACCCGCGGGACCCACTGGGCCTATTGGATTAACTGGTCCCGCCGGACCTCAAGGACCGATAGGAAATGATGGGCCTCAAGGAGATACAGGAGATATAGGAGCTACTGGACCCGCAGGACCCACGGGCCCTGCTGGACCAACTGGACCTACGGGACCTGCTGGACCAACTGGACCAATAGGAAGTACTGGCCCCGCCGGACCTCAAGGACCTCAAGGACCTGCCGGCCCAATAGGAAATGATGGCCCTCAAGGAGATACAGGCGAAACAGGAGCTACTGGACCTGCTGGACCTGCTGGACCTGTTGGTGCTACAGGAGCGACTGGACCTGCTGGACCAACTGGACCAATAGGAAATACTGGCCCTCAAGGACCTCAAGGACCTATTGGACCCACGGGTCCTACAGGAAATGATGGCCCTCAAGGACAAACGGGTGCTCAAGGCCCTGTGGGACCTCAAGGAGAGAAAGGGGATACAGGAAATACTGGACCTACCGGACCTGTCGGACCTGCTGGGCCTACTGGTGCTACAGGTATTCAAGGCCCCGCCGGCCCTCAAGGACCTCAAGGAGCAGATGGTCTAGATGGTGCTCAAGGTCCCGCCGGACCTGTAGGATTAACAGGGCCACAAGGTAATCAAGGGTTAGGATTTACTGGAGGTAGCTATACTGCTTCAACAGGTATTGTAACCTTTAGCTCTGATGATGGTCTAGGATTTAGTACTGCAGATTTACGCGGTGATGGGAATAGAGGTATTTCTTCAGCAATAGTAGATGTAAATGATGATTTAATTCTTACTCTCGCAGATAGTACAACTATTAATGCCGGACCGGTGGTTGGACCCACAGGAGCGACAGGAGCGACAGGACCTACCGGCCCTGCTGGTACTAATGGAACAGGGTTTACTGGAGGTAGTTATACTGTTTCAACAGGAGTCGTAACGTTTACTTCTGATGATGGACTAGGTTTTAGCACAGGAGATTTACGTGGCGATGGAAATAGAGGTATTTCTTCAGCGACAGTAAATGCAAATGATGATTTAATTCTTACTCTTGCAGATAGTACAACTATTAATGCCGGAACAGTGGTAGGCCCGCAAGGGCCCACTGGTCCCACTGGTCCTACTGGCCCTACTGGGGCTACGGGACCTGCTGGAGCAGATGGTGCTGATGGAGTTGATGGAGCAGATGGTACTAATGGAACTGATGGCACCGGGTTTACTGGGGGCTCTTACGATATAAGTACAGGTACTGTAACATTTACTTCTGATGATGGACTAGGTTTTAGCACAGGAGATTTACGCGGCGTAAATGGAGTAGATGGTGCTGATGGTGCTGATGGTGCAAGTTCAATTGTATTTGATGTCGAGCCTACTTATACTAGTGGAACTCCTTCTGCTTTTTCTTTCTCAGGGGCAGGATTTCCCGTTGCAAGAACAAATCCTGATCTATATCTTCAAAAGGGTATAACATATTATTTTGATCCGGGTGATTTTGACAGTTTAAGTCCTATTACCAGTTCAGACGGCTGGGCCTTTTCTAGCAGTAACTATATTACTTCTGCGGATAGTATAAATGGTCAAACTTTTCCAGCCCAAGCGCATACAGATACACAGTTTGAAGGAAACTCACAAACTACAACTCAAGGTGTTTATGTATTTACAGCTGCAGGAGCGGGAAATTATGTAAGGCTTTATACAAAAACATACTTTCTGTTGTCTAGTAACTGGTATAGAAAAGCTTATACAGCTTCCCCTACTTTTAATGTAAAAGAAGGATATGTACTTACTTGGGAAAAAATCAATTCTTATCATGAAAGAACTAGTGAAAAAGAAGTACGCGCACAATTTTGGCTAGTAGATATAACAAATGGAGGCTTTTATCGAGCCTATCCTCAAAATAGCGAAGGATACTACATTGGCACGAGTAGTTCTGCTACTTCGTATAGTTATACTTTTACAACCACAGGACAGTATCGGTGGGTAGCTCTTTTAGGAGTACTTGACCTTGGAAATAATTCAGGAGATTCTACAGAAGTCTATGCAGATTTTGGAAATTTTGAACTAAGCAGTGGACATCCTTTATGGATTCAAAGTACTTCAGGGGCTTATGATGCGGCAAATGTTTTAGGGGCTACAGATGGAGTAACAAATAATGGAGCGGATAGAGATAGGGTTTCATTTACTGTACCTTTAGATGCTCCTTCTACTCTCTATTATGTGGACGAAAACCACTCCGCAATGGCAGGAACAATTTATACGAGTGATGCAGGGTCGGGCGGCAGTAGTTCTAGCATTACAGATGGAACTAGCACTTTAGATTTTGATTCTAATAATAACTTACGGTTAGATACTCATTTCCTTCCCTCAACCAGTGTAAGTTACGATTTAGGAAGTGCTACCCAAAAATGGAGATATTTGTACTTAGATAATAATACCATTTTTATGGGCGATCAAACTTTAAGCACAGATTCGTCAGGACAACTTGTTCTTGGCGAAACTATGGACTTTGGAGGTGAAGGCACAGGAGGAGTTGCTTATGTAGATTGGCAAACAGGAAATAAATTAGTTATACGAACTAATGGGCCTGGAGCTCCAACAGAATCTCCTTTTAATGAAAAATTTGCATCAATTAAAAAAGATGATTCTTTCGAGCTGCTAACTGGTGCCGCGATATCTGGTGAAACTGATGCCAACGGCAACTTCCCAGCAAATACAACATTGAAAGCAACTGGCGCTGCCACTTTTACAGCAGTAAGTTTTGCAGGAGATCCTAATTATTATTATGATTGGGAAATACCTGTTGATACAGTGCCCGGCTCAAATGTATATGTATATACTTTTAACTTAAAACGGTCTCCAATTTCGGAAGTCACCCAAATAATTAAAGCAGGCACAACTATAGATGCATCGGCTTTAACAGGGAATCTTCCTGCTTTAGGAATGTCAGGAAGCTTAATCCCGGATACAAATGCTCAATATGATTTAGGGTCTGCTGAATATAAGATAAGACATTTATACTTGTCAGATAATACAATTTACTCTGATAGTGGAAATATAAAAGTAGCTCAACACCAAGCAGGAGGGGCACCCAGCACCTCTACTCGACTCATCTCTACAGCAAAGTTGAAAGAAATTGCAGCGGCTTCTCCAGATTATGGGGCTTTTCAAGCAGCTATTGCAGCTCTTGAGGATAATTAAGGAGACTTAAATGGCAGCAGATTTCCCAGGTAGTCCTTCAAATGGCGATACTTATACATACAATGGAGTAACATATGTATATAATGCCGTAATAGGAGCATGGAGCATTGATCCCGGGACTGCAGGAGGGACATCCTCTTATGGAGAGATATTTATACTAAAAGTTCCTGCAGATGCTATATCTGGAGGAGTTCCTCTTACAGATTCTTTCTATACTTTTGATAGGGGTTTAAGTAGGGCTTCAAATTTTAATATTTTGACCGCAAAATTTGGAGATGGATATGAACAAAGAGCTATAGATGGAACAAACTCTAAAAGAGATATGTTTGGAGTATCTTTTTCTAATAGAACTAAAGAAGATATTAATCTTATAGCAAAGTTTCTAGATGTACATCAAGCAAAAAACTTTGATATAATTATTCCAGAGTATGATGGAAATCAAACTATAAAAGTAGTGTGTGAGGGATATAATATAAAATATTTGTACCATAGTTATCATTCTCTAACCGCAGAATTTAGACGAGTTTATGAACCATGAGTCAATTTGATTATTACATTGAGTTAAATAGTCCCGGGTATGTTCCCCCGACTACAGATGTATCTGATAACTACGCAATTATTGCAAAAGTCGGAGACACTATCAATGTACAAACAGAATACACAGGAACTGAAGGCGCTATTGTTAAAGAAATACGTTATGTACGTTCTCCTAACTCAGATCCTACAGCTAATGATCCAGATCCAGATCCTCCGTGGTTAGATCATAATGAGAAAGATAAAACTTGGACTTATACCAATTTTGATAATAATGATCATTATGCTAGGTGGTACTTTTTTACTGCTGCAACTACGGGAAATGAGTTAACTACTAAAGCGCAAGCTTCTGTTAGAATTTTATGGCTTCCTTCTACTCTTGGCTGGGATGGTAATTCTGCAGGAACTAGTATTCTTCAGGGAGCTAGTGGAACTATTAATATATCTGCCCCTACCAGTCTTGTTCCTTATGTAGCAGGTACTTGGACTCCTTATCATGTTTCTGATGCTCCTGTAGCTACTCCTGAAACTTTTCAGTGGAGAATTGTAAGTGGAGGCGGCTCAAATACTTTAATCGATCCTAGTTATTTTGTAAATACGAGCGGGCAAGTATCTATAACAAGCACTACTACTGCTGTACAAATTCAACCAACTGCATCGTGTCCTCCAGGAAGATATTTTCTAAAACTTCATCATTATAATACTACTCCGCAATTTGTTAATGGAACTGCTTCTGCCTCTACTACTGGGGGCTGGAATACTTTTATTGATGAAATTACTTTTGAGGTAGAAGAGTATGTACCCCCCAATGTTGCTGCAACTGGCACAGTTACAATTGATGGAAATCAAGTAGGATTTGGATATGAGTTTTCTCATACGGAAAATATTGCAGACAGTAACGGACTAGGTACTTTTGAATATCAATGGAATAGAAACGGCTACCCCATAACAGGAGCAAATGCAGCTACATATACAACAGTTGCTTATGACTTAGGAACTTCTTTATCTTTAACAATTAGTTTTACAGACGGAGATGGATACAGTGAGTTCATAACTAGTAATTCTCTAGCTATTTCAGCATTTCCACCCGGAGGAGGAGACGACGAAAATACCGGCGCACCCTCCATATATTCTCTAACATTAACTCCTGATATTTTAAATTATAATGACTTTTTAGTATATAAAAAGGATGTAATTAGGGTAATTTTAGAAAATGATCCAAATGATCCGTATAGAGTAATAGATGTTATAAGTACTACAAATGCAGATGTTTCTCCCTTAACGGGAACAACTATTACTTATTTTGATATCACTTTTCTTAACAGTACTGAAGAATCAACATTCGAAGTTGAATTTAGATCAAACTCTAATCCCACATTTAGCCCTTCTTCAAGCTATACTTGGACTATTAGTGGATATGTTCAAAAGGATGGCAGACTAAATTTAATAGAGGTAGTACAAGATCAGGATATTGGAGATAATTTTATTGAATTATTTGAAATTCAATTACCTTCAGGAAACATGGCATTTTTGTACAATGGATTCGACGAGAGCTCTTTAGACAATATATATTTTCCAGACTCCAAAGGATCTGTACTAAATGAATATGTAGCTATGCCTATAATGATAGAAGGTATAGATGTTAAAAGTAGCGGAGCTTCCTCAAGACCCACTTTAACTTTAGCAAATATACCTGGAATTGCAAGAACCGTTATGAATGACGGAGATGGTACAAGAGACGAAGAATTACTTATAAATATTTTAGAGTCTGAAGGTATTTTTAGTGCTCAAGATCTAGTAGGTAGCAAAGTAACATACAGAACTACACTATTAAAGTATACTTACAATGAAGGACAGCTGCCTGAACGCCCTACAGAATTTCCAAAAGCTTCCTATTATATAAATAGAGTAGCTCAAGAAACAGGACCTTTAATGGCTTTAGAACTTGCCAGTCCTTTAGATCTGGAAGGGTTTAAACTACCTAACAGGTATATTATTGGTAAATACTGTCCTTGGAAGTATCAGGGCTTTTTTGAAAATGGTCAAGGAGGGTGCACCTTTCCTTTAAATAGTAGAGGTAACTTATTTTTTGATGAAAATGATGAGTTAATAGTAGGTGCAGCAACATTTCCTGACTGGAGCCCAACAACATCCTATGTAGAGGGCGACAGAGTAAAAACTATTACTGGAGCAAGCGCAGTATATATTCCTACAACTTATAATAGTAAAGTAGTCAAAAATGCTAATGCTGGAGATTTTGATTTATATATTGCGTACAATAGAGACTGGATGGAAGCTGACGATGCGGCACAGATACTAGCAAAAATAAATAATTATTATTTAATACCTAGTACTTTAAATTCTCCAGGTCTTGTAACTAATGTTACACTTACTCCCGGGATGACCTCTGGTAATACTGTTTTATCATATGAATATAAAATTACATTTAGTCGTGCATTTCTTGGCCCGATACTAAAAGGTACTGAAATAAGTTTTACTGATGGTTATAATGGAGATGGATATATAAGAATTTGGGAGGCAACTAATCCGAGCAAGGGTAGAAATCCAAATACTCAAAAAGGCGTTTGGAAGAGAATAGATGTTTGTGGAAAACGAGTAAACTCTTGTAAAGTTCGGTTTCAAGCAACTAGTACCCCTGGAGTTTTAGACACTTATTTGCCTCTTCCTTTTGGCGGATTTATAGGAACAAATAAATTTAAATGATAGATGAAATACAAGAACATTTTGCAAAAGAATATCCTAAAGAAGGCTGCGGAATTATAGGAATTGTTGAAGGAAAAAAACAATGGTTTCCCTGTAAAAATATTGCTACAAATAATCAAGATTTTATAATGTGTTCAAAAGATTATTTAAATGTAATTAAAAAAGCAGATATTTTAGGAATAGTTCATAACCATATAAATACTAGTAATGAACCTAGTGAATCTGATATAAACGGATGTAACAGTACGGGAATACCTTACTATATTTTTGATTCGGAAATGAATTTAAATATAGTAGAACCAACCACAAAAGCATTTCCTTTAATAGGTAGAGAATATAAATTTGGAGTAATGGATTGTTTCGAAGCTATTAGAGACTATTTAAAAACTCAAAATATAGAAATCCCTCCTAGAGCTTTGTTTGAAGAAAATTGGTGGAAGAAAGAAGATTTAAATTATTTTACTGATGATATGGCAAAGCAATGGGGAGGAAAACGCGTAGATAAAAAAGAATTACAGATAAATGATGTATTAATTTTTCAAATGGAGTCAGATGTACCAAATCATTGCGGAGTTTATATAGGCAAGGATATGTTTTTTCACCATGCAGTACATCGTCTTTCTTGCCGAGAATCTTTGTTTCCAAGATGGGCCCCCACAATTGTAGGAGTTTATAGATATGATGCGTAAAATATATTTAGAAGGGGATATAGGCGAAAAGTTCGGAAAAGAATTTACTATGGACGTATCTTCTTTCCAAGATGTTGTTAAATGCCTTGATTGTAATTTTCCAGAGCTTCGTCCATATTTAATAGAATCTTCGGAAAAAGGTATAGAATTTGTTTGCGAAGTAGATGATACACCTATTACTGATGAGACCGAGCTTTTGCTTCACTATGATACAGGCGCAATGACAATTCGTGCTATACCAGCAGGTTCTGGAGGAGTTGTAAAAGCAATTGTAGGCTTCTTGATGGTAGCACTTTTATTCGTTCCAGGAATGCAGTTTTTAGGGGCGGCAGCAGGAAAAACATTATTTGCAACCGTTATGGCAGGAGGAGCTAGTGGATTAGCAATAGGTGCTGCTTTAGGACTTGCAGTTCTTGGGGGAGCACTTTTAATGCAGGGATTAACTGAAATGATGATGCCTGATCCTGCGACAGATAATGGTGGCGCATCAAAAGAGGATACTTATCTTTTTCAGGGGTCGGGACAAGTAATTGCTGAAGGAGATCCTGTCCCGGTGCTTTACGGGCAGTTAAGAATATCAGGGAGGCCAATTAGTTTTCAAACTGCTAATGCAGCTGCTGTATTTGTTCATAGAGACCCTTTAAACGCTGCCACACCAAATACCGATAATACAAATGAGGAAGGCACAGATAATTATAACGGAAATACAGATGGCGGCAATGGCGGAGGAACTGATGGAGGGGGTGATGGTGGAGATACTCAACCGACCCGTCCACCCAGTGGGCCTGATTTGGACCGAAGTATTATTCCAAGATTTGAGTATTAAGTAAAGGAGTAAATTTATGCCAGATGGTATCGGGGGTGCGAATTACCTATTTAATTTAGGTATTGGCGGACCAAATAATTCAGGTAATGTAAATCAAACAGAAAGAGTATTTACTCAAACTGGGTCAGGCACAGTAATACAAAATATTTCTATTACTGATGCTATATGTGAAGGCCCAGTAGCAGGTTTGGTAAATGGAACAGGGTCTATTTATTTTGATGATGTTCCTGTAAAAGATGCAAAATATTTAGGATATATTCCTCCCCAAGGAGTATTAGGCTCCGCTATAGATCCTAGTACTAGAATTGCATTTTCTGGTAAAAATGGAACTTTATCAAGTGGGAGTACGCTACCAGATTATATGATTGATACCAGTACCGGAGATTACTATGCAACCGGAAAAAGTATAATTTTATTTGATTATTTATTCGTAGATGACTTAGATATTACATCTACTGTAAGAGATGCAAATAATCAAGTAAGAATTACAGCTGATGCAGCAAATAATTTAAGCGGAGATATACAAAGGTGGATTACCTTAAATGATGAAAATTCGCGCGCCTTTTTAGTAGCAGCAGATGCTGGTAGTGTTATGGGGGGCCAGACTGTATATGCTATTGCAAATACTATTATATTTGAACCAAAAAATCCTTATGTTGCCATTTACCCCCAAAAGTATAAACTATTTATTGCTAAAAAGTTTGCTCTTGCTAGTATTCCTAACAACAAAAGTGTTGTAACCGAAAACGAACCACAACCAGGAAATTATATATTTTCAATTACAAGCTCTCTTCAGTTTAATTTCGAAGAAGAATCCCAGATAGAATTACCAGATGAAGTTACTGTAGACGATGCACCAAATTATTTATTGCCCGACGAAAAAGACGCTTGGGTAGACTACTATAATCGACAGTCTGGAGGCTGGAGAACTGCGGGTAATTTTTTAAAAGTAGAAGGGCTTTATTCGCAAGAACGTAGGGGCTATTTGATACAAGAGCCTTTATCAGAAGTAGGCACTGTAGGGGCGGCCGTAGTTACAGAAGGAAATTTAGGAGGAATTACCACAGACTTAAAAATATTAGCCCCAGATCCTAATAATCCTACTCTTTCAGACTACGGCAAAAATACCAATGAATCAATAACAATTTTTGATATACACGGGCTTCCTAATATCGATCCAGAAAATGGATATGTAAATAGAACAGGGTTAGGTCAGCTGGAGTTAAACGCACATACTGTAAATAATCCTACAGATATTCCATCAAGTGCTTTTGCAAATAATGCAAAAATAAACGAAATGGATCAAATTTCTTTAATGATTACCTACCCTCAAGGATTACATACAATGAATCAAGAGGATGGAAGTCTATTGACTTGTTATGCTATATACAAATTTAGAATAAAATTTACAACAAATGGAATTACAGGACCTTGGGTTGATTTATTTGGAAATTCTGTTAGACATTGGGGAAGAACAAGAGCAGGAATTTCTTATGAACATATTATAGACTTAGAAAGTTTCAGACCTTTTGATACTTTTGTACTACAAGTAGCTAGACAAACTAGAAGTGCAGGGCTACCTGTTTACTCAACTGGAAGATCGGCAGGCAGTGAAGATGATAAGACAGACTATTATACGGTTGCAGAATCGGTAATTAGTAAAATTCAATGTGTCATAAAAGATAAATTCACCTACCCATACACAGCACTAGTAAATACAATTTTTAATTCTAAACAGTATAATAAAGCTCCCAGAAGAACTTATGAAATGCGCGGAATGTTAGTAAAAATTCCCGAATCTTACACTCCTCGGGAGTACTCTCATACGGGCAAAGCCGAGTATGAAAATTTTTGGGGAGGAAACTTTAAAAAAGTTTTACACTATACTGATAATCCTGCTTGGTGTTTTTATGATATAGTAACAAATAATAGGTATGGTGCCGGACAGTACATTTCTGAGTTTGATATCGATAAGTACTCTTTATATAGAATTGCTAGATATTGTGATGAGCTAGTAGGTACAGGTAAAATTGCAGGTTTTACTAGTTTTAAAACAGGAGAGTTTTATAGAATTAAAACAACAGGAGCAATACCTTGGACAGACATAGGAGCTCCTGATGGAAATGTGGGAACAGAATTTAGGTACATACGTCCTACAGATAGCGCTCCTTCTGATATGGAAGGAACGGCAGAATTATTAGAACCTCGGTATAGAATGAATGTACTTCTTACTAAGCCGATCGAAATTTATAAAGTATTGAAAGATATGGCAACCAATTTTGCCTCTATAATTTATTGGCTAGACGGTCAAATAAGTTTAGTACAAGATGTTCCTTCTGATCCCGTTTATAACTTTACAAAAGCTAATGTTATTGATGGGCGTTTTGCGTATGAAGGAACTCCTGAGAATACAAAATTTAATCAAATAATTGTAACTTGGAATGACCCTGCTGCAAACTATGAGCTAGTCCCTCTACTTATAGAAGACAAATCAGATATTGCAAAAACTGGACAAATTAGGACAAAAGAAGTAGTAGCCTTTGGTTGTACTTCTGAAAGTCAAGCAATACGAATGGGAAAGTGGAAACTATGGACGGCACAGAATCAAAGAGAAGTCGTTACATTTAAGACGTCTTTTGGTAGTGCTTTCATAAGGCCAGGGGACGTAATAACAGTACAAGATGGAGATCGATATGGAATTTCGTATGGCGGAAGACTTAGTAGTGGAGGGACTCTTAATTCTTTAGTTTTAGACAGAGAGATAACTTTTAATTCTACAAGTGACTATGAAATGTACCTAGTAATTACAGAGCCCGCGGCTTTTTATACCGGAGCTCAATCAATTGCTATAAATGGAACAACTTATAATACTAACGATAGAATACCAGAAGCTTATGTTTTTAATGGCAAAGACTATATTTTAACAAGTCTAGATAGTGAGAGTAAAGCTTCAAATGCATTTTCTAGTTCTGCTGGAGATACATTACTTCAAATGTCTTGGCATTCTGCAACTTATGTGCAAAAAGTAGATATAACTAACCCCGGGACAGTTACAACATCGTCCATTAACTTAGCTAGTAGTTTAGATAAGGTTCCTCGAGCAAATTTAATTTGGTCTATACGAGAAATAAATTCAGACGGGGCCGAAATATTAGGGTCAGCAAAAACGTATAAAGTTTTAGATATAGCAAAAGAATCTAAAAATATATTTGCTGTAACGGCCGTGGAGCACTATAATCAAAAATTCGGAGAAATAGAAAAAGAATATGACTTAGGAGCTATACCCCCTAGTGCTTATGCAGAAAAAGAGCCTGATGTCATTCCTTCAGTTAAAAATCTGCACGCCTCATTTGAAGGCCCTCAAGCTACTCCATTCTCTGAAATTTTATTATCGTGGGATAGACCAGAAAATGACGAATGGATTAGTCATTTTGAAATAGTACATACTGCAGATACAGTAGTGTCTCCTGTAACCACCACAGAAAAGTCAATAAACTTTCCAGGATTTGATTAATGTCAGAAGAAATTACATTTAAAGTAAGAAGTGTTTCTCATAAAGGAAACTATTCTGAATTTAAAACAGTACGGATAAATAGAGATGGGCAAAAGTTTACTCTTATAGGCCCTCGTATTCATGATGGTATGCCCAAAGGTGCATATGCTAGTTTTAATGCAGATACAGTCAATTCCTTTAGAGCCGATGAAACTCAAAGTACAGAGGAAGGAGCAGGAGATCCTGTATCTAGTAGGTATAGGGGTTTAATAAATTGGCCTTTCTTAAGAGATTTAGTAGCAGAGTTATATCCTGACGGCTGGACTTATGAAGGAACCGTTTTAAATCCTCAACCTACAGAAGATTTTGACGAATTTGATTACACTTTTGAAAGCTATCCTGTTAATATATCTTCAATAGTAAATCCTCAAAATGCAATCACAGTATCAGAGCCTCAAGTAGTAAACTTAGATGGAGTAGTTCCTGACGAGACACGCGAACTTTATATACTATTTCAAGCGCAGTATAGAACCATTCATTTAGTGGAGTGGGACAAACATGCAATGCCAACATTACCGTTTTGGAGATTTATGGGGGATGGCACGCGTGCTATGGATCATAGCAGTAATTGGCTTAGCATTGGAAATGTTGCGGTATCAACTGACGGTATAATGACAGGTTCAGGGTTTAGACAATCTCTTAAAGTTAATGATACTGTAACTTTTCCTGTAGGCTCTATTAATGACGAATACTTAGGATTAGGGGCCAAAGTAATAGAAATTAACAGTGATACCCAAGTTACTTTAGATCGTTCTTTTGAAACCGAACTTCAAGTTCAAGCAGCTTATAGAGCTGTTTATCGTCCTAACTATTCTAATGACGCTGTTCTTGCACAAGTTCTTAGAGGTCCTGATGGGCCACCTTACGTATTAAACTTTATACTAAATCGTTCCTTTATAGGCGCTGTTTCTAATTTAAATCCTCAGCAGCAAGCAGAAACAGGAACAAGTGATGGAATTACAATAAATGGTCCAAATGCCGGAATTGACGTAGCTGGAGGAAGTATTCGTGGGGGAATGACTGATTACGGTGTTGGTACCGGTTTTTGGTTCGGCGTAGATCCTACAGACGGTTTACATAAAGTAGCTATAGGAGATCCAGCAGCAGGAGACTTTATAACTTACGATGGTACAGACATTAATTCTAAAATGAATAATTTAGAATTAAGAGGCTGGCTAAGAGGTCCTGCTAACTTTGTAATTGACCCAGCAGTTCATGGAGACGATACGGGTACTGTAATTATTGCAGGAAATTTACAAGTAGATGGTACTACAACAGAAGTAAATAGTACTATTATGACTGTAGACGATAAAAATATAGTTCTTGCAGATGGTGCAGGAAATGCTGCAGCAGCACAAGGAGGAGGTATTACTCTTGACGGAGCTTTTGCAGCAATTCAATATAATATTGCTTCTTCTTTACCAGATGGATCTGGAGGTACGGGGCCTGCATGGGAATCTAATATTCAATGGACAGTTGCTGATGGTCTATCTGTTTATGGCTCTACTCATTTAAGAGAAAATGTTTTACTTGGAACTTCTTCTACCGATGTAGTTACTTTTAATGCGGAAATTGAAGAAAATTTAATTCCTACTACAGCAAATAGTTATGATATTGGTAGTTCAGCTAAAAGATGGGGAGAATTATTTGCAAACGCCGCAGATATAGGAACAGGAGGACTGAAAGTAGCAGGAGGTTCTAGCACTCAAATTTTACAGCATGATGGTACAAAATTAAGCTATATTGATTATACGTTAGAAAGTTTAACAAATGTTTCTACTGGGGCTACCGCGAATAAACTTTTAAAATATGATGGTACAAATTGGGGTCCTGGAACAGTAGCATTTTCTGACTTAACTAATACTCCCACAACTTTAGCAGGTTATGGGATTACCGATGCTGCTACCGCAGCTCAAGGAGCAAAAGCAGATTCCGCAGTACAGCCGGGGGATAATGTTTCTGTTCTAGCTAATGATGCAAACTATGTTACTTCGACCAGCCTTCATGCAGTAGCCACAAGTGGTAATTATAGTGATTTAAATGGTACTCCAAATCTTCATGCAGTAGCAACATCAGGCTCTTATAATGATTTAATTAATAAACCAAGCATACCGACAAAAACTAGTGATTTAACAAATGACTCTGGGTTTATTACAAGTGCACAAATACCTAGTGATGTTAGTGATCTAACTGATACTACTAATTTGCTTTTTTCAGGCAACTATAATGATTTAAGTAATAAACCAACTATACCTACAAAAACTAGTGACTTAACTAATGATTCAGGATTTTTAACTTCAGGGAGTTTTGCAACTGTAGCTACTACAGGTAATTATAATGATTTAAGTAATTTACCAAGTATACCTACAAATAATAATCAATTAACAAATGGTGCGGGGTACCTTACAGATGTATATACAATTAATGGAAATTCTATAATAGGAACAGGTAACTTAAATGTACAGGCTACTCTTGACGTCGCAGGACTTACTGATGTAACAATAACAAGTATTCAGTCCGGTAGTTACCTTTTCTACCAAGGGCCCACAGGAGGCTGGGTAAATGCACAGCCAAGTATAGCTACCTTTAATGATGTAGCATATAGCCCTAACCCTCCAGCGACAGATAATGAATTACTGCTTTGGGATACTACAGCCGGAGAGTGGCAAAATAAAGCTTTTAGTACTTTTAACTTAGGAGATCTAGGGGATGTTAGTAGTAATGTTCCTTTTTCTTCTGACTCTGTTTTAAAATGGGATGCCACAAATAGTGAGTGGGAACCTCAAATGCTTTATCTATTTAACTTAGCAGATACGGCAGTAGGAGGTAGATCAAATGGCGATGTATTAACTTGGAGGTCTATAGACAGCAAATGGGTGGCTCAAGCTCCCGGCACCAGCATAACATTAGGTAGTTTAAGTAATGTAGACTCCGCTGTAGATACCGGTGGTACCTACCACGTTTTATCTTGGGACGGTAATGAGTGGCATTCTCGCCACCTTCCCTTTTATCATATAGATATCTCATCAAATGATTTTAGAAATGAAGTAGACAGTGTGCTGCCTTATGGACTAAATACCTCTAGTGCAACATCTGGACAAATTTTAGCTTGGGATGGAACTACTAGCGACTTTACTTGGGTAAATCAAGCAAGTGCAGGACAAACTCTTGCTGGACTAACAGATGTAAATATTCTTGGTGCAACTCAAGGGGATGTTCTTGTTTACGATAGCGGAAACAGTGCTTTTGAAAACGTTCCGCAATCGGATCTGGATGTAGTAGAATCTGGAACTTGGACTTGTACTATCGCGGGAAATTCTGGAGGAACTCAATACTACGTAAAAACAGGAAAGTTGGTTCATGTTAGTGTGTCTGCATTTAATATAGGTACTAGTACAGCTGGTGCCATTCCAATAACAGGGCTACCCTTTGCTATAGGTAGATCCGGCACTGCTCCTGTAAGAATAACGAATTCTGCTACTAGTGTTTCTGGGGCAAGTATTTATGTAACCGCTATAGCGGGGACAAGCACTTTATATTTAGAGTATAATACCGCATCGGGGTCTCCAACAGCCGTACCAGGATCTATGCTAGGAACCAATACTGGTTTATCATTTGGAATAGCTTATCAAACGACATAAGGAGAGTAAAAAATGGCGTTAACTAAACAGACAGTGGTTGATAGAATAGAGATTGTAGAAACTCAAGATGAGTCCTTTAATACTATAGTCGCTGTTCAAGTAAGAGAAAAAACAAAAATTTTAGAAGATGGTAATTTACTTTCTTCTTCTTTTCATCGTTATGTAATTTATGCCGAGGATGATTATTCTCAACGAGATGAAAAAGTACGTGCTGTATGCGACATTGCATTTTCTTAACTACTAATACCCTTACAAAAAATATATCTTGACAAGGCAGGTATGCTTTGTTATAATCATACCATAGAATATTTAAAAAAAGCCTTCTTAAATAAGAAGTTAGCGCCCTTCCAATGAATAGATTAGTGACACTTGTTAAAAACGATACAGGACCTGATTTAACTGTAGTTATTGTTAAAAATGAAAACAATGACAGGTTTGTCACTGATTCTGCTAATGTATTTTTAAATATTCGACGAAAAGATACTCCTACTGCAATTGTGAGTGTTGCGGCAGACGAATTTAAATCTACAGATACTCAAGGCCAATATGTTTTTAATTTGAAGCCTTTTTTAACTCATGCCGATGTAGACGATGATTTTTATGAAGCAGAGGTAGAGTTTATTGTACCCGCAGGCGTCGATGAGAGTAATAATCCTTTGACAGAAGTTTATACAACTTTTGAACAAATTACTATACAGGTGCGGGATGATTATACATGAGCGGAAAGTTTCGCATAGATTCTTTAATAGAGAACTCTTTATTAATAGCAGATACTAGCGATACTGCTATAGAAATCGATGCTGCTTCGGTATCTCTTCTATCTTTTTTAGATGTAAGAATTACTCACGAACAGCTTTTACGATTTTTTCTCTTGGATGAAGTATTTCAAGAGGATGTTTTTGCAAAAATTGTACACTATAGACGAAAGTTCAATGAAGTATTAATTACTCCTGAGTTAGTATCTAAGCAGCCAGCTCTTAGTGAAGATGAAGAGCTACTTACTGTAGAAAAGTTTGATTATTTTCACCTTCGTAGACGACTGCCGCAAGAAAACATACTGTTTTCAGATTCTATAGTTACTCCTAAAGTTAAAACAAAAAATGAACTTTTGTTTACAAGCGATCGGGTGTCCAAAAGACTGCCTGACATAACAGCTCGACACGCTACTAAGGATGAAAAATCAGATTTTGATTTTATTGTAGAGTTTTTTGACGAACAAATAGACTTTATTTTAATAAGAAATCGTCCTCAATTTGATGCAGCAAGAGTATTAGAAGTTCCAAATATCTATAGGTATACTAATCCAAGAGATTTAGTATTTTTAGAAGATTCTATTAAACGCGTCCAAGCTATTACAGCTCCTCATGAGACGCAGTTAGTAGACCCTTTTGGTGATGGTAGTGTACCTCAAAAGCCGGGCTTCGATCACATTGTAGAATTTTTAGATGAAAGAATTAATACTCTTCTTTTCCGTGCTCCTATACAACAAGGAGCTTCTTCTGTCGAAAACTTTATTATAAGTAGAATTGTAGATCCTAAAGATAAAGTATTTACATCTCAAGAAGAAGATAAAACAATTGGAAAACAATTTAATACAAATGCTAATACTCCCAGTAAAGATATTTTTTACACTACTACAGCAAGAAATAGTGCGGCTACTAATCCTTTACTAAATTTTGTTAAATTCACTTTAATAGGTAAATTAAAGCAAGATAAAGTTTCTAGCTCGGACAGTATAGCATCAATATCAAAAGTTACAGATATACAGCAAGATAGGCTTCGCACACTAGATACTGCAACTTGGTTATTTGGAAAGCAGTTAAATATAAATGCTATTAGTAGTGCTGGTACTACTAACAAAAATATTGTATATGCTCAATCTGTTCCAGGAAAGTTTAAATTAATTCTTAAACAGTCTCATAAGCCTGTACAAGATAACTTAAAAACTTTAGATTCTATTCTTTCAGCAAAAAGTCATCTTTTAAGCGATAAAATTTATCAAGAAGATGATGCTCCTTGGCTATTTAATAAATTTGCAAGACATGCTACGCAACTAGTAGATCCCTTTGGAGATGGTAGAGTTGCTCAAAAGCCCGGGTTAGATTTTATTGTTGCAGTACAAGCAGAAAGAGCTGCAGATCCTTTATTTAATTTTGTAAAACTGGGAGCGACTCTTGGCTTAAAAAGTGAAGATGCATTTGTAAAAGAAGATGCTTTAGTTTTTTCAGATGCTCTTCTAAATACTGATAGAATAAATTTTGTAAGTTCACAGAAGAAGACAATAGCAAATTCGCACAGAGTTTTAGAAGTTAATCCTCACAATCCTTTATTATCCATACAGGGTATCAGAGACGAAACCCAAGAAGAAGTAGGGATTACTGTACGAAGATATCCGCAGACTCGCCCCCATCCTGGCGTACCAGCTGCACCGAGACACACTTTAGGTTTTGTAGATTTAGGGCCAGGAAAAAATCCTTTATCTGAAGTAGAACTTACGGATAAGCTACCTCAGCTTAGTTCCGCAACAAAAACGTTTAAAGATAGATTACATTTTGAAGAAGTAAGAAAAGAAAAATACTTTATAAACAAAGATCTACCGGTAGAATTTATAACGGATTTTCAACAGTCAGGAGTCTCTGCAAGAACTCCCGGCGCTCCAAAAATTAAATCGCATACTAGTTTTAACCAAGTAACAGATTCTTACTATGAGAGAGCTTGGAATACTTTTTATAAACATCAGCTAAAACAAACTCAAGGAGGCTATTGGAATTCTTCGGGTGTTTGGGTTCCTCCAGTATATCAACCTACATATCCTAATATAAGCTCTATGTACGGAGCAGGACATTGGATAGACGGAACAAACACATTTCCAACTCTTCCAAATAGAGAGTTAGCTTGGTTTCAAGCAGACAGTGGAAGAAGGGAAGATTACGCTTTAGTTGCAGATGCGGAATATAGTTTAGAGGGAGATTTTTATAGCTTTATGGGAACAGGCTATAAAACTCGATATAGATATTGGACAAACCCGTTTCAAACTTGGTTTTCTGGACCCTATAGTTATTTTCCTACAAAGGATGCCCAAGGTAAAAGAGTCTTATTTTATAGAGAGTTTACTAATAGAGACTTAAATGACTCAAGAGCTCCCAGATACTTAATAAATTCTCAGGGCGTTAAATATCAATCGGGGTATAATAAAGGTAGATTAAGATACTCGGGAATTACTGTATTTCAAAAACTAGCGCGTTTAGGACTACTTGGAGGAACTTTTCAGAAGCGTCGATCACTAACGCCGTTTTTATCAAACAATGCAGGAATAAAAGTAACGCCGCCTTTAATATCGAGTTCTGGGAACACAAGCGTACAAACGGATAGAGTAGGTGCATTTTTCTACCCCTATCTTCAAAATCCTGTCGGAACACCAGAAGATGTTATATTAAAAGAAACTCGTGGACCTATAAAGAGTTTCTTAAGAGCGGGGTATGTAGGTCCTGTAAATGATGCATTAGGAAATTATTTATATGACGTAAAATTAGAAACTATAAGTAAACACTTTTCAAATTACCATAGAAAAACATTTTTAAATCCTTTTGATAATCAATATATTGAAGGACTATTTGGAGGTGCAGAATCTTCATTTGCTGAAAAAAGTATTCTTACAAATATATCATATGCACTTCCTCGCTTTCCCTTAGATACAGGATTTGTTAGAAGTAGAAGAAGCGGGGCAGACGGAACTTCTGATGTTAAAATGACTCCTAATCGAGTACAAAAAGACGATATTTTATTGTCTTATATAGGTCCAATACATGATGCACTTGGAAATTATTTGTATGACGTAAAATTGGAAACTGTAGGAAAGAACTTTAAAAATTCTAGTAGAAAGTTAATAATAAATCAAGTTCAACAATTAATTGAAGGAATTGAAGGCGCCCCTAACGAAACTTTAAACTTTCAAGACTTTCCTTTAGTTATATCAGGTAGTTCTCCTATAGTTTCAGATCGTTTTTATATAGGAAATGAAAAAGTTTCAAAAGCTCGAGAAACCTATATTAATGACGGTGAAGTTAGTTTATATGAAATTATTCCTGACTTTGATAGCTCAGGGGCACTTATAAATTTAAATAAAGAAGCTCCTTCATCATTATATCAACTTCGTAGATGGGGTAAAAATTTATATGCTTCAGAAAGTATTTTAGTTAATCGTAGAACGGATGTAGGGGGGTATACGTATACAGCTTATAATACTTATACTCCAAACAATGTTCTTGAAAGCTGGCAGCGACCAGGCTATGGCCCTGGTACTTCAACTTTAGGGAGCTTTAATTATAGTACTGGATTTTTTTGGAAAGGTAGTTATTTAGCGCATGACGGTAGTACTCTTTCCACTCCTTACTATTATAATTCTGCCACTAAAACTGCTTTTTTGTGGAACTCTGTTGCAGGATATTGGGTACTAGTTACTGATATAGATATATCTATTTCTAATATTTTAGGTTCTTATGGGCAAAATGGATTTATACAGCCTTTAACTAATAGAACCGACCCAACTAGACCTTCTGCAGGAAATTTTACATATGAAGATACAGTTAATGGAGGTTTAATAAATGATTATATACTCTATCCAACGTATAATATACCTAGTGGATTACAGTCTGAATTTAGGTGGAGAAACTTAGGTAATATAGAGGCCATTTATGCGGGAGATATAAACTATAATATAAATAATCCCGGAGGCGGCCCAGGATACGCAAGTAACCCCCGCCTTAAACTACTGAAAGGCTCTAACGATCACTTATATGTAATTCTTTATTATGGTTCGGGAGTCTTGACATCAGGAAATATAAGCAATAGTCAAGTAGGAAATGGTAGCGGTACTAGCTGGCAACAAGCTAGTTATTTAACTCTTGTTGACAAACAGACTCCAGTACCTGGAGAAACACTTTCTCCAATATTTATAGCTTCAGAAAATTCAGCGACAGACAATACATTTGTACAACAGCTGAGACATTTTGATAGAACACATACGGAAACGGTCGAGGTTGCTGACCCTGGATCCGCCTTTATACCCGTGTACTGCGCTTCATACTTTTTGGAGCCTTATGTCAGCGAAGATGGCAAATCCGCCAGTTTTTAGGAGATTTTAAAATGCAAAAAGACAGTGCTCAAATCAAGGGAATTGTCAATCTCGTTTTGAGAGATAACGCGGGTCGAGTAAAACAACATAAAACTATTCGAAATATGGTAACAAACTACGGTTTGGCCCATATTGTCGGCCGTTTAATAGACCCAAAACAAGATATTCGAGGAAGCCATGTTATTCCTCGAATGATGAGCCATATGGCGATTGGCTCAGGCCAAGCAGACGCAAGTAGAGGTGGTAATGTAGGTTCATTTACTACCACTAGTGCAACTGATCGTGCCTTGGAATTTGAAGAAGGGCTTCGTGTACAAGTTAAAAGAGATACGTCTTTTAATGCAGAGTATGCAACTTTTACTGTAGACTTTGCAGACACGCTTCCTGCTCCATATCTGAGAGCTTCAGGCACAACTCTTACTATTGCCCCTACAACCAACCAAGGATCAGATGCTTACAATGCTAGATATATCCGTGCGCCAGGTGGTAACATTGGTGACGCAATTATGACAGTAAGCGATACTACGTCAGGAGGCACTAAAGCTTTTCCCGACGGGACAAAAATTCTTGCAAAAAATATTAATTCTGACGGTCTGTTGGAGTTTACTTTGGACGCTACTATTGATACCACTAACTCTGCATTTGCTACTGCAGGCACCCCTGTAACATTAACGTTTACACCTATTCAAAGTCAGGTTGGTCGTTTGAATCCATCAACAGGAGTTGTAGAATCTACAGTTAGCTGGAGTGGCGCGGGGGATGTAACTGGTGTTAATTCTGCAGATCTTGGTGGATCTGGAAACATTCCTACTCGAGGCATTATTGGAGGCTACTACAATCAGGGAGATGCTGGTATTAATGGCACCAGTGATCCAGTGCCCCCATTTTTTGGAGACGCAGACGATGTACCTGTAGATATTGCATATGGTGATCCTTTTGTTCAATTTGGTACTTCTGTTGACGGAGTATTCCAAGGTACTGTTGCGGGTAGTAGTGTTGTAATTGACCAAGGTGTAGATCCTGAAGGGTACCCAACTAGTGAAAATGATTATGGTTCTCAGCCTAGTCCTGTTGACACTTCGGATCCCACAAATACTAGCCCTCCGAATGCTGTTGCAGGTACTAAAAAGACCGGTACTCGTATTGTATACGTAGCTACTTTTAAAGAGCAGAATCCTGCTCCGACTGGCACAACTTTTACAGGTGGAGGCACCGAGTGCCCAATCGTAGAAGCAGGTATTTTTAATGCTCTGGAGCCTGATGTAGATGCTAATACCAATGCAGACTTAACTTCATTTGATCCACCCCTTCTTCCAAGCGGCGGAACAGGTACAGCACAAACTAATACTTTGGGAGGCTCAATCGTTACTCTTAACGCTCCAGGTTCTACTAAGGGTGCTATTAGTCAAACTATGCTGTGTCGTACCACATTCAACGTAGTAAATAAAGCAACTGATGATACTCTGCAAATTACTTGGTCTGTACAATTGAAAGACACGCCGTAATTTACAAAGTAAGTTAATATAGGGGTTTTTAATGTCTGCACATATCGGCACTAACATTGTTATTGTAACAAAAGATACTGCTCAATCGTATAGTGATGGTAGCAGCTCGAATGCTGTTAACAGACTGCTTTCTGTTTTAGAAGTTGATACAAATTTTATCAACTTAAAAGAAGCCATTATTCAATTTGAGCAGTATGCAAGTGCTACTCTGGCACCATTGGCAGCCCCTTCATTAACAGGAAATGCAACTTTAAATAGGACAATTGCGGCCTCAGACGATAGTATTAGTATAGCTAATACACAGTTTGTTCAGGACGTAGTTGCTCCTATTTTAAGTGTTCAAAATGATTCTCAACTGGGAAATGCAGCACTTTTTGCTGACCTAGCTACTAAAGCTGATTTATCCGCTTCTAATACTTTTACTGTACCACAGTATATACAATCACTAAGCTATACGCAAGCCCAAGCTAATACATCAACAATAGTTACTTCAGGCTATGTAACATATCATCTAGAAAATGTTGTAGGAGATGTATCACCTCTTAGCTCTAATGTTAATGCTGTAAATAACTTAGGTAATAGTACTAGTCCTTGGGATACTTTGTATGTTAATTCTATAATTCCTGTAGGGTTAAATTCAACAATTGGTACAGCAGCTAAGCCTTTTAAGGAAGGCCACTTTGCAAATAATACTGTTTTTATTGGTACCGCAGGTCTTTCTCAAGGTACTGCAGGTGGTTTAGTACTTCCTGTAAATTCATCAATTGGTGATGATGATAGTGTAGTACCACGAAACTTAATTTCAACAGAACTAGATAAAGGTGTGGGGGCTACTACCTCTGGACCTAATCGCTCTTTAAAAACGTCTTTAACTGCATCTGGAAATATTACGGCTAAAGATGCTCTTGTTTTAAACAGTGATGGTACTGTTTCTACAATAAGTACTTCTAATGATACTTTCATAGGTTTTGCAAATTCTACAGCATCTACAGGCAACTCTGTAGAAGTTATTATTTCAGGTCCAGTTACTGGACTCTCTGGGCTGACTGCAGGAGATGAAGTATTTATTGGAGTAACAGGAACTCTTCGTAATAGTAGACAATTTGATAATGATGTAAAAATAGGTGTAGCACAGTCAGCTTCAACACTATTCTTATACTCAACTTCTACTATAGATTTATATGCTCTTTCTAGTACAAAAACAGAACTACAAGATTTTTCTGTTAATACGTTAGCAGCAGGAACGAATGCTTTATCATATAACTCATCTACAGGCGTATTTGACTTTACTCCTGTTAATTTAAGCACTTATGCAACTCAGCTATATGTTGATACCGAAATTGCAAATCTTGTAGACTCTGCGCCTACAAGTTTAGATACCTTAAATGAATTAGCCGCAGCATTAAATGATGATGCAAATTTTGCAACTACAGTTACAAATAGTTTAGCAACCAAAGCTCCTTTAGCAGATCCTGCATTAACAGGTACTCCAACAGCTCCGACAGCAACAAGTGGAACAAACACTACTCAAATTGCTACAACGGAGTTTGTACAGACCGCAGTGGCAAATGATATTGAACTTACGGATTTAAGTGTAAGTACTGTGAGTGCATCTTCAGGAGGCGCCCTTAGCTATAATAATACTACAGGTGTATTTACCTTTACTCCTGCAGATACTTCTAGTTTTGGAAATGCTAGTCTTAATAGTTTTAGTGTAACTACTGGCACTCCAAATTCTAACGGTGGATTATCATATAATAATACTACGGGCGTATTTACATTTACTCCCGCCGATTTAAGTAGCTATCTCACAAGTTATACAGAAACTGATCCTGTAGTCGGTGCAATTAATGGCATTGTAAAAGCAGACGGAGCAGGAAATATTAGTGCAGCGGTGGCAGGCACTGACTACAGTACTTTTGACGCAGCGTTTAGCTCACTAACAGGTACTCCTACTACTCTTTCAGGATATGGTATCACAGATGCTGCACCTTTAGCTTCTCCAACATTTACAGGTACTCCCGCAGCCCCGACGGCAACAACAGGAGATAGTAGCACACAACTTGCAACAACTGCATTTGTACAAGGAGAGATCGCAGGATTTAGTACATCAGGCGGAGACTCTCAAATAGATTTTATTGCAGATGGTGCAATTACTTCTGGAACTGCAGTAACTCTTGGAGCAACTACTGGAGAGGTAACGGCAGTAGCTACAGCGCCTGTAGCAGGCGCTCATGCGCAATTGGCAAATAGTAGTAGCACTACTCATTATTATACTCAAAAAGATGCTCTTGATTACAACGATCAAGACGGAGTATACCAACAATTTTATCAGAATACTAGTGGTCAAACTGTAGGTGTAATTTGGAATACAAATCTTGCTACTCTAACTTTTAGTCCTGGAACTCCTCAAACTCTTTTATCTAGTCTTACTCCTGATAAGTATTTTCATATTAATGGGACTTCAACAGGTATTCTTAAAGTTGGAACGAATTCTTATATTGTTACAAATAGTTCAGGAACTTTATCTATAGGTCCCGCAAATAATGTGGGTGCGTATAGTAAAATTATTACTACTGAAACTGGTGATTTAATTGCATTAAATGGTTCTGACTGTCATTTTGTAACAGTATCAGGAACTACAATTACTTTTGGTAGCGCAATAGCAATTGGTCTTACTCCAGCTTATGGAGCTTTTGAGTGGTCAAAACTTTATAATAAATTGGTTGCAGCTTCTCTTTCTGGAGGAACTGTAACATACTCGATTGGTACAATTTCTGGAACAAGTATTACTTGGTCTACTGCTGCAACAAATACGACTTGGGCAACTAACGGAAATCAAATATTCTACCACGTAGGCTCTGAAATGCTCATTTCTAGCCGAAGAAATTATTGGTATGTAGGGGCTCCTGTCGATTTAATGATGAGAAGCTCTACTTTTAATGGAAGTACTTTTGCATTTGCTTCAAACGCAGAATCAAATGTACTTAGTATGGGGCCTGGAAATAATAATGCAAATTATTATATCTTAGAGCATACAATAAAGTGTTCAAAAACAGATGATAAGTTTGGTATTCTTACAAAATATGATGATGGAACTATTCATAGAGCTTTAGCATCTGTTTCGACTTCTGGGGTATTTGCAAATGAGCTAGGAGCTACTCTAGTAGTAACAAGAGATTATGGTAGTGCTTCGCTAAGATTCCCTGCGGGGGAGAATGATCCTGCGGGCTATCTTGCAATGGTATCTAGCGATAGGGACACTTATCCTAGTAATAATAGTAATATCTATACTTCGTTTTTCCGTACTTCTGCTGCAAGTACAAAAGATTCTTACTTAGGAATTGCACAATCAACTGTTGCAGATGGCGATACAGTAACTGTAATGCTTGCTGGAGCAATTAGTGATGTACACTCATCGCTTACTCCTGATACAACAATGTATGTACAAGATAACGGCACTATTTCTACTACTGTTAGTACTGTTATTGCTGGTAAAGCACTCAATGCAACTTCCATACAGGTATCAGATTCTAGAGGCACATTTGATAAGCCCGTAACATTTAGTACAATTACTGGAAAGCCCACTACTCTTGCAGGATATGGTATTACAGATGGTGCTAGTACTTTATTAGATATAGATATTGGTAGCAACGATTTTATTACTACAGGTAAGGCGTACTATGCAAATATGTTTGCAACTACAGGAGACTTACCAAGTGCATCAACCTATCATGGTATGTTTGCACACGTTCATGGAACAGGAAAAGCCTATTTTGCTCATGCAGGTAACTGGGTAGAACTTGCAAATAACTCTCAAATTTTTGACGGAGCTTGGAGTAGCCTTACAGGTACTCCTACTACCTTGGCAGGTTATGGTATTACTGATGCTGCTTCTGTTTCCTATGTAGATACAGAAATTGCAAATCTTATAGATTCAGCGCCAGGAGCTTTAGACACTCTCAATGAACTTGCAGCAGCTTTGGGGGATGATGCAAACTTTTCTACAACAGTAACAAATAATCTAGCTTTAAAAGCACCTCTTGCAGATCCTGCACTGACAGGGACACCTACTGCACCTACTGCTACAAGTGGTACGAATACAACTCAAATTGCAACTACTGCGTTTGTTCAAGCTGCAATCTCAGGACTTGGAGGCGGAGGCGGAGCTTCTGTAACCGTATCAGGAACAGCTCCGAGTAGTCCGTCCGCAGGAGATCTATGGTTTGACGATGTAGATTTAGTATTATATGTATACTACAATGACGGCACATCAAATCAATGGGTACAAACTAATCCCTCTGGAGCGGGCGGTAGCTCAGGAGGCTCAAGTGGTGGTGCCTCTGTAACTGTAGGGAATACCGCACCTACTTCGCCAACGGCAGGGGACCTGTGGTTTGACGATGACGATCTTTTCTTGTATGTATACATTGATGATGGTTCATCTACTCAATGGGTAAAAACTAATCCTTCTGGGGGTGGAAGTAGTAGTACTTGGGCAGAGAAAACAGCAGCCTATACTGCAGAAGCTGGAGACAGGTTGATTGTAGATACTTCAACTGCAGTAACAGTTACACTTCCTGTAGCTGCAGTACTTGGCGATGAAATAAGAATTATTGATGGTACTGGAAATGCGGCAACAAATAATATTACAATAGCACGAAATGGACATAATATTGAAGGTAGCGCAACAGATTTAACAATTGATGTAGATAGAGCAGCCTTTGGATTAGTATACTATAATGCTACTCAAGGTTGGGTAATGACGGAGCGATAATGGCAAATTATTCTGACGTAAAAGCAAGCGGAGCAATAGTTAAATCTTATGCAAACTTTGCTGCGTTTCCTTCCAGTGGAAATAGTGCAGGAGACCTTGTACTTGCTTTAGATACTGGAGGTATTTATGTCTGGGATGGATCAGAGTGGGATCGTGTAGCTTCTGGAGCAGACGAACTTCCAGAGTTTACAACAGAACCCGCTGCAAGTTATGACTTAAATGATGACGGTACTGCAACAGTGATTACTGTTGCTGCGACTGATCCAGAAGGATTTCCAATAACATATTCACATGATACTGTTCCAAGTAATCAAGCACAGGCTACAATCACAAATAGCGGTGGAACCTTTACTGTAACACCTACTACTACGGAGGCAGATGCCGGCACGTTTAGTTTAAGATTTAAAGCAAGTGACGGTGTGAATGTATCTTCAAAAACAAGCACTATGAATTTATCTTTCTATTCTGGCCTTCTTGACTTCAGCCCCTCTATAGATGGAGCTAGTAGCTGGGACTCAGTTAATGGAGCAGCTTCAATTTCTTTGACTGATACAACCCAAGAATACACAGTTACAAATAATAATACTAATGCTGTCGTACTTCAGTTTGATGTACAAGGAGGTTCAGGACATGTTCAAGGTGGCAGTTCTGCCGGTACGGGAGGTCGTGCTATTGCTACTTATTCTATTCCTGCGGGCGGATCCATTAAATTACGTGTAGGAGCTGCTGCGCCTGGTACGGGGTCTGGAGGAGGGGCTTCTGCAGTTTATAGTAGTACAAATGCAGATACTCCATATATCGTAGGCGGTGGTGGTGGCGGTAGTGGTAATACTACAGGAGGTAATGGAGGAGGTGACTCGGGCGGTGGCGGAACAAAAGTAAGTGGTTGGAACGCATACGGAGGCGGTGGAGGTACTCAAACTGCTGGAGGCGGTGGAGGATCTGGCGATCGTGGAAGCGGTAGCGCGGGCTCTTTTAGACAAGGAGGCAATGGATTCTATAACTCTACAAATGGTCCAGGAGGTGATGGATGGGCTCCTGGAGGTAGAGGAGGATACAAAGGTGGAGACGGCTGGCAAGGTGGTGGTGGCGGAGGCTACTACGGCGGTGGAGGCGGAGGCGCTTCTGCGGGTGGTGCAGGCGGTGGCGGTGGCTCCGGTTTTATAGGAAATGGAGCAACTTCAGTTTCTAACACGGCGGGAGGAGCAGAACAAGCAGGCGGCAAAATTGTGATGACACCGGTACCATAATGGCAAACTATTCAGACATAAAAGCAAGAGGTAAAAAAAGTTTTGCAAACTCTGCAAGTTTTCCTGCAAGCGGTAATACAGGTGAAATTATTGTAGATCAAGCAACAGGAACTTTGCATGTTTGGAAAGGTAGTAGGTGGGATCGTGTAGCTTCTGGTCCTGATGCAGGTCTAATTTTTACTACAGAAGCACAATCTTCTTATGTTCTTGCATCTGATGGTACAGCTACTACAGTTACGGTAGCGGCTTCGGACCCAGAAGGGTTTCCTGTAACATATAGCTATGACGTGCTTCCAGCAGATCAGTCACAAGCAACAATTGTAAATAATAATGATGGAACTTTTACAATTACACCATCTACAAATTCTGCTAATGCGGGAAACTTTACACTAAGAATTAAAGCAGACGATGGAAGAAAAGTAGTACGAACAACGTCGACTGTATATCTTGCTTTTGCTACACTTACAGTATCTCCTGCAGTAAGTGGAAATACAACTTTTACATCAGGAAGTGTAACAGGATTTGCAGCTAATACCGTTTATACTTTAAGTAATAATACTGCCGCTGATTTTGATTTAGATTTTGATTTAGAAGGTGGAGCAGGTGGAGGTAGAAGTAGCGATGGGTTAGGCGGGGGTGCAGGAGGGCTTACATCAGGTAGATATACTCTTGCTGCGAATTCAAGTATTAATCTTTTAGTAGGGGCTAAAGGTAATAATGGCACAGATTCAAGATATGGAGGAAATGGCGGAGAAGGTACTGGCATTTACACAGGTACTTACGGTTCTGGAGAAGTTCCTATAATGGTAGCTGGTGGTGGTGGCGGTAGCATGAATGGAGGCACTCAAACCGGCGGGGGTGGAGGCACTACAGGAGGTGCTGGTAGTGACACTAGCACCAACTCAAATGATACTCCAGCGGGAGGAGGTACTCAAACCGGTGCAGGTGGAGGTGCTGGAGGTAATAGATACAATGGAAATCCTGGATCCGGAAGAAATGGTGGTGCGGCACCTGCAGGAACTTCATCGGGAGGAGGTTATACTAATCCCAATCCGGCAAACTCTGGCCCGGGATTTGGAAATGGCGGCATAGGTTGCTTCTTTCCTTCGGGCGGCGGAGCTGGAGGTGGGGGTGGTGGCTACTATGGCGGAGGCGGGGGAGCTATTGTATTTCCCGACGCAGGGTCTGGAGGAGCGGGTGGCTCAGGATATTTTGATTCAAATGTAGTTACTAATGGAAGCACTACAACAAGTGGAGGAACCGCAAATAGTAACGGATCTTGCACGATCACATTTGTATAAGGAGTAAAAATGGCATATAATTTTCCAGATAGTCCGAGTAACGGAGATACATTTACACTAAATGGTGTAACGTATGCCTATAACTCGACAAAAGGAGTATGGAAGGATACTGCTGTAGGAGTTTTGCCCGCGACAGTTACTTCTTCTGATACTGCTCCTTTAAATCCAAAAGCGGGAGACTTGTGGTATCGTACAGATGTTAGTAGTCTTTATGTTTACTATAGTGACGGATCTTCAAGTCAATGGGTAGGTGTATCTGGACCCGCAGGACCTGCAGGACCCGCAGGAGCCAATGGTGCTGATGGTGCTGATGGTGCTGATGGTTCTTCTGTAACTGCTTATGCAAATTTTGCAGCAGTTCCTACTAGCGGAAATACTGTAGGAGATTTTGCTTTTACTTCTGATACAAAAACACTTTATGTATGGGATGGTACAGAGTGGGATCGAATAGCTGCAGGAAATGATGAAAGTCCTGTAATTACTACAGAGCCGCCTACTACACAAGAATTAAATAGTGATGGAACTACAAGTACAGTTACAATGGTGGCACAAGACCCCGAAGGTTTTGATATTACTTATGGAATTGCTTATAAAACTGCGAATAATGCAAGACCTTCCCAGCTTAGTGCAGATACAACTATAAATCAAAGTACCGGTGTATATACTTTTACGCCAACTACTACAAAAGCAAATGCAGGAACTTTTCGAGCACGTTTAAGTGCGTCGGATGGAGCAAGAATTACAACTCGTTTTGTAGACTTCAGTTTGAGCTTTATTGTTGCAGATATTACTAATTGGCAACATCATTCTCTAGCTCCGATGGCAAAAATAACAGACGGCTTAACACTAACTGCAAATGGAGGTAACTGGGTCGCTTATGCAAGTAATTTATCTACGCTTGCTCCATATTTAGAAGGGGCTTGGGGTACTACAGATGTAAATAGTGGCCAAGCGGATGCAGGATCTATAACTTTTGATGGCCCGGTTAGAATTTGGCTATTAAGAAACGATTCTTCTTGGAATGCAGTATCTGATATAAATACATATACTTCCCATGCAACTCTTTCTTCTGATGCTATACCTGGACAAGGTGCGGTAAATGTATATCGAAAAGATGTTTCAGCAGGAACTTATAATTTAGATACATTTTCAGGAATGTATTTTATTACAGCACAAGATGGCACCAAAGATAGTATTCAGTATTATGGAGCTGATCTACCTTAAGGAGTAAACAATGGCAATAAATTTTCCAGACAGTCCAAATAACGGCGACACACATACCTCAGGAGGTAAGACATTTACTTATGACTCTACTGTGGGCGCTTGGACTCCAGATCCAGAAGGACTGCCTGTAAATGTTGGACAACATTGGCTTCCTGTAGGAAATGAAGTTTATGATCTGGGGTCTTCTACAAATAAGTGGAGAGACTTGTATGTATCTGCGGGAACAATTAATCTCGGGGATGCAAAAATTACAACAGATGAAACAAATGGTAATATTGCAATTATTCCTCCACCTACTACAGAAGTTCCAAACCCTACAGCTTTAGTTGTAACTCAAGATGGAAAAACTACTACTACAGCAACTACAGCAGGTGCCGTTAATTTTACTCAAGTACAACAAGATTTAGCAACTAATCCAGGTTTTGAAGTAGACCTTTCAATTACTCCAGAAACATTTACAATTAATGTAGACGATCCTACGGCAGGCCATGGGGCAGATTGGCTATGGACTTGGGATGCAGGAACAGTAGCTTATGCTAGAACAAAGATTGAAAATCAACAGCAATCTGTAGTACCTTTATATAATCAGGGAACTTATACAGTAAATAATTTTGCGGCACACGACCTTCATGGTAGTATGACTCAAACTCATAAAATTTATTTAAAGTGGATTGAAGGTGCAGGCACAGATAATAATGTAAGTTGGTCTACTTCCACACTTAATGTTACAGGAGTTACAAATCCTGCAATAAATGGAGGACAAGCTACTGAAGTTCAAAGACTTGTTATTGCTGTACCCTCAACAATTACAGCACCTACTCTTACTGCTCCCACTGTAACTTATGATGTTGAATTTGCAACGACAGGGTACTACACCTTTAGTGGAACTGCTTCTGGAAACAATCCTACTCTTGGCCCTCTTTACAAGGGAGGAACTTATACTTTCAATTTAGACGCTTCTCTTTCGGGCCATCCTTTCTACTTAACAACAGATGATGGAACAAATTTTTCAGCAGGAAGTTATATAGGAGAGTATACAAGCGGTGTAACAGGCTCCAGAAACGAAAGTGGAACTTTAGTATTTGTAGTTCCAAGCGACGCGCCGGATACTTTGTACTATCAGTGCGGTAATCATTCTGCTATGCGAGGGCAAATAAATATTAAGCCTCTCGAAGTAGAGACTTACGAAAATGGAAACTATAGATTATTTTTTCAACATGATCAAGAAGGACACGTTACTCCAGTAGAAGTTAAGCCAGTTCCTACTGTTGCAGATATTGGAAACTTGTGTCTTGTATATGATGCCACAACGGACAAATTCAAAGTAAAAGATATGGGAGAATATCTAGATGATACTGTTCAATTTCAAGCAAAAATTGAAAAAATTGTAGAAACAAATACAACTCAATTTGCAACAACGACGTCTTTACCTGCAACTGTTAGAGATAATACGCCGTTAGCAATAAATATGCATAAAATCGGGTCTTTAGAGGTTGGAACAGGGACTAAAAGATGGTATGCACCATTCAATCTGGAAGTTAGTAAAATAAATGCGAAGTTAGGGGGTCTAGCGGATGCTGATGTTGTAGCAGATGTAAAGAAAAACGGAACATCGGCTCAAACAGTAACTGTTTCTGCAGGAAACACAAGTGGAACAGTTAGCAATCCTACTTTGACAATGGCTGAAGGAGACTACTTAACTGTCGATATCACAAATGTTGGTACAAGTGCTATTGGCTCAGATTTATATTTACAATTTATCCACAAGAGAACTTAAGGAGATAATCTATGGATTTTACAAAAATTATACAGGTTCCAGATGAAGATGGAAACCCTGTTGACGTTACTGAAAATTTTCACGCAACTCTTACAGACGGAGTTGCAGAAATTTTTGTAGTAGATTCTGAAAATAATCACACATCTGTGGTCTTACAACCTTGGAAAACTCAAGATGATGGCAGTCGTGCAGACTGGACAGACCTCAATGAAGTAGTAGCTTGGTATCAAGCTCAGGCCTAAGGAGAAAAACTGATGGCAAAGATTAAAGACGCACGATCCTTTAGAGTTTGTACAATTTTTGAGGACCCAAGGCCTGGAAAGAATACTATCTATTTGGACCACGATGCTTATGACAAAACTACTCTTGCTCCGATTTTTAATGGAACTATTCAGATGAGGGCCTCGTCTGAAAAGAAAGCACAAATGGGCTATAATGACTCTTCGAATTATACTCGAAATACAGACGGTAACGGATATACTCTTCGCGCGGGTACTCCGATGTGTCAAGTTCTTGCAGACGAAACAATGTATTGCTGGCATTACGAAGGAGGCCACGGAGCAAATACCTTAAATAATGTTCAGTATGAGCATCAATTTTGTATTGATCCGGATACTCCTAGTTCTTACTTAAATCGTTTTACAGATGCAAATGGAAATGAGTTAATTATTTGGAATGAAACAATGATTTCTTATAATTGGTATTACACTCATGTATGGTACAACGTGCCTTCCAATAAAGAGCTTTATGAAGTACTTCCTACAAACATTTGGGGGTATGGAGGAACAACAGGCTCAAGTGACACTCAAATGCCTACAATTTATGTGCACAAAGACCCAAATGGTGATTATGTGGGAGGAATTTCTGCAACGAATCGATGGGGCTATAACTTTAGACCTTGGATGGGAATAGCAAGAAATAGCTTTTCCAATTTTGATGATTCTCAGATGAATATGAATTTGTCTCGACGAAACCCATACTGGGTTCAATATATTGGAGCTGACAATTCTGATCTTCCGTTGTATTTGTACACTCATCACGACACGGACTACCAACACTATATTACGCGATTAAATTATTCGAGTAATAATACAACGGATCTTCATACGTTTAACACAGCTCCAGCAGCGGCAGGAACTAGTTATGGTGGTGCTCGTACAATGAACGCTACAATGGCTCAAATGATAAAGTTTTCTTCCAAACATTTTGAAGATCCAGCAAGTGCAGGAAATCGTGTATGGTATACTCCGTATTTTGATACGAGCTATAACTATCACCCATGGGTATTTAAGTGGGATAAAACTACGGATACTTTTACAAGAGACCAAGTTACATCAATTAGTGGTGATTTAAGCTCCACTCATATGTTGAATCTTATGGGAACTACAAATGATTCCTATGGATTCCGAGGCGTTGTATGGAACGAATCTTTTGTAAGCGGTGGAAATCGTTATCTCACTCTTATGTATATGGCGGGAGAGCATCGTATTCATGACAGCACAACGGATGGTCGTACTTTTATTACTTATTCTGTAGATGCTGCTGATGCAACTGTACTTACTCATCATTCTACCGTTACAATTCCTGAAACTGCAAAAAATGCAATGTTTTTTAATGACGCAAAAACTCTTCTTGGAGTTATGGGAGCAGATGCATTTTATTTCTATAATTGGGATAATACCAATGGTTGGGAGTTATCAACTACTTTAACGAATAAAATTTATTCAATTGGAAGAGACAGTACTGGCAGAATTATGGCAACTGCACAAAATAAAGATGCCGAATATTTGGAAACTCATGTAATTACTCCGTCTATTCCTGTACGTATTACCATTACTCCTGCTTCTAATTCATATAACCATACAGGAACCGATATTAATAGTACAGTTGCAGTAAGTGCTTATAATATATCAGGGGATAGAATTGCTACAACGGTGGCTCTTTCTATTGAGGGTTCTACAATGACATTTGCAGGAGGAGCAACTACTACGACTGTGAGCACTTCTACAAGTGCGGACGTAAATGTAGATATAATTATTACGGCCTCTGGTGTAAGTGATATCGTAGCAAATGTGAGTATCTAAAATGTCAAATACCGCTACAATAAGATCAACTTCTGATCCTTCTATAAAGTTAGCGTATCCTCGTGATACGCTAACTATAGATGTAGATGGGTATCCTGCGTGGTCTCTGCAAGGGACCACTACTTACGACTTAGGAGCTTTTATATTAAATTCTACGGGGGCGTCTACTACGGTGACAGCAACGGATACTTTAAGTGTCGAAAACTCTGGAGTTACACTGTCGTCAAGTTGGGCACAGCCTCTTGGAATTGCAGTAAATGGGCTTCAACTATATAGTCCCACAGCTAGTTGGACTACCTATAATAATCTACAAAATACTCAGTCAAATATTGGAGTTGATTTGCAAGGACTTGTTGCAACTCGAGAAATCAATACAAGTGATGCAATTGATATTACTTTCATATTTACAACAACTGTTTATATGATACGGCAAACAAATTGGAGTGGTGTTGATCTGACCGGCTGGACAAATATCGGAAATGCTGGAAATATTGTTCAAGACAGTGGAACTGATGAGGCTGTATATGAAAAGACTTTTACAGCCGGAACATATTCATTTGATAATTATTCTGCAATGTATATGTTCGATCCAGATAGAACAACAACTGTTCCAGCGGCGGGTCTTTTACAATCTGTAAATCCTTTTGCAAATTTAACTCGGGCTGTGCCTACTTCATACACCGCTCCTACTTTTAATGTAAATGAAAGACTGCAAATTTCCGCAAAACGATCTTCTATTGTTTCACTTTTAGAGGAGTTTCGAGAAAGTATTCGAGCAAATAGTGGTATAGTTCCTTTTAGTTTAACAGAACTTCAAAAATTGGAAGGAACAATTAAAGAGTATAATATTTCCAGAGGAATTGCAAGTAATGTTGCAGGCTCTGGAGGCGGTGGCGGTGGCCCTACTGAAACAGAGTCTTGGTTCTAAGGAGTAACTAATGGCATATAATTTTCCTGATAGCCCATCAAACGGAGATACAGTAACAATAAATGGAATTGTATATACATATAATTCTACAAAAGGTGCGTGGAAAACTACCGCTGCTTCCGGCGGAGCCGGGGGAGGCGGCGCTTCGGTGACTGTATCAGAAACAGCACCTACTAGTCCGAGTGAAGGCGATCTTTGGTTTGATCCGAGCGTACTCAAAACATTTGTATATTATAATGACGGCACTGCAAATCAGTGGGTACAAAGCAATCCTACAGGTAGTGGAGGCGGCGCGTCTGGAGGTGCATCTGTAACTGTATCAGAAACAGCACCTACTAGTCCTTCTGCAGGAGACCTGTGGTGGAGCTCTTCCGAAGCAGTTATGTATATTTATTATACGGATACTGACTCAAGTCAGTGGGTTAGTACAAGTGTTCCTGGAGCTGACGGAGCTGACGGAGCTGACGGATCCGCACAGTCTTATACAAACCTCGCTGCATTTCCTTCTACTGGAAATACTCTTGGAGACCTAGCTGTAGCTCAAGATACAAAAGCACTTTATATGTGGGATGGTACAGAGTGGGATAGAATTTACAATGGCCCAAACGAAGATGTCACATGGACTACAGAACCTCCTGAAAGAATAGATCTAGCTATTGATGGCTCTACTTCGTCTTTTACTGTTGCTGCAACTGATCCTGAAGGATTCGATATTACATATAGTTATGATACTAGCCCCAGCAACCAAACACAGGCAACAATAAGTCAAAGTGCCGGTACTTTTACTTTTACTCCTTCCACAACTCTTTCGGACGCAGGAGCGTTCACATTTAGATCAAAAGCTAGCGATGGATTAAATGTTAGTGCACGAACATCAACAATTAGCTTACAATTTTTTGATGGTCCCTATCTAGTAGCAGGCGACGGTACACAAATAATTGGAAGTGGTGGAGGAACCACAGTAACATTAGCCGATACAGTTTCAGATGCCTTACTGCAAAATGATGCAGGTAGAATAGATAATACAGGAGAACTTATACTCTTTACCGGTATGCCCGCATTTAGTTTTGATCCTACCTCTAGCGATAGAATACTAGTATATGCTGTGCAATATGATTATTTAGGGGGTGCATCAATTGGTATAAGTGCAGTTGATAATTCTAGTAGAGGTTTACAAGATATAGCATACTCTGGAGCAGGTTGGGCGTTCGGAACTAGTAGCGGGTACTATTCAGGGAGCAATTCTTTAACTACAGGTAAATGGTACATTATTGCAATACAACTAGCGACAGGTGCGGGTGCGGGTTTTGATGCAAGAATTTATAATGTTACTGATAATACATGGCTTGATGAAACTACAAGTGGAGGTTCCCAAGGGTATGGCTTATGTTACTTACCTATAGACGGAACATATGATAATCATATGGCCTTTTTTGGGGCAAATGCGCCTTCCCCAGTAGCAGGATATGTTGCTAGAGGCACTATGAGCCATAAGGTAGGGGGTGTTGGAGTAATGAATAATAGTGCTCCTATAGATACTCTTATAACACAGTTTAAAAACTTTATATTTACGTAAGGAGTAAACAATGGCAGCAATTAATTTTCCAGCAAGTCCTTCAAATGGTGATACTCATCAGGGTTTTGTATACAACTCTACTTTAGGAGTATGGCAAAGTGCTGCTTCACAGACAGCAGTCACTTCTTTTACAGGACTGTCTGACACTCCTTCAGCTCTCGGAACTGCGGGCCAGATTGCAAAAGTAAATTCTGGTGGTACAGCTCTTGAGTTTGCGGATCAAAGCGGTGTTACAGTTTACGCAACTATAGACTTGCTTCCAGAAACTGCAAATGCAGGAGATCTTGCATTTGTAACAGCAAGCAATCGACTATATCTATGGAACGGTAGCGGATGGTATAATATTGCTTTGATCAATACAAATCCAACTATTTCTGGAGCCTCTTCAAGCTATGGTCTTGCAACTGATGGTACTCCAACTGTAGTTACAATTACTGCTACAGATCCAGAAGGACTTCCAATTACTTATAGTATAGCAAGTGATACTTCGGGAAATACTGCGACCGTAACACAAGGCACTGGAGCAAACACAAATGTATTCACAATTACTCCATCTACAAACGATGCAGATGCAGGAACATTCTCACTTACATTCCGAGCTTCTGACGGTGTGAATATTGCATCCGCAATTTCTGAGTTTACTTTGGCATTTCAGGTACAAAACAGCAACTATACGACTGCATTGATTACATCAGTAGGTACTAATAATCAAGTCAATAATACTTTTGTAGATTCAAGTACCAATAGTCATACGATTACTGTAGCTGGAAATGTAACTCAAAATACGTTTAGTCCGTATCGCCATGGTGGATATAGCATTTACTGTGATGGTGCCAACGTAATGGATTTAGGGTTTTCTACTTTACAACCTGGTGACTGGACATTCGAATGTTGGATGAAACTTGATGGGTATACGGGTGATGCTATTGTGCTAGGAAAATATGGTGGGGGAAATCAATTAGAAGCCTTTGGTGTATCAGGTACAACAGGATATATGATGACTCATACAAACGTTGGTGTAGAAACTCCAACGTGTAATACTGATTTACGAGATGGAAAATGGCACTATCTTGTTTGGGAGAGATATAATGGTACTTATTATTATTGGGCTGATGGATCACTAGAAACTAGTTTTTCTAATTCAGAAACACCCGGTGCAACTGGTAATTGGATAATAGGCGGTGTTGCAAGCAGCCGTTTCAAAGGAAGCATAAAAGAAGCTCGATTTAGTTTGAGTACTGCAGTGTATAGCGGTAACGCGCCTACTACTCCAACAGAGCCTCAGACTACCTCTAACGCTACTGATGCCTTTTTTACAGGTGTAGGCTTAGAGATAAAAGATTACTCGAGTAATAATAGAACCTTTACTGTTCCTAGCACATTTGTGTCAGCACCTACAGCTCCGTATGATTACATTAAATATTCAGCTGGTACCAACGGCGGGTCAATGTATTTTTCAGATGGCAATGCGTATTTAACCGCTTCGCCCACCGCTCCCGGTACTGGCGATTTTTGTTATGAGTGCTGGATAAATGTTTCGCAAGCATCCGACGATGCTATTTTTGATACACGAACCCCCGCTTCCAGCGCAAGCGGTTTTACCTTGACTGTTTTGGACCCCTCAACAATTCGGATATATTCAGACAGCGCAGACGTAACGGCGTCTGGGCTGTCTTATTTGAATCAGTGGACTCATTTGTGTGTTGAAAAAGTTGGATCAACAACAACTCTGTATGTCAATGGAACTTCTTTCGGAACTACAACAGCCTATAGTAATATGTCTGACACAAGTCTCCGCATTGGAGAGAGTCCGCATTATGGAGCGTTTTCTGGTCACATTGCTGACTTTAGGTACGTAAGAGGAGGATATGTATATAACGGCAACTTCACTCCACCCACAGCACCACTAACAGCAATCAGTGGCACTGAGTTATTAATCAACGGTACCAACGCTGGCATTATTGATAAATCACAGTCCGTTAAAACGATCACGTTAAACGGTGACGTGAAGTCGTCTACAGCTCAGACAAAGTACCTAACGTCGTCAATGGCTTTTGATGGGACAGGGGATTATTTAAATATTTCATCATCTGAGATTCATGCATTAGGCAGCGGTGATTATACTGTTGAATGTTGGGTATATTTAAATTCAAGTAAAAATCAAGGTATTTGGGATACAAGAACAACAAACACATCTACAACTGGCGTTGCTTTGTATGTAACATCTGGCAATGAGTGGAGGATGGTTGTAAATAATTCAACTTTTACTGTGGGTGGTAGTATTACTAATTCAACATGGACTCATGTTGCTGTTGTTAGAAGTGGATCAACAATAACTGTTTATGTTGCAGGATCTTCAGTCAATACTGCAACATCAAGTATTAATTTAACTGACGAATCAATGTTAATTGCGACTCTAAGAGATAATGTGGATACATCCGCTACTTTTAAGTTAGACGGTTATATGTCAGATTTTCGTGTCACCAAAGGCCTCGCTCGATACACAGCTAACTTCACTCCACCCACAGCAGCTTTACAAGGATAATACTATGGCAGTAATAAATTTTCCCGATAGTCCTTCGGACGGCGATACTCAAGACGTCGGAGGAATTACATATACTTATAGCTCCAGTAAAGGTTACTGGACAGCCGCTGCTTCCGGCGGAGCCGGGGGAGGCGGCGCTTCGGTGACTACCGATGATACTGCTCCAAGTAGCCCGAGTGATGGAGATCTGTGGTATGATACCCATGATGGAGGTATGTTCGTATACTATGAAGATACTGACTCAGCTCAGTGGGTAGAAGTAATTGGTTCTGCCGGAGCCGCAGGAGCTGACGGAGCTGACGGAGCTACAGGTCCTGCAGGTGCGGATGGAAGTGCTGCGGTATATGCAACTGTAGATGATTTGCCTGGAACTGCGAGCGCAGGAGACCAAGCATTTGTTACAGCAAGTAATCGTCTCTACCTTTGGAATGGTAGTGGATGGTATAATATCGCTTTAATCAATACAACGCCCAGTATTAGTGGCGTATCTTCAAGTTATGGATTAGCAATTGATGGTACAGCTACAACAGTCACGATTACTGCTACGGATCCTGAAGGCCTCCCAATTACTTATAGTATTGCTTCTGATACGTCTGGAAACATTGCAACCGTCACTCAGAATGCAAATGTATTTACGATCACACCTTCAACGAATACTGCAAATGCCGGTTCGTTCAGTCTTACATTCCGTGCTTCGGATGGAGTCAATATTGCGACTGCTCCGGCGACTTTTACATTGCAATTTAAAGTTGTAAATCAAAAATATACTACTGCATTAATTACATCGGTTGGTACGAATAATGCTACAAATAGTACTTTTGTAGATTCAAGTACCAATAGTCATACTATCACTGCTGCTGGTAATGCAACACAGACTACGTTTAGTCCTTATCGCCATGGTGGGTATTCTATGAGGACTACAGCGGGCACGAGCTTAAACATACCAGCTTCTACTGATAATCAATTTACAGGTGACTTTACTATAGAAGGATGGGTATATTCATTAGACACTGGAGATAAAAGTCTCTATGTACACGGCTCGTATTTTGCTTTTAATGTAAATTTTGGGGGAGGTTTTAATATTTATTTAAATTCTGGGGGGGCAACCTTTTCTCCAACAGACATTGTTCCTGCTGCAAATGAGTGGAATCATGTCGCATTAGTTCGTAGCGGAAGTACTGTATCTGTTTACTTAAATGGAGTAGCATCGGCAACTACTGCAACAAATAGCGCTACTCTTGGGTATAACTCGATAGCCTATATTGGAGGTCTAGGAACTCAAGCTGCTGGAAGTATAAATGGATATATTACTGATTTTCGCGTTGTAAATGGCAGTGCAGTCTATACTTCTAATTTTACCCCTCCGACAGAACGACTCACAGCAATCACCAATACTAGCGTACTAGCTTGCCATTTACCTTACATTGCCGATGGCTCAACAAATAATAAAAATTTAACTTCCAGCGGCAACACCAAAACAGAACCATTTTCGCCATACGACTCACAAGAATACTCAGCCGGTAGTCATGGCGGGTCGATGTATTTTGATGGTACTGGCGATTATTTAAGTATTGCAGATCATGCGGACTTAGACATGGGCAGCTCTGATTTTACAATAGAAGGTTGGTATTATCCAGTTGTAACTCCGGGAGGAAGTAATGGATTGCTTTCAAAACGAGCAAATAGCAGTGAAGCAAACGGAATTTTAATATATTTTGGAGGCACTAGCACGGGCCAACCCTCCCTTTTAGTTGCACAGTCTGGTTCCTGGGCAATCAACACAGCTTCAAGTATAACTTTTAAAACTGGCCAGTGGAATCATTTTGCAATTGTAAGAAATGGAACTAGCTTTAAATTATATATAAATGGAAAGGCGGGGGTATCAGTTACTAGTTCTATTACTGTAACTGATAATGGACATCCTTTTATTATAGGTACAATGGGAGCAGATGGCTCTAACGTCTTAGCTGAAAGTAATATTGCAGATTTTCGTGTAGTAAAAGGAGCGGCAGTTTATACGGCAGACTTCACACCACCCACAGCACCGTTAACAACAATCACGAACACGTCTTTGCTAGTGCAAGGAACGAACGCTGGTATTATTGATAAAGCTCAAGCAGTAAAATCAGTCAAGCTTATGGGAGATACTAAATCATCTACAACTGAGAGTAAATATTTAACTTCATCAATAAAATTTGATGGAAATGATCATATGCTGATGCGGTCGATAGAACTTGGTAGCTCAGACTATACCGTTGAATGTTGGGCTTGGATCTCTGCACAGGGAGGCACTGCTGGAATATTTTCAAAAGGCTCTCCCGGAGGTTTGTCGAGTATAACTTGGTCATTAGAGTTTAGTAGTAGTAACAATTATGTTGCTTTGTACATTTACGCGGCTAACTCCGGTGCTTATGTAATTACAGGCTCAACAAATATAATAACCAGTAGTTGGAATCATATTGCTGTCACAAGATCGGGCAATGAAACAAAATTATTTGTAAATGGCACGCAAGACGGTTCAACTTATACAGGTAATTACACGGTAGCGGACGGCGGAGATTTTTATCTTGGAGGCGGATTTTATGCTCCAACCTCAAGAACTATTACAGGTTATATGTCCGATTTCCGAGTAACCAAAGGACTAGCTCGATACACCGCAAACTTCACACCACCCACAGCAGCTTTAGAAGGATAATATTATGGCAACGAACTTTCCAAGCAGTCCCTCAAACGGAGCCACACATACATTTGGCGGTACTGTATATACATATAATTCAACAAAAGGTGTGTGGAAGGCTGCTGCTGGAGAAGCTGTTACAATCTCAGATACTCCTCCGAGTAACCCCGGGGGTGGAGATTTATGGTTTGATTCCAGTGTAGCAAAAACATATGTTTACTACAATGATGGATCTTCAAATCAATGGGTTCAAATGAATCCTTCGGGCGGCTCAGATGGTGCTGATGGTGCTGATGGTGCCGACGGAGCTGATGCTAGTATTACAACATATAGTGCAGTTTCTGATTTACCTACGAGTAATAATGTAATAGGAGATTTAGCTTACATTACTAGTACAGGACAATTTGCAATTGCAAAATCAACAACTGATTGGACTTTATTCAGCAAAGATGGTGCAACTGATTTGCCTTCTGTTACTGGAGGAGGAAGTTTAGGTACATATACATCAGGCGGCACTACATATAATTATGCAAAATTTACTGCTGATGGAAATTTTGTACTTAATTCATCTATAACTGCAGATATACTAATTATTGCAGGCGGTGGTGGAGGCGGAGGCACAGGAACAAACGGCGGTGGCGGAGGAGGAGCAGGAGGCCTTGTGTATGCTTCAAATCAATCTCTTGCTGCAGGAACTTATTCTGCTATAGTAGGTGACGGAGGAGCAGTAGGATCGAATGGATCAAATTCTACATTTACCGGGCAAACTGATGCGATTGGTGGTGGTGCCGGTGGAGCTTATGGAACTGCAGGATCATCGGGCGGATCTGGAGGAGGTGGAGGTCGCGACGGATCTCCCTCAGCAGGTGGTGCAGGTACCGCTGGACAAGGAAATGCTGGCGGCCAAAGCGGAGGAACTGGTTGCTCTTCAGCAGGTGGTGGCGGAGGAGCAGGTGCCGTAGGCTCTAATGGTGGAACAGACTGTGGTTCCTACACAGCGGGAATGAGCGATGGAGGTGTAGGAAGTTCTACATATTCTGATTGGCTTCAAGGAGCATCTGCAGGTGAAGAAGTAAATGGAACTTGGTACATTGCAGGGGGCGGAGGGGGTGCAATAGAAGCTAATGCATCTGCTGGTACATCTTCAGGAGGTTATGGCGGAGGAGGAAATGGCTCAAACAATACAAATGGAGAACAAAACGCGACGAATGGACTTGCTAATACAGGAAGCGGCGGCGGTGGAGGCCAATTTCGAAGCAGTGTTCAAGCTGCAGCGGGTGCTGGAGGTTCTGGCATAATACTATTGAGGTGGACATAATGGCAATTAATTTTACAGACAGTCCCGCAGATGGAGCAACGCAAGTAATCAGCGGAAAAACTTACACATACAATAGTGCAAAAAATAAGTGGGATACTACAGCTACAGAAGTTGTAGGCCCCACAGCTAAAACTTATGCAACTGTAAACGATTTGCCTGGAACTGCACTAACAGGAGATCAAGCATTTGTAAGCGGCACAAATCGTCTTTACATTTGGAATGGTTCCGGTTGGTATAATATTGCACTTGTAAATAGCACTCCCACTTGGACTACTCAGCCTGATTCTTCTTATATACTTGCAAGTGATGGCACCGCAACTACAATTACAATTGTGGCTACAGATCCAGAAGGATTGCCGATTACTTATAGTATTGCAAGCGATACTTCAGGTAGTATCGCTACAGTTACTCAGAATGCAAATGTATTTACGATTACTCCTTCTACAAACGATGTGAATGCAGGAACATTCTCACTTACATTCCGTGCAAGTGATGGAGTCAATATTGCGACAGCAGTAAGCAGCTTTACTTTACAGTTTATTATTGAAAATAGTAACTATACGACTGCACTTATCACTTCTGTAGGTACGAATAATCAAGTTAATAATAATTTTATAGATTCAAGTACCAACAGTCATACGATTACTGCTACTGGAAATGTAACTCAAAGTACGTTTAGCCCTTATCGACACGGCGGGTATAGTTATTACTGGGATGGAAGTGGAACAGACTATTTTCAGATCCTATCTCCTACTGCTGCATTAGATTTTGGTACTGGCGATTTTACTATAGAGATGTGGGTCTGGCTAAATGATTTATCATCTGGAATCATTCTTGCAGACCTTCGTCCTTCAGAAACAAACGGAAACCAATACATTGGTGCATTTTCTATCGGAACAGATGGAAACTATCAAGTTGCAACTGGTAACGTGCAACGCATTGTAACAACTGGCGGTCCTATTACAGCCCGTAGCTGGCACCACATTGCTTTACAAAGAAATAGCGGTACGTTAGAAGCATACGTAGACGGTTCTAGAAATGCTACAGCCTCGTTTACCCAGTCACTAGATGCAAATAGATGGAGTTTGTTTAAAAACTCCTTTGCAGGTGGTGGGGTTGCAGATGCTGGGGGAGGATACCTTAAAGATTATCGAGTAGTAAAAGGCACTGCTGTTTATAGTGGTGCTACGTATGATGTACCAACTGAGTCCCTAACTGCTATATCTGGTACATCACTCTTACTTTTCTCTAATAGACCTACTTTTACATATGACGCGGCCGACACAGAATCTATAACATGGACGAATGGAGAGTTGGCTCCTTTCTCTCCTTATAAATATGAAAGATATTCTGCTGCAGACAATGGCGGGTCTTTAACAAATGATGGAACCGGAACAAATTATTTAAGTGTAACCTCTAGTGATTTTGAATTTGGAACCTCAGATGATTTTGTAATAGAAGCGTGGGTATATCCAACAGCAACTCCTAGTGGTGCAGCTCAAGTTGTTGATAATAGAGGCGCGGCAAATGGATTAAATTTAGCTTTTACCTCCTCTAATCAATTCGCTAGTTATTCTGAGCCTCTCTCGTCGCAATTAACAGGAACAACAAAAACATTAAATCAATGGTATCATGTAGCTGTTGTTAGATATAACGGAACAAGAAAATTATTTGTAAATGGAGTATCGGAAGCAAGTGTATCAGATACAGGAGATTATAACTCAAATAGTCTTATTATTGCTAGCCGTTACTCTCAAGATCAACAAGCATGGGCTGGAAACATCTCAGATCTCCGAATTATTCGAGGTACGATTCCTAGCGCATATCAAGGAACTTCTTTAACTATTCCTACTACACCATTAACAGCTATCACTAATACTAAACTTCTTCTTAGTGGTACAAACGCAGGCATCATTGATAAGTCGCAGTCATTGCAAACATTAACACTCAGTGGTGATGTGAAGTCATCTACAACTCAGAGCAAGTACCTAACTTCGTCAATGTATTTTGATGGGACGGGTGATAGCATCTCTACCTCTGATAGTGCAGAGCTTGGAACTGGAGATTTTACTTTAGAGGCTTGGGTATACCCAACAACGTTAAATTCTAACGACACATTTATAGCAGAGCATTGGTCAGGCACTACCGCTGGATTTATTTTTAGGGCACACACGAACAACTATTTAAGTTTGTTCGACGGCACTACAAATCGGGCAAGCAGTACGGCAATTGTCACTAATCAATGGCAACACGTCGCGGCTAGTCGAGAAAACGGAACTTTAAAGTTGTTTATTGATGGAACGCAAGTTTTGAGCGTTGCTACTTCTAGTAGTTTAACCGGTCCCGGATCAGGAGAATCTGTAACTGTGGGGGCAATAACTACAAGCAGTGGGTTTGCTAATTACTTTACTGGTTATATATCAGATGCGCGCATCACCAAAGGCGTCGCTCGATACACAGCAAACTTCACACCACCCACAGCAGCGTTACAGGGATAATAAAAAAGGGGCTTATTGCCCCTTTTTCATTTCTTCTTGAAGTGCGATACTAAATCCTTTTATAGCCATTTCAAGACGTTGAACTTTTAAATGTTCTTGTTCAAGTTGCTGTTGTAAGTCTTGAATTTGAGCCAAATATGTTATTGCTCTTTCAGATAAATTATTTGGATCAACCCCTTCACTTTTTACTTTTGGCTGACGAGCTAAATTATCGGGGGACTCTTCCCACCCCTCTTCTGGGGCCAAGGGAATATCAATATCACTCATCTTTAGCGGCCTCCTCTACATCAATCTCCGGTATGGGAGTTATTTCTTCGCTTTCTTTATTTATTTCAAGTCTTAACAAGTTAATAAACCCTTCTCTAGAAAGCTCCAGTCTGTGCGTGGCACTTTGAGAAGCGGTTATTTCCTTGTTCAGTGTTTGTAGTTGTCCTACATAATATTTTGCTAGATCGGGTAAATCTGCATAGATATACTCTTCTCCGTCAAAAGTTATTTTTGGACGATCTTCAATTTCTTCAGTCATAATTTATTCCTATTTAAATATATCTTGCCAGTTTCCAGTAGTGCTCGCACGAGCATACTCTGTGGCACGGTTTTCAAAAAAGTTAGTATGCTCTACTCCATTCAACATATAGTCAAGCCAGGGTAAAGGATTATTTTCACTTCCAAATATTTTCTTCATTCCAAGACCTAAAAGCCTACGGTCTGCAATGTATCGAATATATTCTTTTACTTCCTCTGGAGTCAAATCAGGTATAGATGCTCCAGCAAAGCATAAATCAATAAAAGCATCTTCTAATTCTACAGTACGCTCTGCAGCACAATAAATCTCATACTTTAGATCATCGTTCCACAGCTCGGGATGCTCTTTTATGAATGTTCGAAACAATTGACTCATACCTTCTACATGAAGAGTTTCGTCACGAACTGACCAAGTTATAATTTGCCCCATACCTTTCATAAGGTTATGTCTTGGAAAATTCAGTAGAATTGCAAAACTACTAAATAATTGTACTCCTTCTGTAAATCCAGAGTAAATTGCCATAGTTTTTGCAATATTCATTGGACTGTCCATTCCAAAATTTGAAAGGTACTCGTGTTTATCCATCATTTCTTTATGCTCAAAAAACTTTTGGTATTCGTCGTCTCCAAAACCAAGAGTTTCAAGCAATAAAGAGTAAGCTTCTTGGTGCACCGCTTCCATTGCTGCAAAAGCAGATAGCATCATTCTTACTTCAGGCTGCTTAAATGTAGGCAGATAGTGTTTTGCATATCCACAGCAAACATCTACATCAGCCTGTGTAAAAAATCTAAAAATTTGATTAATAAGTCTGCGATTCTCAGGAGTTAGTTTATCCCTATAGTCTCGAAGATCATCAGCAAGATTTACTTCGTCAGGAAGCCAGTGCATGTGCTGTTGTGTTTTATAATGTTCATAAGCCCACGGATAATTAAATGGCTTATAATATTCTCTTTCATGTAACAAATTACTCATATTAACCCTCACACGCTAAACACGCGCCTTCGTCAATGCTATCAAAAATGTACTGACGTAATGCTTCATCAGATACTTTTTCTGCTCGCTTGTACGCTTCACTTCTTAAATAATATAAAGTTTTTACTTTCTTTTTCCATGCCATCATATGAATAGCATGAAGTTCTTGCTTTGATACATTTGCAGGAAAAAATACATTTAAAGATTGACTTTGACAGATATATTGTTGTCGATCGGCTGCAAGATCGATAACCCATCTTTGGTCAATTTCCACTGCAGTTTTAAAGACGTCTTTTGTCCAATCATCAAGAAAGTCAAGATGTTGAACCGAACCGCCGTTTGTAATAATTCCTTTCCATACTTCATCTGTATCTTCTCCTAACTCTTGAAGAATGTGCTCTAGATATTCATTTTTTTGTAAGCTGGATCCTGATTTAGTTTTTTGAGTAAACGCATTAGCGCGATAAGGCTCGATACTTGGACTAGTATTACCGCAAATAATGGAACTACTAGCATTAGGAGCAACAGCGAGCAAATGAACGTTCCGAACTCCATAACCAACTGCATCAGGTGCTTCACCCCTTTCAATAGCCAATTCACGAGTTGCACGATCCGCCTCCGATTTTATGTGCTTAAACATTCTCATGTTTGCACTCTTTGCCATTATACCTTCAAATGGTTGATTGTGTCTTTGCAAGTAGGCATGAAATCCCATTGCACCTAGTCCAATACTTCTTTCTTGCATAGCACTATGTGCAGCTCTCCATAGCTCTCGAGGTGCGTTATCAATAAAGTAAGTCAATACATTATCAAGCATTCCAATTAGATCAGGAATAAAAAGAGGATTATGCTGCCATTCATCAAACTCTTCCAGATTTACACTTGACAAGCAGCATACTGCTGTTCTATCTTCTGCTGTAGCAAGTGTAATCTCACTACAAAGATTTGAATGATGTACTTTTAGTCCTTTCTCTTTTTGACAATCAGGCAAGGCATCTTGTACGGTATCCCCAAACATAATGTAAGGTTCTCCGGTTTCTACACGATTTTGAATAAGTTTTACCCAAAGTGTTTTTGCAGACACAGTTTTTACAATACGACCCGTATGAGGATCACGAAGATCCCAGCTATCGTCAAATCCTTCCTCTCTTGTAGCCCCTTCTATAAGGGCCATAAATCTATCTGGTACCACCACTCCATGATGTAGATTAGTAGACTTGCGGTTAATATCGCCTCCAGTGGGTTTTCGAACATCTAAAAATTCCTCTATTTCAGGGTGGGACATATCGAGATATGCTGCATAGCTACCTCGTCGAGTGACGCCTTGACTAAATGCAAGCATTTCGGCATCAACAACTTTCATAAACGGAATAACTCCAGTACTCTCGGAGCCATTGCTCGTTTTCGAGCCTACACTCCGAACCCCGTTCCAACATCCTCCGACACCTCCGCCAACACTACTTAAAAAAGCATTCTCGGTGTAATGATTTGTGATGCCTTCGCGACTGTCCTCTACATAGTTTAGGAAACAACTAATTGGCAATCCTCGAGTAGTCCCTCCATTTGAAAGAACCGGGGTACTAAACATAAACCAAAGTTTACTAGCATAGTCATATAGTCTCTGAGCATGAGCTTCATCATTAGCAAATGCTTTTGCAGCACGCGCGAAAGCATCTTGAGGTGATAACTCACCATCAATCATGTATCTATCTGATAAAGTTTTTTTACTAAATTCAGAAAGATACGCGTCTCGCGCATAATCAACTTTTATATTATAACTCACCCAACATTCTCCCTCGAATATCTTCTAAGTAATTTTTACCTAGAGCATCATCACAGTATGTGATTAAATCCATTAATTCATAGTTTCTTAATATTTGATCTGGATTTTCATTAAGTCCTTGAATAAATTTATATCTACTATTTATAGGAATTGCTTCATATATATCATAAGCACTTCCATACTCTTTTACCAAGCTTACAGCTCTTTTTGGTCCGATACCTGGAAACCCTTCAACATTATCGCCCTTGTCTCCCATTAAACATTTTACGGAGATATATTCTTCCGGCGTACAGTCGTAGTGTGTATCCCAGTTTTCTAGCGTAACTTCCTTCCTCGTTACATAAGAAAATCTACTAACATCTTCTTTTATTAGTAGGTCCCAGTCTCGGTCACTTGAGATTAGCCAAATAGATCCTAAATTATACTTTTCTTTGTATTTTACAAGGTGGGCTGCAATATCATCTGCCTCCACTCCTTGATATCGAAGCACCATGTAATTTTCTGCGGCTACTTCTAGACTTGCTTCATACTCTTCAAAAAACTCTTCAAAAGCAATCTTTTCTTCTTCTGTTTGCTCTGCAAACTTATCTTTTCGATTTTGCTTATACTTATCGCTTATAATTTTTCTATAAGAAGAGGAGCCCCAATCTGATGCAACTATAATACGACTACATGAGTAAGATACTGCTAAACTTTGTATTGTTCTATCAAAGTCATATCGAAAGTCTGTTCTTCCTTGGTGCTTCCATCTAAAAGCTAAGTTCAGGGCGTCTACAATTAGCGTTGAGTTTGACTCAAGCTTTTCATTGAAACTGAATCCCATTTTTTAAAAACTCCACTGTTTCTGATTCTAGCCAAACTTCAGCAAGAAGAACAAAACAATTTAAAAACTGTATGTATATCCAATCTTCTGTTTGCTTTGGCTGTAAATGTGTGACTACAAATACGGGCGAACGATTATATTTAAAAAATAAAAGAGGTTCTTGGTCTCCTCCTTCCGCTTGTACTTGTATTTTTTTCCACCATCTTATAAGATTATTTGTTTTTTTCGCGGTAAATATTTTATCTGAAAGGGGCGAATCAGAGTAGTTTTTTACTTCAATACAAAAACGATTTTTTTCATTTGGAACATACAAATCGCCTTTTAAATACTCTAATGCTCCCGACGCAGGAACTCGTTCAAACTGTAATCCAGTTGCAGTTCTTAGCATATCTCGTACTAAATATTCTCCCCGCGCTCCTTTTGCTCTACTGTCGACCATTGTCAAGTTCTTCTAGTGCTTGAAACTTCTCTTGAGCTTCTGCTAATTTGGATATCTGGGTATCAATTGCGTCGATTATTTCGGGGTGCTCTCCAATACCAACTGGGTTTTCCAGATATATCTCTATATTTGCCCGGGCTTCCTCGATCTGACCGAAGTACTTCGCCTTCAGGGCTGAAATTATTGCTTTCTTCATTTTCTTCTTCTTGTAAACTCCATTGTCTGCGCTGTGATAGTTGTCTATTTAGTACTCTAGTTTGCTGACGTTGTCGCACTTAATTACCTCGATTTTTTCAAGCAGTGGGTGACTCCACCCGTGACTCACAATATAAGTATTTAACTCTTCCTTGAGTAACACTTCTACCATTTTTTCTCGACCGTTTTCATCAAGAACATTTATTACTTCGTCTAAAAATAATACATTGATTCTTGACTTTGATATACTACTCATAAGTTTGCGTATTGCAATTAGAGTAGCTGTGTTTACTCTTGCGAGTTCTCCGCTGGAGAGTGCAAGAATATCTACAATATTTCCATTGTCGGTTACTTGAACATTTAGCTTATCATTTGTAACAACAAACTCTAGCGTAAATCTTCCGTCAGAAAGTTCCGCTAGGTAATAATTTGCAAGCTCTTCTAATTCTTTTACAAGATTTTCTATCTTGTATGCAAGAAGGCCGTTTGTACTAAAAGACTTTTTTAACAGCTCTAAATTCGATGAAAGAACAGAAATTTCTTTTAATTCGTTTGTTGCTTTCTCTAGCTGCGATAAGAATTCTTCTGTTTGTTCTTGAATTACTTGGATTCGGGTGTTGTGTCTTGTTCTTCTTTCATTTTCTTTCGCTGCATCTGCCACTTCGCTTTTTCTTCGGCCCAAGTCATCTCGTACTCTAGCCAAGCGCTCTTCCAGCTCGTTTTTGTCCAGTAAGGCCACTGGGAGATCTCGGTCAATGCTTCTGTAAATTTCTTCCCACTCCCTTTCGATAGAACGGGCTCGATCGTACTCTGCATTGTCTCGTTTAATTTCTGTAATTCTTCTGGCAATTTCATCTTGTCTTTCCCTTGCTTCTGAAATTTTTCTTGATTCTGCTACAATTAGACTTTCTTTAAACTCAGGGTCAACATCTTGCTCGCACGTGGGGCAGTGATCTCCTAGCTTATTCAACTTATCTAGAAGTTTCTTAGACCCCGCTACGACCCCGCTGAGAGTCCCAGATTCTGTTTGTAGATCATCATATGATACTTTGTTAGTAATTTTACAGTTTTGTGCTTCTGCTAAATTTATGGATTTCAACAGTTCGATGTACTGATTATTTTTAGAAATTTTTTTATTTTTTTCGGAAATATTTTCAATTTCTTTTGATAAAAATCGGAATTCTTTCTCTTCTTTTTCCGTGTCAATTTCTATATTTAACATGGGAAGTACATTCGTATCACTCAATTTGTTATCTTGCAACCATTTTTCAATCGTTTTTACCTGACTGTCAATACTATTAATTTGAAGAGACACATCCCTGGAAGCAGCCTTAAATATCTCAAACAGTTCTACATATTTTTCAAGAGCTAATAGCTCAATTAAAAACTTTTTACGGTTAGTATCTGTAGCTGTAAGAAATTGTAGACTAGCGTTTGTATTTTGATAAACCAATTGAGAAAATGTTTTAAAGTCTATTCCAATAACTTCTTGAATCGACTTATAGGTATTTGTAGCCGTATGGCTAGAAATATCTTCTCCATTTTTTTCAAACTTTATCTTGATGTTTGACTTTCTGTTTACAGTAATTTTGTATACATCGTCGTCTTTTGTAAAATTCAATACGATATCATAACCGTTATTTAAATAACGATTAGGAATGTCTGCTTTTTTAATTCCTTTTGAATTTTTGTTGTAAAGTGCTTCTTCAATAATAAGAGGAATGGACGACTTGCCCATTCCATTAGTTCCAAGAATTTGTGTTACTGTTTGCCCGTCCAGGTCTATTTCATTATTGGGCCCATAACTGAAGCAGTTATTCCATTGTAACTTTTGAAGCGTAATCATTAAAAGTTCCTATAATTTCTGGTATCTTTGCTTCTTCTATCTCTAGTACAAATTGTAAGTATTCACTTAATTCTTCTTGTACTGTCATTTCTTTTTCTAGTAAGAGAGTTGCTTCGGTACTTCGTCTTACTACTTTTTTATCTAATAGCTCTGAGTTTTTTACCTCTGCTAAATCCTGTATATCTCCCTCTATTTCGTAGATTGTATGATCGTAGTCAGTAGGAACCATTTCTTCTTCACTTTGTACGGTTTTACGTATCAATTGTGGAAGGTCAAAAGGCTCCCATATCCAAGACCAGTCCTCTTCATTTATAAGTAAGTATCCTGTAGATACTCTACTTCTATGAAAAGAAGTCGTCATTGGACTCCCGGGGTATACAATATTTCGTTGGGTATTACTGTGTGCGTGTAGGTCGCCTGCAAAGACAACTGGAAAATCCTCTAGCAAGTCTAAGTCCAGCTCTGGCTTGACATGAGGAGGAATTTCTCCACGAACATGAGTAAACAACGGATAGTGCTTAGGAAAATGATCTATAATATCTTTCTTATGTAGTTCTGCATACGGTAAAATACTAAAGCCCGTATCATTATCTATATATGAAATATCTATTACCTGTACTAAAGGATTTACTTCTCTACTCACTTCTTTTAACTGAGTAAAAAAAGTTTTATTTTTCTTTGTAGCTTCATGGTTTCCATCATAAATTACTGTTGGAACCTTAACATTTTTTATAAAAGAAAAATAAAGTTCTAATTCTTCTAAAGAAGGAGAGCGATCAAAAAGATCGCCCCCAATAATATGCATATTGCACATTTTTTCCAGACTGTGAATCTGTTCAAAAAAACTATTGTAACGATTTATAGCCCAAGAAACTGGGACATTTTTTTGTCCCAGTTTGATGTGCCAGTCTGCTGTAAAAAGAATCATGCAATATTAAACTCATTCTCTAGTGCTTCTTCATCGACATTAGTTGAATCACTAACGCCTTCTCGTACTCTATCGAGTAGCTCTTTTTGTGCGTCTGGAGTCGGACGGGGCATAACATCATCCATAGACTTCAGATCAACAATAAGTGCTCGTTCATCTTCGTCAAGAGGACGAGACTTACACTTGAGTACCTGTACTTGGTACTCTACATTGTAAGGCAGAGGGCCAGTCTTTACTCGCTTGAATTTAACATCCCAGCCAGTTTCTGGATCAGTAGGATCTCCTAGATCTTCTGCAGCAGTCATAATCTGCTCGAACAGCTTCTTCTTGAGATTGAAAACTTTCAGTTCTCCATTATGCAGACACTGCATTGCGTAGCTCCAGCCACACTTCAGATCTGGATAATATTCACGAACCCAATCTTTTTCCTTGTTGTTGAAACGCTCTTCATCTCTATCAAAAGAAAGACATTCGAGAGGAATGTTCTTACCATTCTCTCCTTCGATCCAGTAAACGTAACGTGCCAATACGTCGCCTACAAGGCGAACATTATTGTCGCCGTCCTGTGGAACAAAAGTGTTGATAGAACTTTTTTGAGCTGCGCCCTTTGCTTTGTTAAATGTAATTGCCATTAATGTATCTCCTGTTTTGAGGGACTTCTTTCGTATAAAAAATGAACTTGTCCATTTTCTATCTCCAGTAGCCTATTTTCATATATGTGTGGTAGTGTTTCTGCCGGTAAATGTAATAAATCTAAAGTTATTTTATGAGAAGCATAGAAATCAGGAAGAGGCCTAAGAGCAGCAATACCTGTATATACAGCCATTTCTCGAAAAGTAAATTTATATCCATTATATAACAGTCTTTCAGGATGTACTAAAAAACTTGTACCGTCAAAATTCATTTGTGAGTAAAAATACTCTTTTTCATATTTGTTCTTTGGTATTCTTTTTTCAACCAACATTCTAAGGATCCTTACTATGTCAGTAGGATCTCCCGCTGCGGTATTATATATTTTTTTCCAATCGAACAATAACATATTATACTAAAATCTGAGGTAAAAGTCAAGAACTATTTTTCTATACTTGATTGATTCGCCAACCTTGTTTTATGTAGTATCCCATTCTATTTGACGCCTGCTTGCGAGCAGTGTTTCCTTTTAAATGAATATCTACAATTACAGGTGTTTGTTTTCCTTCCCGTTCTCGTATAACTCTTCCGATAAGTTGTGTGAGGAGAGGTTCGTTGTTGATAGGGGTACCGAGTATAAGGACAGATAAGGCATTAACCGAAATACCTTCACTAAATATTGCTTGAGTACCGAATAAAATATTTTTATTGCCATAGTTTATCTGATTTAAAAGATCCTCTCGTTCTTCATGAGGAACCTCTCCCGTAACGCAGATAGCTTTTTCTCCGGCTAAAAGCGCACAATTTTTTAAAAATTGCACTCGGTCTGACACAACTAAAACTTTGTGTCCCTTTGCCGCATAAAAAGCTGCCAACATTGCAACTGTGTGGATGTACTCTTCGTTGTTCGCTAGATTCGTTACTCGATTCGCCCACGGTATTCTAGCTCCATCCATAAATCTTATTTCAGATTTTATAATATCTACAACTGGGGTCATGAAATTTTCTTTTGGCGGCTTAAATATTTTCTGGCCAAAATAATCTCGAAATACTACATGTTTTCCATCTTTTCTTTCAATTGTCCCGCTGAGACCAATTTTGTATCTTGCGTGATTTGTGTCGATGATTTTGGAAAATGTTGGCGAAGATACATGGTGCATTTCGTCCAAGATAATTGTTCCAAACATTTTTCGAACTCGATCGATGTTTCTGTAGAGTGTTTGGGTATTACCAACCACAATACAAGAATCGGTGTTAAAAGAACCAGAACCAATAATTCCTGGAGTGATTCCATAGACTTTTTCTACCTCCTTTGCCCACTGATTTCTCAAGGGTACTGTGTGTGTTATTACTAATGTCTTTTGCCCTAATTTTCCTGCTATCGCCAACCCCGTGAAAGTCTTTCCCCAACTTACCCACGCATTGATGATACTATTATCGGAGAGCTCGTCGTAAACGGCTTGTTGAGATTCGCGAAGTACGTACTGAAAAGAAGGAAAATTAGCAGGAACCATAATCCTCTTGTCAATAATTTCATATTCATCTGGTATTAAATCCGTTCTTCCAATTGGTATGCTTACTAAGTTCTCCCTAACTCTTGCCATATTTTTTATAACAAGAGGAGGGTCTTTGGGATTAGGAGCAGGAACTTTATAGGTCAGTTCTTTACTAAGATGCTCCTTATACTCTGGAGTAACTTCCAAAAGTATTCTATTACTTATGACTGCTTTCATACTTTCTTTCGCTTGTTCTTTAAACACTCAGTAGAATAGTCGTATAAAAGCCACGGCATATTATACATTAATAGAACTCCTGCCCATGTACAATCAGGGTCGGGAGGTCGAGGAATAATAAAAGATTGTTTTACACCATACAAGTGCAGTAGAGAAGCTACTTCTTTTCTAGTTACTTCTTTAATTCTGTAATATTGTATGGGGCACATTTTAGTTTTTTCATATATAAAAACTTTGCCATTTGAATCAATAAAATGTTTATCCCGGGATTTAATTAGTCCTAGGTGACTATTTAAAGATTTTTTTAAAACAAATAAGTTTTCATGTGGCGTTTGAAGTCTGCGCTTACCAAGACTGTCTCCTTCCATGTTCTTATCATCAAGAATGTACTCGTCTAGAAAAAGCAGCCCATCTAAGAGCTGCCAGTTTCCGTTTGGTAAGTTAAATACAGGAAAATTAATTCTATCTATATTTCTGTATGTTATTATCACAAATATTGTTTTTCAAACTTGCCCATAGAGTAGTCATCACCAATCTCAAAGTCACATCCAATTGGTGCTCCAGGTATAAAAATACCTCTATCCATCTGAACAAGCTCTCGTAGTTTGTTGCAATAGGTATCAATTTCTTCCTCGGGTACTTCGGCAAGAATTGAGTCGTGAACAAGAGCAAAAATTCTTGACTTTAGTTTCTCGCTTTTTATAAATGCGTTCATATCTATAGCACCTAAGAGGTTAATATCAGAAGCAGCAGACTGCACCAAAAAATTAAGACCACTCCTAATGCTATGAGATTTGATACCTTTGTCTTCTGAAGCGACATTTGGCAATCTCCTTTTACGCCCAAAGTAACTATATGTAAACCCATTTTGTTCAATAAACTTTTGATTAGTTTCGATCCAAGACTTTAATTTATGAAAAGTCTTAAAGTAGTCACTAATTACTTCAGAGGCTTCTTGCTTGGAAAAATATTTTCCACTATCTTTTGTAACTTGCTCACTGATTTTTGCAGGTCCTGCACCATACATAATACCAAAAGTCACAGCCTTGGCAGCTTGTCGACGATCGGAATATAGCTCTGCTACTTCTTCTACTTTGCAAGGTAGTTTAAAAACTTTATGTGCAATTGTACTATGAAAGTTTCCTCCAGAGCGAAAAACATCCATTAATGCTTCATCCTCTGCGAGTACTGCTGCAACATACACTTCTGCAGTGGTTAAGTCCATTGCAACTATCTTTGACCCCGTTGCGGCTTTAATACATCCTTTTACTGCAGGATTATCTCGAGGTAGCTGTTGCATGTTCAGTTTACCGCTCGAAGAAAGTCGGCCACTGGTTGTGCCATGCAAATTAAATCCTGTACGCAAACGAGAATCTCTATCTAGTTGAGGTATAATTTTATCTAAATAAGTATTTTTAATTTTAGATTTTTGTCGTATATCTAAAATTAACTGGGGGACTCCTGATTGTGAAGATAACTCTTTTAGTACTTCAGCATCTGTTGAGTCTGCTCCGGTTCCTGTCTTTTTACCTGTAGGATTAAGACCTAGAAAATCGAATAATAACTTTCGTAATTGAAGAGTACTATTGGGGTTGAACTCTTTTCCTTGTATCTGCTCAAACTTTCGTACTCTATCATCTTCATATAACTTTGTTATTGCAGTATCAATATCATCTTGCATAATATTCTGTGCAGTATACAATCTTTTCTTGTCAAATGGAACTCCGTTGTCTTGTGCATCTATTAAAAATCTAGTCCCGGGAATAAGAATATTGTCATACACCCAACATAGTTTTTTGTTTTGCTTAATTTTTACAAACTTTTCGTAGAGTAAAAATGTACATACAGCATCCATAGCTGCATAAGTTTTCATTACATCAAATGGAATCCAGCCCCATTGAAAGTCTCCCTTTAAGATACCATTTTCTTTTCTATACTGATCTATCCAATCGTACATAGGCTTCTCATAATCCCCGTAAGGAGTGAACTTCATAGCAAGCTGTTTTAGTCCGTGAGTTCCAGGATTTTCATCTATGAGATAGTGCAGTAACATTGTATCTTCAAAGCGTGGAAATTTAAAATTGAAATGATACTCAAAGAATGCCATGTCAAACTTTGCATTATGAAAAATTACACTTTTCTTATCGAAAAGTTCTTGAAGTAATCGCTCAGTATCATCATCAAAACAATCGGTGTCAATATAAGCCCCGTTAGTCCCATTATAGCTAAGACTAATACCCAGCATATGACCGTCCCTAGGATAGAGTCCAGTAGTCTCTGAGTCCAGAGCAACATAGTCTCCTTCATGTCTAATAGCCTGTTCGATAAAAGCATTTGCTGTCTCCGTATCTTGTATTCCAAACGCAATACTTTCATCAATTATTATATCTTCTATTTCACCACGAATGTAAGAAATAATACTAGCTTTGGAGTCTTCCCAAGTTTTTCTAGCTTCGGGCTTAAATGCAAGCATTGCAGGGTTAATCACAGGTAAAAATTTACCTTCAACTTTTTTACCTGAATATTCTGTTACTGAGTTAATTCTTGTAAAATATTTTAACGCATCAGATCCTACGAGTACAATCCATTCGTAAGCATCTGTATCAATATCAATATCACAGTCTCTTTTTAAAACCTTTTTAATCGTAGGATCTGAACAAAGTTGATACTGATCAAACTCAAAAGCTCCATCGAACTCCCGAGCAAAATTTGTTCTTGAGGGTTTCGTCTCTATCACGGCGACGTTAGCCATATAATCTCCTTTTTAACTTTTCAACTTGAGATTCAACAAGTGCCCCAGGGTCTGTATTTTCTAAATAAATATTTCTGGGTATGAGATCAATTTTCTCGCACATATCTTTTACTTTTTCTGCAGCTTTCTGTCCTGCTTCATCTCCATCGAAAAAGATGTCAATGTTTGTAACTCCTTGCAGGGTTAATAAACCTAGCTTTTCTTCATTAATATTATTTGTACCAAAGCAACATATAGCATTAGTTAAGCCTTTATCATGCAAATTAATTGCATCATAAATACCTTCTACAAGAATTACTGTATTTTTCAATGCTTTAACTGTAGGAAATAAAGGCATTTTTGCGCCTCTTGGAGTAATCATATATTTAGGTACTCCTCCTGACATATGCCTACCATTAAAAGCAACTACTCTTCCTCCAATATCTTTTATTGGAAATACTACTCTTCCTATGTGATCTTTTTCATGGTGAGTAAATGCGCCAAATGCATTGTATGTTTCAGGCTTTATACCTCTCCAATTGCCAGAGTACGGTAAATAACCAGAAGGCATAGAAAGACCTGCGCCTTCTGCCATTTTTTGTCTTATTTTTTTCTTTAAATTTTCTCGACGTAGCTGTAGCTGATTTGCTTTCTCTCCAAAATGATAAAATAAATTACCTTTAAACCCGCAAGAAAAACAATTAAATATTCCTGTAATCTGGTCGATTCTCATACTAGGATTAGAATCGTCATGCTCTAGGTTTAAACAGCTAACAAGAAAATCCTTACCTTTTGCATAGTAAGGAATTTTTTTATCCTGTAATAAATCTTCTACAATCATTAACAATCCGGGTCATAGCTTTGCCACTCATCATACTCTGATGGCTCATCGTAATTATCTTCATTACAATACCAAGGGCCACTATCGGGCTCAGAATACCACCAATCTTCTTCTAAAGCATTGGGACATCTTACAGGATCCCCATTGCTATATCCATCACCAACTAGATGTTCTCCACAATGGGGGCAAGTGTCTGGAGTTTTCCAATGTTCTATAAGTGCGTCGTGCATTATCTTCTCATCCTTGCAATATCTTTCATTTCTTCTTCATTGATGATGGGGACTGCGTTTGATTTGTGCATGGTTCCGATACCTTTAACAAGTGTTCCGGTGTAACGTGGCGATTCCACTCGAGCGGCAACTCCAACTGTATCGGAGCCGCTTGGGTACTCAGGAGTGGATCGTCGGAAAGGCTCTGTAGAGTCAACGGAAACCGCCCGCATAACTCTCTTAGCTCTTCTTTGAACTTTCTTCTTAACTCTGCCAGATGTGGTGTGTCTAATTGAACCATATATCATTCCCATAAATAAAAAACTCCCGCAATGAAGTATATATTATACTACAATTCAGCGGGAGTGTCAAGAATTATTTTTAGATATCTTGGATTTCTTCTCCGGTTTTATGCTCAGATGCCTCTCTTTGATCCGGCGTAAGAGCACTTTCTGGCCCCATTTTGAGGGTCTGCCAGTCCATCGTAGAAGTAAAATCTATAGGCTCATTGTTTCTTATTTTTACACATTTAAAAGTTACACAACCATCTTCGTGGTTCCAAGGTTCAAGAGCAAATGCTGCATCTGCTGCATCAAGAATACCTTTTGCAAATCTTGCTTCTCCTGTTGCATCTGTTTGATACGGAGAGAAGAAAGGTATTTTATACTCTTGTGCCATTGATTTTAAAGCTTTACTAACTTCTATTTGTTCAGTCCAATCGTATTGTCCGCCTCTCGAAGGTATATTAGATCTTTTTACTTGGTTAATATAGTCAACAATAACTACACCAATATCCATAGAAGATTTAACTTTCATCTCAACTTCTGTCCGAATCTTACCAAGAGTAAGAGAAGGATCATAAATAACATCAAGCTGTCTCTTAGGATCTAGCTCACACGTTGTAGTAAGTCTTTTATGAAAATCTTCAAACTTTCTATGTTCTCGATACTCTGAAAGAAGCTCTTGACCGCGAGTAAAACGACCTGCCCACCATTCGGCTACTCGTTCCCACTCACTTACATTTAAATTTTTAGACCTGAGCCTACCTTGAGGTACTCCTGTAGCAATTGAGCACTGTCGTTGAAGAATAGACCTGGAGTCCATTTCAATAGTAAAGTATAAAGCAGATTTACCACTTTCATATACAGAGTTGGCTATATTTGCACAGGTAAGGGATTTCCCTGCGCCTCGGCGACCTCCTACTAAAATCAAATCCCGAGGGGAGAATTGGATTTGATCGTCGTATCGAGTATTCAAACCGAGGCGCAGGTACTTTCCAAGTTCTTCTTCTGCCTCAAACAGAGAAATACGTTGCATACTTTCCTGAGGCTCTTCGAGTTCTACTTTTTCTTCGACTCGAATAATGATGTCATGAAGGTGTTGTACACTCTCTTCTGCATCTTCAAAAGATATTGAATTTTCTACATAATCATCAAGTTCGCTCAAAATTTCCTTCTGAGTGAATTCATTCTTTAGATACTGTAGAAGAATGTAGGGGTCGGTATCAACCTCTACACTTTCAATAGCATATATCTTATCAAGAGTATTTGTGTCTCTTGTAGATAATTTAAGTTCGTCAAGTGATGGGAGTTTGTGGTAAGTTTCACAGTGCTTATCTACTACGGAAAATATAGTGTGATACTCTTTTGGCAAATAGTGCTTACGCACATAACTCCAGGTTTCAAAATCCTGAAGCGTAATAATTTGCTTAATGAGCGCACTAGCGACGTTCAACTATATCTCCCCAACGAACACGAAAAAGCTGGCCTTCCTAAGAAAGCCAGCTCACCTATAAATAGGTTTTACTCTGCGGCTTTTGCAGCTTTTGCAGCACCGTCATAGTCGGCAGCAGCCAAACCACGACGAGTCAGCATAGTCTTAACACCGCGAGCAGTTTTGCCAATAGCTTCGGCAATGGCCTCTACCGTCATGGCAGAGATGTCGCCCAAGTCTTCAAAAGGATCAGCTTTCGCAGAACCCTTAGTAGTCTCTTGACGCGGAATAGCGTCAATGTCACCAGAACGAAGAAGGCTCAAAGCCTTACCACGAATGCTGTTAACAGAACGGCCGAGAGCTTCAGCGATCTCTTCTACGAACTTGCCATCATTTACCATAGAAACAAAAGTTGCTTCTTCGGCATCTGAGTAAGTCTTAACTGACTCCACCTTGGGAGCAGGCTTGACATGAGCGGTAAGCTCCATAGAAAGAATTTTGCCTTGCAGTTGCTTGGCAGAGAACGCGCCATTTTCAAAATGGTCAGCGATTTGAGCATAAGTATACTCACCACTGTTTGACTCCAAGAAAGCAACGAGAGTTGATTCTTGAGCTTCAGTGAAAGACTTGGAAGCGCGGGCAGATGCCAGCTCTACTTCAAAGCCCATTTTACGCAGCTTAGAAGATACAGAACGAGTCGAAGTTTCGAGACGGTCCGCAGCTTCTGCTACAGTTTCTTGAGATACTGGAGACTCATTACCTACAAAAGAGGTGAGTTCTGCAGTACGCTCATCAGTCCACTTGGGAAGTGCCATATTTTTTCTCCAAAAAAGATTGTAAATCTGTAATGATAGTTATACCAGACTGGCTGGCTTGTTTAGTTTTTGACGATTCAATACCACTTTCGTTCACAAGAATTGTCACATCTTTAGTCAAATTAGGTTTTACTATAAAACCTGCTTCTGACAATGCTTCAGTTGCATCAGCTTTAGTTTTGAAACTCTTCAAACGTCCACTAATGCAAACAACGCCTGCAACTTTAAGGCCAGGACTACTTTCTTTGAACTTCATATCAAACGGTAGCGCACCGTCATAAAAGCAATAAAAGTGTCTATCTAGCCAATTGCATAGGCTCTCGGTAGCTTTTGGGCCCAATCCGGCACGCGTACAAGTGTCTGGTGTAATTTCAGTAATAGATTTAATAGTCTCAGACAGCTTCTTCGTTGCCGTTTTTCCGATTAGGGGAATACCAAAAGCAGGGAGTACCATATCAAGAGGGGCAGAAGCCGAGTTTTTTATTTCTTTGTACAGTTTAGTACCCAATTTATCTCCTAGACGATCGCAAATATACTCTAAAGAGATAGAATATATTTCGTCAAAATCTTCAACCTCTAGTTTCTCGATAGCGGCAGGGCCTAAGCCCTTAATCTTCAGAGTTTTTGCAAAATGTTCAATTTTCTTTGATTTTTGAGCTTCACATGACTCACTCTTACAATATAAGATGTGATTTATCCACTGAAGCGCAGACCCGCAGGACGGACAGTCCGTAGGGGGCACAATCTCTATGAACATTTTTAGTTCTCCGAAAAAGTTAAATATATTATACGAAAATATGAGATAAAAGTCAAGAACTATTTTTTGGAAGGTCTACCCGTCCTAAAATTCGAGGTATAATTTCTCCACTCCGAATTACTTCGACAGTGCATCCTATTTCTAGTTCTAGGGAGCGAATGTACTCAATGTTGTGTAGAGTTGCCCTGCTCACGAGAGCACCTTCCACTTCGACCGGATCAAGAATGGCAACTGGGCTGACTACACCTGATTTACCAACTTGCCACACAACATCGAGCAATTCTGTATGTACACCCTCTTTCTGCTCTTTAAGAGCAAAAGCGCCGCGAGGGTGATGAGCTGTATATCCCATTTTTTGAAAAGACTTCTGGTCATTAATACGGTACACCCAACCATCCGTAGGATAGTTAGAGTGGTCGAAGGTAGTAACAACATTAAAGCCTTCATGGGCCAATGCATTCATAGCATCAATGTAGTTTGAGTAGTCTTTTTCAAACTGCATGTCGTAAGCAACAAAGACTAAATCCCGGGCTCTTGCCCGAAATTCATGAATATCTTTGAGGTTTAGCGACCCCGAGGCGACGTTACGAGCATTGGGGACAGACGAGGGACAAACTACTTCGCCAGTAATCTGTACTTCTCCCTTCATGGGGATACTAACAGGAACCAGCTCTTCTAGTTTGAGGGTAATATCTCGGCCAAGATTACCGTCTCCTCGTGTCAATCCGAGTGCGAAGTGCCCATTTACATAAAGTAAAGAGACAGCAGCGCCATCCAACTTCGGAGTACGAATGTACTTTGAGTTGGGAGTAGGAATGTCATCTAAGCTAAAAACTTTTTGAAGTGAGTACATACGAAACATATGCGGAACACCATCAGTAACCTGATGACCAACAGCATTGTAGTTGTACTTTGCAACAATCGCGTCAAACTCTTCATCCGAAATAATAGGATACCCAGAGTAATAAGCACACGCTGCTTTTTCAATAAAATCTTTCATTTACTATCCTCACTCAGAACATATATTATACAGAAAAGAGAAAGAAAAGTCAAGAATTATTTTATATAAATGTCCTGGATAAGTTCAGAAAATTCTTCTTGAATAATCTTTTTACTTTCCGCTAGGCTTAATATTTCTACTAAGCCTCTAAATAGTTCTTTTGAATTATCCATGTCTAAAGGAAATGCAATTCCATCTGGTGTAGGGCACCACTCTTCGTCAAAACTTAAAAAATACTTGCGTAAATGAAGATATTCTACACCTCTAAAGGTTCCAACTGTTAGCCTTACTTGCGTTTCTTTTTCTTCATCGTAATGAATGATTTTTTCGTAAAGCTCTGGGGACGCGTAAAGTTCCATATCTACCTCTCGTTCTTCAAAACTGAAGAGAGTGGGATGATACTGGTTATATTCGCAGGTTTTAATAGGCGATAAGAGTCTGTGTCCCAACAAAACGTAAGCAACGTTTCGGAGGACTCTTTTGCTCTATTTTTCTTCGTTTGAATATATGGGGTAGAGAAGTCTAAAGTGCAAACATTATATTTTAGTTTATTGGACTTTTCGCTTCTGTACGTGATTATGGCATCCCCATATTCACGCAGTGTATTTGCTAAGTCTTCCTTTTTCATTATTACTCCTATACCAAGGTTAGCAAAGTTTTTTACTGCTCTAGGTTTTAGGTTGTAATACTGAAATGCAGAAAACCCCCGAAACAAAGTTTCGGAGGCTAATTAAAAATTAATTAACTTGCTGCGTTAACTGCGTTCAAAACAGTAGTAAAGTATTGAGCAGCTTTACCAGTTAGTTTTGAAATAACATCTTCGTCTACTTCTTGCCCAGCATCACTAATTGCAGCAATAAGCGCGTCTTGAGCAGCAGCTTTTGAAACTCGGCCCCCGCTACCACCATTCGAGGCTGGTTTGCTGCCACCAGAAGCGGGGCTCTTCTTTACATAGACACCAGCTTTAGTAAGAATCATACGAACACCGTTGGGAGATTCTTCCAGTTCGTCTGCAATGTCTTTAACAATTTCCATTGACGTTTCGGGAGTAGGGTCAGCTGCTTCATACATAGATACAGCCTGTGCCTTCTTATCGTCGTCCCATGCCATTTTGCGTTTCCTTCTAAGTTGTGTAAGTTTTGCGCCAGGACACGATCCTGTCGCGGCTAGTTGTGATAAATAAAATCGGTCGCCCATTGGTTCCCTCATCTTCAATACACATATTATACTTCTATTGAAGATGAAAGTCAAGAAATATTTTTAGATACGTGATAAATCAACTCCGTATTCTTGAAGGTGAGATAGCTTGCCTAAATCATACGCAAGCTGTGTTGCACTAAAGCCTCCGCCAGTGGAAGTAGTCCAACGCTCACTGTAGTCATCGTCTACTTTTTCAAGTACCCAAATATTGTATGCTTTGCTACCATACTTCTTTTCATAGTTTACATCTTTATAGCCTGGAAGCTCTGCTTGATAGTCTACTGATAATTCTGCCCGAATTATGGCAGGGCCATGATATTTGGCCGACCAGACTATTTCGCCTTCTTCGAACGATTCGGCCACACATTCTTCTGGTAAGTAATCGTACCGTCCGTCTTCTTTTTGAGGTACACCCACCCTTTCGATGATGCTTTTAACAAATCCGGGTGAACGATAAAGTCCTGAGGCAATTGCAGAGATGGGCTCGCCGGATAAGAATCCAGTAACCGCATCTGCCACTTCGGATTTTGTAGCTGCTCTTCCCCTATTTTGTGCTTTTCGTTTTTGTCGGTACTCTTGCGTTTCCAAAAAATCATCTATGATTTTCTGGAGTCGTGTTGTATTGTACGCTATATTCAGGATACCGCAAGCTTCCTTCTTTGTTATCGGGGAGGCCCCATCCTGCGCACTCAAGAGGGTTATCACTTTCTGTATATTGGTATCGGACAAGTTCTCTGACTCTTTCTTTTTGATCCTTCTCAATTTTTGCTATCTCCCTATTTAGATACCATACTGCTTTGCTTAAATCTTCTACTGGGTCTTGGCTTTTAACTCCAGCTCTCCAAATATATTTTATTGCATTACCCAAACAAAAATTCATATGTTCAGTAATTTGAATACACTCTACTCCACTCGGATGTGCACGATAGTGCGGTGGCTGATTTACTGTGTCTACCATTGGTTGTGCCTCTTGTCTTGAGATTGTACTAAGTATTCTACATACTTATCTGCCTGCTCTCTTGTGGGAAATTTTCCTACAGTTTGAAACTGTTCACCTTGCTCTGAAGTTACAACAACTCTCCAAAAGCTATGTTTTTCACCGTAGTGAGCTTCTATTATTTTATATTTTCTCATCAAACAAACTCTGTAACTGTTCTTCTCGCTCAAGACCTGCTAATTTATGGGCAATATGATACTCTTCACAAACCTTTTCAAAAGTATCCCACATAGTGTCAAATTTGATTTCGTACAATTCTTTTATGGCAAAATACTTGTTCATAAGGGCATCAGCTAATCTGCCGTCCATGCCTTCCCAATCAGGGCTTTCTACAAAATACTTAGTTACTCTTTCAATGTCGTCAGTAACATTCGCAAATTGTAGCATCTCTTGTTCTAAATCAAAAATTGAGTTACTCATCAGTTACTCCAAAATAACTTAGTGTAAGTTTAAACGCCTCTATATGCTTGGCCATTTCAATCAAATCTTCCTCTTTATCAGTAGAGAAAAAGCCCCCGCAGGTCTCGGTTTCTTCTCCGCGAGCTTTTAAATTATGCTTCATATCCGCAATTGTTTGCTTTAGGTTTTCTACAATTAAAAAATCTGCGGTATCAGAATTAATATCAATTTCAACTTTCATTTCGCTGTAATCCTCTTCTCATAGTCTGCAAGATCATCGTCCCACCAACTGGGTTTGGGTCTGTGAGACCAAATGGCAAAAGTAGCCTTGTCGAGATGATAATAGTCACGATAAGACTGTATAGGGTTATCATAGTCTTTGAGCACGTCCGGCATTGCCAGTCCGAAAGTGGTAAATCCAAGTCTTTCCATTTTGAGAGGCTCCGGTAGCTCGTTGATGACTGTGACTGATTTGTGTTGCTTTCCATAACGGTAGCGATATTCTTCTCCAAGAGCATTACCGTAGCAATGAGTCCACTCATAATTATCCAAAGAACTACGTGCCCATATAGTACAAGGATGATTGTACATCATAGGCAAGTAGGGAGTGAGTGGTCTGCTTTCAGGTGGTAGGTGTTTAATCTCCTTCTTCAAGGAGTTTAGGTAATCGGACTCTTGTTTTGTTAAAGCCCGGGGTATAAAACCTAGATGCACGTCTACCCAAATAGCTGTGCAGCATATCTGGGCAACTTCCAACGGCATTTTTACAATATGTTTGTCAACGTGAGCTTCTGCACACGCGTCTAAATCCTCATCGAGGTAAAAAAGATTCATAAGTCCTCCAATCAGCATATATTATACACTGATTGAAAAATAAAGTCAACATTTATTCTACAGGTATCTCAAAATGATGTGGATTCAATGTAGGGGTTCTGGGTGGATCATCATTTCTACAAATATCTATAAAACTATTTGTAAGATCTTCATAGAAATCTTTGGTTCCTCTTAAATCTTCAATGTGTGGAGCTCCTCCCCACATTATAGGCACTCCTATATGTTCGGCAGCATACTGCATACACTGTGCAACATCTCTATATGGCTCTATTTCTAGAATAGGTTTGCCTTCTAAAATAACTAATAGGTCTACTGCCATCCCATAAAAATGCGAAGAATGTACTCCGTCTTGAGTAGCTCCTTTAGAATATAACAGGTTATGCATTTTAGTTGTTCTTCTTCCTTCAATTACTTGAAACTCAATGTCTGACATACCAATTGCATGTTGAACCATTACAGCAAGTCTACTGTCAATAGTTTCGAGCATCCTCCAAGAAGAATCATTTAGAAAAAATATTTGGTCTTTATAAAGTGTAGAAGAATCAATTACTTCCATTACTAACATTCTCCAGTCTTGTCATGAGCCTTTCAGCTCGGTTAGGTACTTGTCGATACCACTTAGAATCTCTTCCTTCTTCTGCCGCCTGTCTCCAGTTGCGCTGAGAAAGTTGAAATCTCATTTTTGTAAAGTATGCTAATCTTGATGCCCCAAGATTAAAACACATATTTACCATTATACGTTGGACTTCCTCCGGCCAGTTGTGCCATTGTCCGAAAAGTCTTTCGCAGTCCTCAATGGCAGACTGAATGTCTCGAGCGAAGAGCTCTCGGCTTCTCTCAGCTGTAATGGCTGTCCCGGGAGGTTTTCCAAATTCTTCATCTTTTGCTGTGACCAAGTGTCCGACACCAATAGTAGGGTATCCCAAGTGGTCGAGATAGACCTCCAGAACTTCTCCTTCATCTGCTTTAATTTCTTCATATAATTTTTCACGATCCATGTTTACTCCTGTAATCCGTGATGGCTGCTTTAATTGCATCTTCCGCTAGTACACTACAGTGTATCTTCACAGGCGGGAGTGATAGTTCTTTAGCAATTTGGACATTGCTGATTTCTCCCGCTTCGTCAAGGGACTTTCCTCGAACCCATTCTGTGAGAAGTGATGAAGAAGCAATAGCACTGCCGCATCCGTAAGTTTTGAATTTAGCATCTTCAATAATTCCGTCGGGCGATACTCTGATTTGAAGTTGCATGACGTCTCCACACGCTGGAGCACCTGTGAGGCCTGTTCCGACATCTGGAGCATCTTTGTCAAGCTTTCCGACATTCCTGGGATTTTCATAATGATCTAGTACCTTTTCTGAATACATTTAAACCTCCTCGGCTACAACTCTACAGTTCGGCCAGTTCTGATTTACACTGCAATCAACTCTTTTAATTTCTACTGTAGCACATCCGCTAATCAACAATACGAATACCGCTACTCCTAGTCTCTTTCCTAAGTAAATCACTCGCTTTATACCTCCATACATTTGGTAGAAGCCCGTGTACCAGTAGTATAAGTGCTACTTTCCAGGCTCCTAACAAATGTTCGAAATAAGATTTATTTACCTCTTCGAGATGACTTCCAGTCTCCATACTTCATTCCTGCTACCATTATAATTGCTGCTACAAGTGAAAATAAAAATATTGCTTCTTCTGGGTTCATGTTCCTCCTCCCCACGGCCAATACCAAGAGAAGATTGCCGCTCCAAGAATTAAAAGCAGTACATATACATAAGGTTCAATCATTTATATCTCTCACAAAGATGCGATGGAGCACCTGCTGGATGTCTAATATCACAGTTTCTTTGTCTGGGCTCACATTGTACCATTGCAAGCAAACAAAATACTAATGCTGCTGTAAAAATCCACCCTTCCCAATCCACATTAGATTCCTCTTAAAAGGCCCGGGCTTGATACGACCCGGGCATAAAAGCTACACTAATTGAGATAAGCTCAACCAGATGCCAGAAGCTGCCCATATGGACAGTAAGTATATACCGTAGGTATTTAGCCTACGAAAAACTTCTTTATGCTGCATCTATAATTTCTATCCTTTTGGGCTTATCTTCTTCAGGAACATGCTCTACTAAACTTACACAAAGAAGTCCATTTTTCATAGATGCTTCTTCAAGTTCAATGTTGTTTCCAACCTTGAATACCCGAGTGAAAGTTTTGCCGCTTAGCCCTTTATAAAGATATGATTCATCTCCTTCTACTACTTGCTTTTGAGTTCCTTCAATTTTCAACTCATTTTTATGCAATGTAACTTCGATATCTTCCTTATCCCATCCCGGAACTGCGACCTCTACACGATAGCCAGTACTACCTACTCGCACAACATTGTAGCGAGGGTAGCCAGTCATGGGGGAGTTTGAAAAGAAATCTGGATGAAGATCAAGTCCCAAAAAGAACTTGTGAAAGTCGTTAATATTCAATAAATTTTGCTTTGTCATGGTTTTTCTCCTGTGCCCTTTCGGTACACGCTTTGCATCCTTTTCAGTAATGCAGTTTAAAAAGGGGCCGAAGCCCCACTTCATCAAGAGGAGCAAACTGCTCCGTCTTCCGATGCGTTGAACTTCGCGTCACCGCATCCATATTTTCCATCATTATTAGTATCACAAGCACGTTGCCATGAGATCATATTAAACGTGAGACCTTCATGCCAAGGCTTATATGCTACACACCATTCGTGTGAGCCAACAACCATGTCGTCTGTACCATCGGGATCGGGCACATAGTCACGCTTTGTCCAAGGCTTTTGAACACGAAAAAAAGTGTCTTTGTTTTTCATAAGCTGACGCTTAAACAAAGCACTGTTCGGCGTACTGATATAAATTTCTTGATTCTCTTCCAAAGTGTAGGTAGAGCCATCATCATAGTTAAT